TGTGCCAATATATTCGGTGGCTATAACAAAACACACTTTATCTACAAGAGCTATTCCATTGCATAGATCATTGGAATATCCTTTATTAGACCAATTTTCTTTTGTATAAATCCTCCATCTACATGTTGGATGTATATGCCTTTATTGATTATAAGCGAGGGATTTACCCCCCTCCCTATTTGAAATCTTCGTCTCATGATTTTTTGTTTGCAAGATAGCAATAATTGACAACATAAAAGAAACCGGTTCCCTATCATCTCTGACTGAGAACCGGTAAGAAAACAATTTCAGAAAAAAATTAAACCTACATAATCTTTCAAGTAAGAACAAAAAACGTACAATCTACTCTTTGACGATGCCAATATAACATATTGGAATCATACAAAAACAATGCAAGTCCGATATTCTTTGTCTATTTGTAACTAACGTCATCGTCTCCTTCCGAATCAGGAGTAGCGCCGATGAAGAACATCATTGACTTGTTGTTTGTCTGCTGCCACCAATTATAGGCGCGCGCTACGTCTTCCGGCGTCTTGATATTATACCATTGTTTGATAAACGTCTGTTTGGCGAGTTGCCTAAATAACTTAGACTCTCCTTTGTATGTGCCGGATGTTACTTCATCAAGTGAATAATTCCTAAGATCGGTAAGATCCTTCAGTTTCCGCCCCATAACAAACGGATCGTTAATGATATCTACCACGTTAAGCTCCATAATAAACGGCATCTGTGAAGCTATTTCGTTTATGGTTCTGAATCCAACGTAAGATCCAAATTGAGTAAGCCAACTTTCTTCGTTTTCATCATCATCACGCCATCCGGCAAGAAGCATGGATACGGCTTGCATGATAAGGAACGTGCCGGCATAGACACTGAGGCGTTTGAGATTAGTTTTCTCTACCTCATCCATATTGTCTTTATTTTCGTTCCAGGCATCTATGATGTTTTTCATACCAGACTCGGAAGCCAGGCTAAATGTTTTGGCTATCATATTCTTTAACGTAATTGACAACCCTTCCTCTTCTTGCATTGTCTGGAAATTGAAGCCACGTCTTTTCCACAGACGTTGAGCCGCCAGCACCAACCACCCTCGGTGGGCGGTCATGAACCTGGCTATCCAGTTGCGCGATGCGGCAGTTCGGTTTTCTTCATTCAAAGATCCGTTACATATCTGCGACAAGCTACGGACTTGATTCCTGGTTATAGCCATCTGGGTTTCTACTTCCTCAACAGTAACACCCGATCCTGGCTTTACAACCACCTTCCCATCCACGACGTCTACCATACTCCATAAAGTACGATCTTTTAATGCATTCCATTCTCTTTTTATGGTACTCTGTTCTTTATTACGTTCTTTTTCCATCTTGAAATCTTGGAACGTGTAGAACCGGCCTTTGTAATAACGAACATTGTCCATAGTAGCAATCATAACCTGCGGATCAAGAGGGTAGTTCAGGATTTCCATAAAAGCATACATAGGCGAACGCATTAAGGTCCTGGCCGCTCTATTGTATCCGGCACCATACATACGATTTCGGATATTGAATATCCCCATTCTCTCACCTATGACATATAATTTGCTTTTCCTATCTATGTCTCCGGTTTCTGCTATACAAGACGGAGCAAGGCGTGAAAATTCAGCCGATGCGTATTTAAGGGAGTCTTTGCTTATATACTGTCCTACGGCAGATTCCATGATGAGGTTGATATGACCTGTTAAGGCGCCGGTAGCTGCCACAAACGGAGACAGTGCCAAGTTCATGACCGACATAAATCTTTCAACAGCCATCATAATTCTTGTAAGGTCTACCGTATATCCTCCGATGTTCACCGTAAGTTTTTTGGTGTTCATCCTAATGCCATAATAATGATCGTTGAAGAAGTCCCTAAACATCTGATATGCTTGAGTCGCTTCAGCTTTCTTCCCGCCTTCAAATTGCTTATTCAGCAACATCTGCTCCAGTCCTTGAGCGAGCTCTATAGACTTCTGCTTTTCGTTGTATAACGATGACTGCATCATAAGCATCGAATAAGAGTAGCCAAAATCGTGAGATACATCATCTTGGTTCTCCAATTCATATATGTAGTATTTAGGTATAGACCTAAGTCTATCTTCCGGATCATATACTTCTCCTTGCCTGGTTTTACCGTATAGAGAATCGTCTACTCTGTCCAGGCACAGATCTGATACAAAATTACGAACCGTATTTTTGAAGTTAATACCCAATCCTTCCATACGTTCTATGTCTTGTTTTGATATCTGTGGAATAGCATACAGGTTCGGGCTCTGCTCTTTGTATAGATCAAGGGATTGTCTTTTTATTTCCTTGAGTTTTTGAATCATATTCCACTGCTCTACGTTTTTAGTAGCAACTTCATTACCGTCAGCATCATACTTGATACCAAAGTCATTGAAATACGATTCGTCACGATACAGGCTTTTCTTAGGCATGCGATGACCATACCCATGATCTTTTACATAATCAGGATTACGGCCGCTATTTTCGGCTTCAGATTCAGCCACCCATGCCCTTGCAGGATCGAAAGACAGGTACGATATGTCCATGCCATAATCTTGGGTGGATGTACCGTTTTGTACGTCCTTAACCATCTGCGCCACATCTATCTCACCTCGACCGATTTTGTCGATCATAGCCGCATATCCGGTAGGAGCCATGCGTTTATAGTACGAAAAAACCTGGCTCCTGGCAAATTCATTAACAATAGCATTGGCCTCTTCTATGCCCTCTTCCCTTGTATTATTTAAAAATAAGCTGGCCATCTTAGCATTAACAGCATTCCTAAAATCTCTACCGTCTAATTCTTTGCTTATACCAAGCTTTTCTGACAGGTAGTTGGTTTCAGATACGGTAAACAAATATCGGTTATCAGCAGCCTTAAACAGCTTATCCCTTAAAGCCTGAATCCTTCTTGCTTTCTTCGCCGTAGTATGACGTTGTACGAACTTCCATTCCACTTCCTTGGAGTCAGCAAGAGCATTTAAATAAGACTGATTTACTTCGTTTTCAGCCTTACTGCTTTTAGTAAGGTACTTATCAATATCTTCAAGACCCACCATCTTAACATAATCTATCAAAATAGCGTAATCGGCTTCAATAGCTTCAGATGCGGCCCTAAAAGCATCTCTTTCAGATGAGGTAAATGTCGCTTCGTTAATCTCTCCGATATCAGCCACATCGCGATTGTTTCCGATTATTTCCTTGATAATGGCCTTATTTTTTTCTATATCTTTCACAATAGAATCCACGTCAGTCGCATCTCTATCACTTGTCGTAGAACTAATGATATCATGCGCCATTTTGAGATACGAAGCCTTGTTATTTGATTCGGTACGCGCTGACTGTTCCGATTCTATATCATTCCAAAACCGATCGTTGAATGACAGGTGACCACCCAACATAAGCGTTCTCAATGCAGCTTCCCCTCCTGACTCGCTCTGAATCGCTCTCAATTTTTGCAAAAACGATTCTGATACGGCATTAGTAACATTATTTGATTCCTTTCTCCAAACTTCATTTATAGCTTGTATTTCTTTGGCCATCTTAAGTTGGTCGCCGGTTTTTTCCACTCTCCTGGTTCCTACATATATGTATTCTGAAGCTGCTTCCTTACGTTGTTTACGAAGCAGTCCTTCTTCTTCGTAATTGCTGCTTTTAAAATAGGCAACTTCATCAAAATTACCACCGCTATCAATAAAAGGCTGCCTCAATATCCGTTTTTGCCGGGATAGAGCATTAAGGTATTCTTTGGTTGTTTGAGAAACCGGATGCCCTAATTCTTCTTCAGCCTTTTTGTATATGGATTCCATTCTTGTGGCATAACTTTCGCTAAATTCCAGTTCCGAATTTTCAGCATCCCACTTTTCCATCTGCTCTGTATAGATCTTTTCCTGCTCGATGGTAAAAATATCGGTATTAACTCTATCAGACGATGGTTTGAATTTAGCGTTTTCAGTAACCGTATTTCCATCCTTGTCAACTACTTCTCTTTTAAATACGTAATTACGGTTATTGTCAACCACATCACCAATTTCTTCTTCTGATATCTCTATGTTCATGGCAGTCGCAAACGCTCGCATCTGCGCCAGCTTCTTATTACGATCGTATTTAGCCATATCAAGAGCACTACGAAGGTAATTAGAAGTTTTGCTGTCTACTTTCTGAAGCAGTTTTTCAAATTCAGATTTGTTAAAACCATGCTTTTTCGCATATGCCAGGAAGTCGGATATGGCGGGCTGGGCATTCACCATCGCATTGTAATTGTCTTTGGCAATCATAGCTCCAAGAGCGTTATTGAACGGACTGGAAGAATGCTCTAATATACCAAACCACCTACTTATCCAAGAAACATCGTGTTGAACCTTGTCGAAAAATTCTTTTACTCTCTTTACCTTATCTGCCGGCACATGAAGTTCGTTCATTAACTTATCAAGCAACGTACTTTCATCAAGGTCTTGTACTGATTTAATATCAGACTGAATACCATTGATGTCGGCAATGACGGTATTGATCCTATTTGTATAATCCTGCTTTTCACGTTCATCAAATTCGGTACTTCTGTTACGGATATATCCTCGAAGATCGTTCATGATCGGAAGAACCTGATTGTTGATAATATCTACGTTCTTTCGATCATTGGTATTGAAGTGAAGCTTACCGTCTTTGGTATCACCATGAAGGATGATGTTCACCACATTACTTAAGTATCTGACCTGAGCTTCGGCTGTGGAGATCATGCTGTTCATGGCAGCCGCCATCTCATTCTTGTCTATTTCGGTCTCTACTTTATTTATCTTATCTTCTATGGTCTTAAGCTGCGCAAGGGTCATAGACGTAGTTACAGCCCTATCAGAGCTTATCTGACGTAAGTCTCTTAATGTTTTCCTTAATGCCCGGATTTTAGACTCAAGAAACTTGTTCTTGTTCATAGAAGAAAGGGAATATAATGTAAAGTCATTATCCTTTAACAGAGAGGTGTCAAATCCTTTATCTATGTCAGTAATGGCAAGATCACGAATGTTTTTAATAACGTTATTCAAATCTTGTCTTTGGGTTGATAAAGCTGATTTAAGCCAGCTTACGATTCCAGAGAGAAGCTGCCGGACGCGCCCCAGGAAGGAGGTGGGCTCTACCGGCGCCTGTGCTGTGCCGGTCTGCATCTCCCTGGCGAGGATCTTTCCAAGAATTTCTCTCCTAACAGCATTATCAAGCTCAGCTCCTTCATATACCTTACCGTATGTATTATAATACTGACCTGCATATTGGTTCCACTCTTCCGTACCTTCTACATCTTGCAGAACAGCCTCAACAGCATTCTGATCTCTGTATGCCTCTACAAGGAAGTGGGCTGTTTCTTCTACTAAATCAGATAAAGTAGCATCTTCACCAACTGCTATTACGTTATTGGCAATATCCGCCAATGCCTTAGCAGAAGGTTCATGCCCGTATTTGGTTTGGTACTTCTCTATATAGTCGGTCATACCTATGACACTAACGCCCAGCGTTTTCAGTATCTCGACAATAGAATTTCGTTGGTCACGTTCCTGCCTGCTATAATCTGATACGATCTTAGCTTTAGCATCAGCATAAAGATCGTTGTCTTCTAATATGAATGAAACTACAAGCGCATCAAAATGATCGTACTTAGCATCCAATTCATTGTATCTTCCTGACTTGAGATCGTTCTTTATCTGTTCCCTACTAACCCTTTCCGTCCCTCCGGTAGCGAGTCTCATAGTTACCTTACTATTATCCAACGAGCTTATGGTTATCATACCCTGGTCGTTCATGGAAACATCTGAACCAAAATGATTACGGAGCTCGGTGTAGGATAAGGCTGAATTGAAAAGTCTAATTTGTCCTGTATGACCTTCTCCTGTAAGATAATAGCTTCTTGTTTCAGGATCGAATATCTTAGATCCTGACAAAAGACCTTTCTTTATAAGGTAGTTAATTATCCCGCCTTTCGTTGATAAAGAAGTAGAAGCAGAAGCGGTCATGACCGGTATAAAAGACTTGGGATTATTAAGAACATACTTTCCAGCCTTGTAAGTAATGTCTGCCACGCCATCCACGGTAGATTCTTGAACGGTGCCGGATAAGAATCCTATTCTAATATCATTCCCGCCAGAGCGAAGAGCTTCTCCGTAATCTTCAAATAATTGATTACGATCGTTCATGAAAAACAAACGAGGCTCTCCGGTCTGATACGTTACACCCACAGGATTAGAATCTGTTTCTGGTAACTCCTCTGGGCTAAATATCTTAAGACCGTCTTTTATAACCATATAATTAACACCCTTATCCTGTACCATAGATACGGGAGTGAAGTCCGAAGATATAGCATCTTGTAGATACTGCCCGGCGTCTATTCCCGGTCCTTCCGGTACGGAAATACTTGACGGAACCATAGCATCCACCAACATAATATTATCACCCAGATCTTGGCTGTAGAATCCAAAGCCCGATTCTTGAATCCCATAAGGTGCATCTGATTTTGACACAAGAACAGGGTTACTCATCTTAGAAGCCTTATCCAGCACCCTTTCTATATAGGCTTCTGGGATAAGATCGATGTTGGATTTTACCTTATTATAAGCCTGTTTGTTGATAGGCACTCTCTTTCTCCAGTCGCCAAAAGCCTTTAAGAACTTATTAGAAAATACGGTTTTAAAAACAGTAGTAGCCCGTTCCCTATTCTCCATAAGGGGAACAGATGCTATTTTATCAAACAACATAGACCTGTCCCCTGATCTGGTAGAGACAGAAACAACTTTCTTTTTATTATCTCTTTTAATAATACACGTTGATGTCATAGTAAAACATTTTTGTTATGAGACAAAGGTAGTTAAAAATCAAGCATATCATAGAAAATAAAGCCATCTAACTTCTCAGTCTAATGGCTTAAAAATAATATGAAAAAAAATTATAATCTGACGAAAAATCGTCAAGTTCAGCTTACATGTAATGCATGTACCCATCTCGGTGTATAAACCTTCCCGATTCAAAGCGCTCAATATCTTCAGGGCAAATAGAGCCCGAATCCTCTCTCCTGGCTTCAAACCAAAGCCCCGGCTTACGAATTAGGCAAGTTATGATATAATTGAAGCAATTGTGCGTAAAATGGAAAACAGATCCTACAGGGAAATACCTATCAGCTTGAAATACGATTCTTTTTCGTTTAGTATCAAACGTGATATCTCCTACTATCTTAGCCACGTAATAGCTTCTGCCATTTAACGTTTCATCTGTTTGTGGTATCCAATAATAACCTCTTGCCATGCCACAAATATATAAAAAAAAAATCGGACAAGATATATGTCCGACTTTATATTACTTTGATTCGTTTTCAAACCGCTTTATAATAGAAGCAATATCATCACCACAAATAAACATCATTCGACGTTCTTCTTTTGGTTTATGAGACACTGGAATGGTTTTGTTTATCTTAATCTGATTCGCCAGACCTCTACCTAAACGAATATCAACTTTTTTACCTTTCATGAATTATTTGTTTAAACAGACCAATTCCATCTATTATAATATGACCGCTTTGCATACGACCATTATTAGGATTGTGTAGAAAATTGAAACCACTTTCTTTTTCCTGTCTTTCAAAAGAACTGATATCCTTTCCTCTACGGGCTCTTTCAAAAGCTTTCTTGAACAACTTGCCTCTAAAGGTCTTGACGAGGATCTTGGTAGCGTTATTGCCGACTCTTACCATTGCTTTCCTTGCCTGGTCCTACGAGACAAAACTGCTTCGGAAAATATACGATGCTGCTGCTTGTATGTCCTGCTTGGTAATCATATGATAAACATTTCTTTCAGAATACTGATCTTTATTCCGTATATCAATTTCATCTCATCTCTATCATATACGTCAAAAAAGGATTCACTGGGGTCCTTTGGATTTACGTTCAATTGAATTATGCAATTACCAGTATAAACCTTAAGCCTATAATTATCGGAGTATATATTCTGCGCAGTAATCTACTGATGCTTCTAACACAGACTTGATATGCTCTACTATCCTCGTGGCATCATCATGTTTTAAGAAATTCTTGAATCCCTCAACGAATTTAATATCTTCTTCGATTGTTGATTCGAACTCTTCTTTTGTCATTACTCTAACCACATCTTTAAAATCTTTTAATTGATTTGTTTTAAATTAATTGTTACTATACTTTCTTTATCCTACAATACAAACCCCACAAAAACTCAGCGGAGAAACTATCCCATACATTATTCTTCTGCCAAAGTTCTACTTTGTTAACAAACCAAGACCATGTGGGACCCTCATATGAAGAATCAGATGATGATCCCAATCCGATTTTCTCCATTTCATTCGCCACATCAGAATAAGGATCTAAATCGACTCCCCTAATCATGTTAATAATATCATCCTTGTCTAACGTAAATTGAAACCGCTCCTTGTTAGTAGGCGGATCTTGATTCAATTTACCAGTCGCAAGCCATTCTCCATCATGATACAATTCGGCAAGTTTCTTTACCTTATTTTTAAGAAAAGAATACTCTTGTGTGACTTCTATAAAATCAGCTTCGTTAGCTTCACCCTCTATGAAGATAACGGTTTTGCTTCCAGGTCTATGATCGTCTAAGCTTGCCGGGATCCCCAATATCGTCCATCCTTTAAACTCAGCTATCTTAAAACGCATGACGTCAAATACCTTCCGAAATATGCGATTCTAACCACGATATTTACAATATTTTAATTTATTTTGCTAAAACATTCATATAACATGGCACATCTACCACATCTCTTCTACGAAGTCCCTTATCAAAATAGGAAACCATATAAGTATTTTTACCTTCGTGATCAGGCCTGGGATCAAAACATTCAAAAACGAATCTTGTTATACCTTCCAAATGACCAAGCATGAAAACAAATTCGCCACTGTATCTTTTATTAGCCAATTCTTCTACAGTCATAATCTGTCCCCTCCTAATCCTGAATTGATGCTAACGTACTTAACACGGACATCATTTCCACGTCCAAGCTGACCCCAGCCGGGCGAAGGCGTTCCCTTGGCCGGAGCAGGGACAGCCCTAAGCCGAGACCAGTCCTGCTTTTGCCTCATGGCTTCAGCCTCTTTGTAATACCGGTTACACAGTTCTTGATCTTCGTAACCAACGTAATCTTCCTTATTTTCCATATAGAATACTTTTTCAACAAAAGTACGACATTCATGAATTAATTAGATTTAAAATAAAACAATATGAATTAAAATAAAAACCCGATACGTTAAAATCGAATCGGGCCTGGTATTAAAAAAAATAGGTTCAGATCTTTGGTAGAGATTCGAGCCAATTTTTAACATCTTTAGGTAATTATATACAACTTTACACCACAAATACGCCAATTTGTTTTCATATATAAATAATAATTTTATAAATAATAATTTCTATATTTGTGTCATGAGATTAGTCGAACAACATACGATCAAACCAAGTTCTGTTTATTACAATGAACTTTATGATCTATTGCATAAGTGTAAAAACTTATACAATAAAGGGTTATATGTTGTTAGACAGTATTATTTTCAATACAAGGATGATAATACTGTAAAGTATAAGTACCTAAACTACTATTCTCTTGAAAAGAAGTTAAGAACAGAAAATGATGTTGACTATCGTGCTTTACCAGCACCGGTTGCTCAACAAGGGTGGTTTGTTTCCTGCTGTTTTTGCAACAAATGCTTTTTCTCAAAAATGGATAAAACAAGGCATTGTTAAGTTACCAAAGCAATTTTCTTTCACCACAAGAACCAATAAACAAAATATTCAACAACTTAGATTCATTCCTAAGAATGGGTATATTGTTCTTGAAATAGTTTACAACAAGAAGGAAAAGAATCTTATGTCAGATAATGGAAACTATCTTGGCATCGACATAGGATTAGATAATTTAGCATCTTGTGTTTCTAACAACGGTTCTTGTTTTATCATCAATGGTAGACCACTAAAGTCTATTAACCAATATTATAACAAAAGGTTAGCATTCTTAAAATCTAAGTTAAAAGACAATAAACAGATTTCAAAACAAATAAGGTCATTAACCGACAAAAGGAATAACAAGATCAAAGACTATCTGCATAAAGCAAGTAGAATATTGGTTAATCATGTAGTTTCCAATGGTATTAATACGATCATAATCGGTCATAACAAATGCTGGAAACAAGAGATCAATATCGGAAAACGAAATAATCAGAACTTTGTATCTATTCCTTTTAATATGTTTATTTCAATGATATCTTATAAAGCAACATTAGAAGGAATAAATGTTAAGATCGTTGAAGAATCTTATACTTCAAAATGTAGCTTTTTAGATAATGAACGGATTTGCAAACATGAATCTTACAAAGGAAGAAGGATTAAACGAGGATTGTTTAAAACCTCTTCTGGTAAGACAATTAATGCTGATATCAATGGTGCTTTTAACATCATCCGTAAATCGGAAAAAGAATCCTTTGATGTAACGATGTTACCAGAAGGTAGAGGGTTTTGGTGTAACCCGGTACGAATTTCCGTATAAATGTGTATTACTTTACGCTTTTGGTGTAAAGTGGTATATAATCACCTTCTTTTAAAACACTACCTGTAAATAAACTTAAGCAAACTTGCCATATTTTAGAAACACATTTTTGAGTTTTCCTTTTATGCCATTGAGGGTCACTTCGTATCCAGATCCTGTCATGTAGATAGTTTGTTGATTAACTCTTTCACCAGAATATTTATCAACAAAATAAGATCTATATACTCCATATCCTTTAGCTACAACATTACTATATAGTTCCCATTTTCCAAGACCGTTTCTAAACATAAACTTAGCTTCTTCAAGAAATGATCGAAGATTCTTTTCGGCGATGATGATTCCATTCTGTTCTAACTTTTTAGCAATATCACGAATCAACCACATATTATTATGGGCTACCTTCCTAAAAGACTCGGCAAATTCCACATCAGGCTTATGCTCTTCTATTGTTTTCAAAGCTTGTTGCTTCTCTGCCTCTGCCTGCGACTTTTCAGCTATAGCTCTTTGGGCAGCTTCGTACTGATCAGCCCAGGCCCTTGCTGCCTCTGCTGGATTGGAAAAATCAGGAACCAAAATCCCCTTGCCGCCTGGACTTGTTTTGTATCCTCCTGTTTTACGAATAGAAGGAAGAACCTCAGATGTTACCCATTTCTTAAATTTCTTTGCTGAATCAAGCTTAGATGATAATATCAAGCTATAAACACCTGACTCGTTGATTATCATTACTTTAGAATTATTTATTCTGCTTTTCCCATTTTGGGTAAAGCGCTCTAAATCAGTGAGTAATATCCTGTCGATATCTTCTTCATCAACATGAGCAGAAACAGCTTTAGAAGCATTTGAATAACCAAGGGCTGATGCTATATCACTACCCACGAACCAAGGCTGATCGTTTATAACCATGACACGAATTTCTCCAAAATCTGAACTTTCAAAAACAGAAACTTTATCCATAATAAAAAAAATAGGCCCAAAAGAGAATGTCAGATTCCACTATGACAAACCCTAATGAGCCAAAAATATCTTTCAACATCAAACAACCAGAGGTGGGATCTCGTTGTTCATTGTTTCTGGAACAGAGATAGGAACAGGATCTTAAATAGCAAATATTTTAATACTTTTTAAATCAAACCAGGGCCCGCATCACTGCGAACCCTGATCTACACTAATATAAACTAATACCATGAAAAACTTAAATGTTATTAAAATTACTCATTTTATTTATTAGATTCAATCTTATATTACAAAATATTTAATCTAACTGGATTAAACACAAATCCACTATCGATTATCTTTTTGATAAAAGAATCACCGATTACTTTTCTTGCTATCCCAATAGCTCCATTGATATCTGCATTGATTAACTTTCCAACTGAACTTTGGAACAATCCACGTTTCTCCCTTTTTCCTAAGTAGGATTCCTGTTTCTTTAGAGGTTCAAAAGCAAGATGATCGATCTTTGATGTATAAGATTCTTCATGAATAACAACGTTAATTCCTAAAAGCTTCGCTTTGTAAACAATCTTATCTATTAACTTTGAATGAGGAATAAAAACAAAATGTTGATTATTTCGTTTACCAATATTTATCTTGTTTTTCCATTCTTTGTTTAATCCAATGATGATTGTTCCTATATTGTTAGATTTACAAAAGTCTACAATGTATCTACTGATCTTATGCAACTTATCTTCTATCCAACAGTTTCGTAATAAAGTAATCCTTTTAATCTTATTTGAAGTTCCCTTATTACCAACAAAAGACATCAACTTAGCCTTCTTCTTATTGTACCACTGATTTACTGATTTTATAACCCGTCCGTTTATAATGAAAGAACTGATTTCCACATTACTAATACATGAACATAAATTATTCAATCCTAAATCAATCGAAAGAAAATTGTCTTTATCTAAACTAAGATCAGTTTCCTTTCTTTCATAAACTACCTCTACTACATAGCAGGTGGCTTGAGGTATGATTCTAACTTGTTTTAATTCATCTTTCTTTATATTCGTTTTGATCGGTTTAATTGTGTTTTTGACAAAATGGATATAACCATCATCTTTTATCCTGCAATCACAATTAGTAAAAACAAAAATGTTTTGTTTTTTACCTCGTTTGTATGAAGGAAGATGTGGACGATGATTACCGTATTTTGAAGGATTCTTTTCAAAATCTTTCTTGAGTTTCATCCAGGATTTTATGTTTTTAAATACCTGTTTAATCACCTGCTGTGAAACATGATTAGGTAAATTCCTGAAGTCAAATTGGTTTTCTTTACAAAGTTTGCTTGAAAGCTCAAACTCTTTAAGATAGTTACCAGAAAAAATTCCTTGACGAATATTGTAAAGAACATAATTATACAACAAACCTGATTTGAGGCAAATATCCTCAAACCGATTGTCTTTAACTATATGTCTTTCAACGAGTTTCATTTTAATTATTTATATAACAAATATGATCATTATTAATAAAATAAACAAATAGTTTGACTATCTAAAAACTAAAGAACACACAAATGTATGAAAACACATGCTTTTCACAAAGAATCCGTATCCTGTTCTTTGGTATGGTTAAGTACATGGGATATAGTTCTGATACTTAATCCGGTTTGATTTTGTATCAGATTATAAATATAGGATTTTGAAACTACAGTTCTTAATTGACCTAAATCATTCATAATGTTTTTATACATAAGATGAATGCTGTTGTTACGTTTAATGGTACTGATTCTCATTTCCTACTGTTATTAGTTACGTTCGGTTCTTACTTTTTCCTTATTTCCATAATCCCTTCCTGAAACTAATATTGCAAACTTAATAAAAATAATTCATAAACAATGAAAATCTAACTTTTCTTGTATGTTATTGATATACGTACATATATGAGAAAAGTGAGACTTTCACAAGCCTCACTTCCCAAATTATAACTATGAAAAAACTATATATATGTACAAAAATTACCTGCATTCTAATTTGTTAAGATCATCCAATTCAGACTTGCTTACGATCATATCTTGCGTCAGGCCAGATCTGTTTTGGTATGGAGCGTAATCGGTTTCTACCGTCTTAACCTTCTGAGTAGAATCGTATTTCACCTCCGATTCGGTTCCTGTCAGATTTTGGTAGATAGAGCCGGAACTACTTTCGCTTACTTTAGACCATATCTTATTACCTACTCTTATAAAATTATCATAAATACCTTCGGCTGTTATAACACCATCTTGCTCTACGATATTAGGACCCGATTTTTCTTTTAACAGATACGGGTGCCTGGTGTAAAAATAATGTTCAAAATCATTATCGGCATACGAAGGGTCATACCTATCCAAATAAAACAATTTTGATAAAGAAGGATCGGTGCTGGTCATGCTATAATCAAACAACATCAACCTGTCTTTTCCAGATAAAGATAATTCTATTGATTTCAGAATATCAGGATCATCAGAAATAAGGCCCAAAGATGAACCAGGTTTGAAGTCAAGATACTTATAGGCATTATCATATAATTTTGTTTTATGGAGTTTGTTGTCAAGGTAAGATTGGTATAAATCGAATAAGGATAATGGGTTTTCGCTATCTTGTTTTTTGTTCATGTATCGACTATACTCCCGATCCATATCCGCGTAAGAAATGTCAAGTACCGCCGGGTGCCCAAACGCCATCCTGGTCATTATCATGTCCTCTGTGTTTTGAGAATCCATGAACGATCTGACGTATTTTTTAATGGAATCCATGAGCGTATTATTATCTACGTTCCGTACTTTCTCTTTATCCAAAACGCCGTTCTTAAAACAAGATTCAGGATATATTTTAGTAGAAAAATGAGTTAGGTTGTGCTTGGCTAATACTGTTGATATTTGATACATCTCGTTAAGATCATCTTTGCTGATCCTTTGATATAGATTATCTCCTACCTTAAGCAATGAATGTTTCTCAAATGCCTCTACTGGGTCTATATCGGATTCAGAATAAACGATATTCAAATTATCCATATACTCCGGTAATAATCCAAAATAATAATCTGTGCTATCACCAAGAATATCATCTATAGAAGATGCCAGCGTTGGAGCATAATTTACATCATTATGCCTGGCCACATAAATATCAAGATCCAGCATCAAATTATCTATCTTATTCAAAGATTCTTCTGTGCCATCATAAGTTTCCGATGTCCCTATTATATCTATGCCAAACCACGTACAAGCCTCTTCTATATCCCATATCATGCTTCTTAAGTCGGATTCGGTGTCGGCATTAGCCCTATGTAAATAAGCTGATATACGAGCTCTTAGGAACTCTATTTTGCCAGGATTGTAATAAGACAGATCTTGTAGCTTAGACAAGGATCTTCTCTTGCCTTCTACCACATCATCCCCTTCTATGTTTATTACCGGAATCTTATTCGTAGATGAGAACTCATCAAACATAGATTCGGCAAATTCTTTATCAGAAACGAATTTCTCAACCAGTTCAGGGTATGAGTTTCTCAACGATTCAAAAGCAGATGAAAATTCAGAAAAGTTTTTTATGCCGGCTACTGTTTTGCCCATAGCCCAATAAAGCTCAGAAGGATTATATGGTACTTTTTTACCAAATTGGTTAAACACTCCCTCCTTGTAAACAATAGGACCATACTGATAGTCAACAGACATAAAATAATTATCCTTTTCCCTATCATGTTCGTTAATAGAATAATCTATTAACTTTCTCATGGAAGTCGAAACCTCATTTAAAACAGAAGGATCGGATAAAATACGACTTATCTCTGTTTCATCATACAAACCGGATCTCCTTAATTTCTGCTCATTCAGTATCAAACTGCCATCTACATAAAAATCGAAGAGAATAGCATTAGACAATGAAGACGCATTAAAAAAATAATGAGTAGACAAAAGGAAATCCCTTACATCCTTAATGTCCTGAGCCGTTAAAGGATCAGCAAAATAAGTCTGACGCTTCATATACGACAGCACGTCTTCTAAAAGAGGTTCGCCATTGGGATCGGTATTAAACATCTCCCCTGGAGCCGGGTTATTCCAATGACCATAATACGACAAAAAACCAGGAGTGTAAGCCTTAGCCCATACCTGAAGGGCCCGCTCGCTGTTTCCTAATACTTTTAAAGCACTTTCGTAAAGAACGGAAGGCTCCCCGTTAGGAGCCTTAACCCGTTTTATTTCATTTTCCTTTTTTTCTATCTGACATTTGACACCCATTATAATTAACTTTTTTGCAAAGTTAATTATAAAACCGACTTATACAATGACGGATCCCAAATTCCTTCTATATAAATCTCCGGAAAACTCAAACTGCCATCACGAAGAGTGGTGACTTCCAAGCTGGGAATGTTGAAAACAGTACTGGTATCACCAAACTCACCATTCAACTTGATAGCATTTCCGCTGTTATTAGCCTCATAATAAAAATAACAATAATTTTCATTAATGCTTGGATCATATTCGTACCAATATGTTAGATCTTGTATATGATCTTCTATGTTACCAATTTTGTTTTCACCTAATATAAAAATACCATTATTGCTATGATTATAAACCATAGATTCATAACCACCATAATTCCAATTACTATTAAACATTATGTAACTAACATCAGAATCATGATCTTTTAATACAGGTCCTATATGTATATGAATTTTATTAAACTGACATACATAAGGTCTTTTTCCTCCAAGCCTTTTTATATCTTCATTGGATAACTTATTATAACATCCTCCCACGAAATTATCCGCAGCATTAAAAAATCTCCTTCTCATACTCAACACTCCTTATTTAACTCATTTATCGAATCCGAATTATCAGACCCTTCTACGAGATTCTTATTCCTATCTATCTCTTCCTGGCTCATATTACTCATCATATTTTGTATTTTTCTACCAGATTGAGATAAAGAGCGGATGAATGCACTGGAACTTATCTTAACTCCAAGATCCGGTTTTGCCCTAAACGCTTCACCGGTACTGATATTATACAAATCATACACACCTGAGTTCATATAGAATTTATATATCCAGTTTCCACCAGCTTTTTTGTACCCTAATTTGGTTAACTCGACTACACTCATACCAAATTTAATGCCATTACGACCCATTATCTTCTCAGGTATCTGTTCTACCTTAGCCGGAACAGATGTATATGCTTCATCACCGCCGTACAGAAAATAAGGGGTTGTTACCCTTGATATGTGAGTAAGCGGTTCTTCGGATATACGAGGTTCGTCTTTTTCTATTTCTCCTTTTGTATATCCAGGTAATTCGACATTTCCTTTAACTTCGACATTTGTTCTGGATTGTCCTTTGCCTTCTCCATCTCCCTTTTTATCGCCATCTTCCTCAGCGCGTACTGCACCGCCTTCTGCACTTCCTTCTTTTCCATCATTTAAAATATTATCTGATTCTGACTCTATAGACTCCACAACAGCATCATACTCTGGTATGCCGCTAAGGAAATCTGCTACGTTATTCAAAAACTCTATTTTTCCCTCGTTTGTCATATCAAGGCTTTCCACGGGCTCCCATATGGCAGGCAAGTTGTTTGATTCTATTGCAGTAGAAACATCTTCTATAGTTTGGTTATCCACCGTAGGCAAAACTTTAGAAACCAAACTATTGATATCAGATTCCATTTTTTCTACTTCCTCTTTTGTGCCATATTCTTTTAGGGTATCCATGCCATTGACTCTAAGAGAATAATTCAAAGCCTTACTCGGAACAAAATTAATATATTTCAAAAAGTTTTCCAACTCTGATATAATTTGTTCATCAGATCTTGGCCCAACATAATCCACCACCACCTGATCTGTTTGAGAACGAAGCCAAGAAACGTATTCTTCTAAAGTCTTACCACCTTTACTGGAAGGAGTGGATATCTTATCACCTACTGTTCCTTTAGGTTCTAATCCCATTTCCTCCTTAAGGCTTTTAGGATTACCTCTCTCACGAAGAAACCTCAAGTCACCTCCTACAATCTTCCTTGCTATAAAATCAAAAATATTAGCATAAGGCGGCAATCCCTCTTTTTCTATATGAGATTCTATTTCGTTTAACATAAGAGAGAAGTTTTTCCTGGAGGTACGCTTCTTGCCAGGTAAAGACTGCGCAGCTTGTGCCGCAGGAGCTGGTTGAGCCGGTGGCGCCGGCTGAGTCCCCCGGACAGCTCCTTCCTCTGGCATTTCCTCTTCATAAACATCCACATCTTCTTTAGAAGTAACGGTCTTACCCTCATCAGAGAAAGGAAGATCATCCTCTATAAGTGATTTAGGCCTGGAAGATGATTTACCAAACTGGATCCTGATCTTAGGAGCAACAAACATCTCACCTTCGAAATCTATTCCAGATTCTACTTCAGACGTCACAATGTCTTTCACGCTCCTACTTCCATCTTCTACCCACTTAACAACATCAGGAACCGTAGATAATTTCTCTATAGCCTCACGAGCTTTTCTAAGCCCTGAAATAGGATTCAAATACGATACTTGATACGAAGCCGGATCAAGGTCTAACTTGGTTAGATACGCATTAAGATCTTGTATATCATCTTGACCCATCTGTAGCAATTCAGAATCACCAGATTCAAGCAGCATATCTATAAAAGACATCCATTTCTGCCCTTCCTCTGATTCTACAGAACGTAGGCTAACTGGGAAAAGATAATTAAGACCGTTTTTACCTTTGATGACAACTACCGGAACTCTTACATTTTTGTAATTATTCCCCTTGTCATTTAATATAGAATAAGCAAATGGGAAGCCTGTGTATTTAGATCCGTTCTTAAGCACGACTTTGCCATTTAATACATATCCGACATCAGATACTTTTTCAGCACCTTTTTCGGTAATAGGGAGATTTTCTACCTGGCCATATCCTTGACCGTTCACCTTCATGTTAAACACCGGTCTTCCGGGAAGGGTCTGGGCAACAACATGCGTGCCGACGCCGACGGTAGCCGACCGGCCGGCGTCCTTCTTCCACTTGTTGAAAGCCGTTCTTCTTATCTTACTTATACCATCTATGCCTCCTGTATCAGCTTTTACAACAGAAACGAATCTGTTCCCACTCATAACCTTAATAACCATATTGGATACCAGCTTATTTTCAGCAGATTCTATTTTATTTCTATCGCCGGACTGAACAGCGTTATTGTATTCGGTAAAAAGAGACTGATTATAGGTATCATTTACATCTATTTCGAGATTCACCTTATCTCCTTTTTTCAAAGAAGATAATGCTTCCTGATCTATTTTATCTACTTCATTCTCTCCGAATCCGACACCTGTTCTGTACGGAACCAACTCATCTGAATCAAGACGCTTATAAACCAAAGAATATGAATTACCCACGTCCTGAATAGACACGTCTGTGTAGCGATTAAGAACACGAGCCGATTCTTTATCTATAGACCATCTCGCATGATAAGGTAATTCCATTATAGTAGCCGTTTCTCCACCTATGTTAAGAGAATACCTTTTAGTACCATTAGCGTTCGTTTCAGAGCTTATTTGAATAGGAACCAATGATTTTATAGAAGATATAAATTTATCGGCTCTAAGACCCGCAATTTCATACCTTTCGTTGCCATCGTTGGATATTCTTCTAACCATCAACGTCTCTGGATTCTGGGCACTATCTATGTTAGCTCCCGGCGTATTATCGGATTCGTCTAACTCATTTACAAGAGAATCTATATTAGCATCATCCTCCCCAAAATTACTTAACGTAGATTCGGAAATACGACCTTTATCAATAATCCTGTTTTGTTCGATATAAGGAAGGAGATCTGTGATGTTTCCAACTTGGCCAAGATCTTCTATGGTAAATACCGAATCAGCAAGCTTATCTTCATCAACTTTCTCCCCTTTGTCCCGTCTGTTCATTATATCCACATACGAAGAAATAGCATCATCAAGTTCCTGCCTTTGATCTGGTTCCAAATTTGATTTAGCCATATCAATAATGATATTATTATCCTCATACACAGATCGAGGTTCAGTAAGTCTCTTAACTTTATCTGATAAATCTTTTATCATCTTAGCCGGACTATCACCAAGATTTGATATATAATCATCAATATCCTGTTTATACTTTTCATATATCTCCTTCTCCCTTGGAGATAAAAGATCTTGATTACCTGTATATATCTTATCTACGATACGTTCTTTAACCTCTATAGGTGCAGACAAAAGATCTTCCATTGCCGACTCATAATCAAAATCAGACAATATATCTTCTTTCGGCTTCTGAGTTATACCATCGTTTAGATGACCAAATACTTTCATGGTAAATGCTTCATCTGAATTTATTTCTCCATTATTCAGAAGCTCATCTATTTTTTCATCCAAACTGATATTATTATCCTCTGTCTGGTAAAAACGATCACTTTCTATAGATTTAGTATTAGAAGATACCATATCATTTAAGAACTTAGAAAATAAAGAAAAATCATGTCTCATGAATTTCTTATCCTGTATGGAGTTCATAAATGACCGTAAAACCTTATATTGGGTAATGGCTTGCTGGTATTTCACCACCATATTTCTTAAATCCTCTGCTTCTTTCTTCCCTTTATTATTCTCAATATAAGTACTTAAAGAAGCTACAGAGTCATAAGCTTTCAATATATCTTCAGCAGTTATTGTTTCGGATTTAAACAACTCAAAAGCTAATACTCCAGGATCAAAAGAATAAAATACTTCTTTATAACTACTAAGAAGATCTTCTGACAACCTTCTATATTCCTTATTAAGATTATCGTATTTAATAGTTTTTTGTTTTATAGCCTCTGCTTCGATATCATTGCCATCCTCTACTCTTCTTGGAGTTGTAGCCAACCTTTCTATTTCAGCATTCAGATCATTGATCTCATTACGCAATTCCCTTAACTGATTAGCTGTATCAAAAGCTTGACTTGATAATGAATAAAACGTATTTATATCATCAAACAAATTATTGTCATTTACATAATCAGCAATATCATTTGATACTTCCATTGCCATATCCTCTGCATCCAACCCCTTAAACACAGCATTAGCAACATTAGATCGATAAAGATCAGATGAAGTCTCAGCAGTAATAACCTCAGCAAAAGAAGAAGCTTTTTTATAATTGGCTAACTTCTTATCAAAATCTTTTATAATATCTTCCTTGTATTTTTTAACAGTTTCTTCATCTACTTTCATTTCAGAAGCCAACTCACTTTCGTCAAGGCTTTTAACCATTGACCTGAAATTGTTAGCCGTATCCTCTAACATTCCCATTCTGTCAGATAATTCAAATTTAGAATAATAATCTGATTCAGGATCATTCATTTGAGCATTAAATTCGGCTAAATTTCGCATAGAGTCTTTTACAGATTGAGAAGTAAAAGCATTATTACTATTAAATTCCTCAACATCAGTATTAATAGTACGCTCTTTATTTCTCCTTTCATATAAACCAAAAGCACCATTTCTGGCTCCAAATAAACCACCAATCAGGGCTCCTATGCCAATCTCTTTCAATCCTTCTTTGGTTGTAAATTGTTCAGCTATGGCCTTAGAAAAAGAATCAACTATAGAAGACGTAGCATCAAGATACGTCTTATCATATCTTGATCTAATAAAATCTTCCCCCATGCGCTGAGCAACACCTTGCATGCCTTCCTCCCATACACCTTCAGATATGGGTCTTTTAGATACATTCCAAACAGTAGCTAAGGATTTCTGGAATAAATTTGCTTTTATCGTCTGTAATCTTCCAGCATCACCCGCTACCTTCTTAGTCCCTAATCCAAACAAATAGCGATCTACAAAACTCTTTGATTCCCTATATGTGTTTGATACACCCTTTAATCCAGGTATGTATTTAGAAGCAAAACCAGTGTCTACTCCAAGATATTTTCCCAGAAGAAGATAATTGGATAATCCAACTATACCCATATTAGCTAAAAATATGCTATTTGCCGTATCGGAAATAGAACTCTTAAATTCAGCCGTCTCAGACTGATTAGGATTCCGACCATACATATTTTTAAAATATTCCTTGTATTTACTTTCAGAGTCTTTCATGAAGGACTGAGCCTCCACGGCAGACTCCCAGCCGGCGCCCACGAACGTATTTACTCCTACCTTGGCCATATTACCTATAGCCCTGCCGTACATCGCTCCTGCTCTATACGCTCCAAAAGCTGATTTTACAGCACTTGCCGCAATCTTAGACGCCGCCATCTTCCCGGCCACTCTCATCCCTACTTTAGCGCCAATAGCTCCAAGACTTGACACGCCCAACCCACCTGTAAAGTAGACAGACAGAAGAGCTCCTGCCATAAACGATAGACCATTTCCAATAACATCATTAAAAATAAAATTTGCAGTTCCAAGACTCTGCAAAAATCCCATATCACGCTCTTCTCTTGTATAATAATGAGGAAGAGAGTGGTTTATTCTTTCATCTATATCATTTATGGTCCGTATAAAATCATTGTCAAATGCAGAAGATAACGTACCAGTCTTTATAAGATTATACGCAGCCGGGATAATACCTACTACTCCTGATACACCATATAATGCTGTTTTTGTGACAAATTTCCCCATACCATTAACAGCCTTATCCCAAGTAGTTTGCCTTCTTCCGTAATAATCTTCATTATCCCTTCCTGGCATATAACTTTTAAACTTTGCAAGACCGATGTTCCCATCGGATAAAAAGTCATATGCTTCATCTAACTTAATAGTTCTTCCTTTACCAAATACACCAAAATCAACAGCAGATGACTGTTGATCACCAGCTATAACCTCACCATAAGACGTTCGTTTACCAGAATAAGTATTCCTTGATTTATCTTGAATAGATTTTATCATGGAATTTAACTTATTATAAGACTCCTCTTTCTTCTTTCTTGGATCATCTCCACCATTCAGAGCCGATTTTAGTCCAGAAAAAGATGTGTCTACATCAAAAGAAGTATCTATTCCGCTAATATCAGACCCTTTTTCTGAATCATCATCAGGATTTATGGCTGATACCGGGGGAGTATATGAACCTACTTTCATCCTCTCCATCTCTCTTTTTGCTCCCTCAATAAGAGAAGATTCTTCTTCATATCGCGTAGGAACTCCGGCATTATACCCTCTTAATCCAGTAGATGATAAGAAACCTGATTTCTCTACCAATGTCTGTTCCTTATTTTCCATATATTATTCCCTATTTACACTATTCAACAACTTCATCAACTTGCCGTTTTTATTCAAAGACGTAGGCAAATTACCTCCTTCTTTTGCTGTCACCATATCCTTAATCTCTTCTGTTATGGCTGGCCCAACAAAATCAACTATTTTTTTCTGAGGCGCAACAGCAAGTTCTTTAGACACATTATCCGCAAACCATACATTAGGAGTATCAAACGAATCTATTAACTCAGGTTTACCATTCTCCATAAGATAAAGCCTTGTCTCATATCCATAACCGTAACTTGTCTTAGGATCATAACCTTCAACCTTTACACCAAGCTTTCCGCTGTTATCCAATATATCTTTAGCTGCATTAAGAAGCCAAACCTTTTGTTCTGGCATATCATCTAAATTATTACCAGATTCATTTATCATATCTGATAACACTTTCATCATTGAAGATACAGAAGCATAAGCGGGTGATATACCTGAATTTTCAAGCATCTTCGGATACCACATATTAGTATCACTTCCAAATGTAGGTCTTATAATACCACTTTCATATCCACCTATATCGACAGAAGGAGTATTAACACCAGGATCTATACCATTGTTTATCAACTCTGTTTCAGACACCTCAACAATATCTGTCTCTCCTCTTTTACCGGTATGATTAGCGACCAAACTGTAAGTCTTCTCTCCATTGTCGGCTATTCCCGATTCTGTCAAAGAAAATGATTCAATGGTTGCCGATGATGATTTATATTTACCAACAGGATGCTCTGCCATTTTCTTAGTAAATAGATCCCTGAGAACCCCCATCTCTCTATAACCAGCCTCCTTGGAGGTTAATTTGGTTGAATACGTTACTGTATTAGGTGAATACAGTTCGAGATATTCTTTACGTATCTCATTTATAGCATCATCCTGAACCTTAGTTATTTGATTAGCCATATTAATATCAGTTACCGCATAGTATCCAGCACCTTCCATTTCACTAATAGAGTACAGTGTATTAAAAAACACATTTTCTTCACCATCCGAGAAACTATTTTTTACATCATCGTATTTTTTTAAGAAATACCTGCCACTTTTGCTATCCCTCTCAAATACTTTAGATAAATCAATGCCATCATTTTTCACCCTCTTTCTTATAGTAACTATATCAACAGGCGAGAATCCTTTTCCATAATATCTTACTCCAGATTCTACATCGCCGACTGTACCTCTATTTTTTCTTAAAATATCATTAAGGGATAACGCTGTAGCATAGGCTATATATTCTTCGGGTTTACCTCCTTCCTTCTGCGCGATCGCATTTGCTATTTCAGATACAATATTATCATAAATCTTATTCTCCTTCTTAATTCTATCATTCTCTATATCCATCTTGTCTACAGCGCTATTAAGCTGCATATAAGCATCTGTGGCAGCTTTTCTCTCTGCCATAGGTAGCTTGTCAAACATATCATTAGAGAGACCTCCATTGTCCTTTATATACTTAAGAAGTTTTTCTTCATCCATAAGATACTTGTATCCTGATGTTTCATCCGTCATATTTCTTGATATGGCAGCTTGAATATTTTTCATGTTTTCAGCACCAAGGGCTGTAGATAGTCTACTTCCGGATGTTACAAGATCTGTATATGCCTTATTAAACTTCTTATGAGTTTCTTCTGATATGCTAATATTTTTAGTTTCGATAGGATTAGCTGAAATAGTTCCACCAGAGTTTGTGCCAACGCCCACCTGCATGGCTCGGCTTCCAGCTCTGCCGCCTGCCGCTCCTGCACCAGAGGACATAAGTTTTGCTATTCTGGCTTCATTAAGCCTATTCTGCATCTTCAGACGTTCTTCGTCTAATCCAAATCTGGCTTCATCCTTATTCTTACCATATTCAAACTCTGCAATATTCCTATTTCTTTCATATTCAAATTCTATCTTCCATTTTTCGAAATTCAAATTAGCTAATCTTTCCCTCTGATTATATTCTTTGGTTTTCCAGTAAAGCTCGTCGGCTTTGATTATGAAAGACGAATTATCATAAGCATATGAAGCAGCAGCATTATTAATAAAATTATTTTCAATAACATTCATCGCTCCAAGATACGGATCGTAAGTCCTTTCATCCATTCTGCTAAATTCAGATTTCATGGAAGCTATTTCAGATTTGGCTCTCTTTATTTCATTTTCAACCATTTCTTTCTTTGCAGGATCAGAACCCAAACCGGAAAGATCGGCAGTAAGAGCATCAACATACCTCTGCTTATCACTTATCTGCTTATTCATAAAACCAAGAACAGAATCATACGAATATAAAGAGGGATTAGAGTCTACCATGTAAATAGCCTCCACCTGCATCTGCTGCCTTGCTTTATCTGATAACCCTGACAATGCGAAAGAAGCTATCTGTTCAGGAGTAAGCATATCCTCAGTTACTTCTTGTACTGCCCCGGTAGGATGACCATCCTTGTCAAGAATAGGAATCTGAACTTTAGCTCCTTTATGAAGCTTGCTTATAAAATCTATCCTATCTTTTAATTCCTTATTATAATCAGTATAAGGAGTATATTGAAGAGGAGCAAGACGGGAACCAGCCTTTCCATCATTCACCCATTCATTATACGGCTTTAAAGCCGCATAAGCATTCGCAGCAGAATAAAGTTCTGGATTATTTATTTGTAAATCAGATAGCATTTTATGCATTCTCCTGCCTTCTTTTGTGCCGGCAATCGCGTTAATGACCGTATCATCCAACACTGAACTGATCTCTCCTTGTATAGCTCTCGTAACACCATCAGAAGAAAGATCCACGCCTTTGAATTTTTGATTGATGTTAGCAATCACACCTGACATCTTATCTTCCATATAAGCGCGGGCTTCAGGCTTATCTATCTCTTGACCCATAAGATAATCTACCTGGGTATAGATCTTTTCACGAGCAGCATCAACCTTCTGCTGTTTGTACATCATGACGTCCTTAACAAGATCTATGTTGTAAGGACTAACATACGGGGCATATTGCCTTAAAATACTATACTGTGAAGCCACTATTTGGTCCTCCTTCTTCTTTTATTTTCGTCATCTTCTTCATTTAAACTTCTCAAGTAAGGTGTAGAATAATCACCCATATTCATCACATCCTGATTACCTTGAACGTAAATAATTTGGCCACTTGGAAGCATTCTCATATTCGGAGCTATGGAAGCTATGGTATTCAACGATGTACGAACATTGAACTTATTCTGTATTTCGCTGTTTATGCTATCATAATAACGAGCAAGATTTTCATCCCTTATAGCCATAGCCTTCAATAACCCAGATTCATAACGTTGCCTTTCCGCTATGTTCTTATCGTCTGTCTGAACATAAGCCATTTCATTGAATCTATCAGCTTCGTTTATTTGCCTTGCGTTATTGAAATTTACTTCGTTAATGTACTTGGCTATATTGCTTCCGGCTATGGCGTTCATATTAGCCAGAATAGCAGAGCGCTGGGAGTCGGGCACGTCACCTACTGCGTCCAACTGAGCCGATGTCGCGCGGTTGAGCTCGTTGATATACTGATCAGCAGATTGCAGAACCGGATCTATTCTCGGAGCCTGATGCCTTTCCAATCCCTCTATCTCCAAGCCTGTATCGAGCGTTCTCAGCATCTCCGGGAAGATAGGACCGAACGCCGCCGGTCTGCCCTGTCCTTTAGGTCCGTTGTCTTCAACCACCTCCTCTGTATCGGTGTCGGTTGCAGTCGTAGGCGTACTTGCTTTCGGTTTTACCTCTATCCTTCCAGGAGATCCAATCTTAGGCGGTGTAAGGCCTGGTGCTATGGGACCGGCCTCAATAGGCTTCATTTCTGGTTTAACAGACTCAAGAACGAAGTCTATTTCCGGCATTAACCCACTATCTCTTAAAGCAACAAACTTATTATAATCGGAGCCCAGAATCTTCTTAGCGGCATCAGATTTATCACCAAATAAGTCAACATAATTCTTTATTCCTTTTTCGTTTAACAATCTTTTTTGCTCTGCCGAAACAACGTCCAACCCATAATAAGAACGAGTAGCTGTTGTCTGACCAAACTTATCATCTACGGCAAATGAATTATAAGCCTGATTCCCTCCGTAGCTTCCGGCGTCCTGGCCCCAGAATCCGTATTCATCTCTGAATTTCTTGGCTGCATCAGCATTCGTAATAGCGCCTACATCAGCTAACGCCCACAATGCATTTAATTGCCTGTTGTATCCTTTCTGGAAACCTTCTGTATCAAAATCACCATCCGTATTGTACTTGTTAGCCCATCGGTTTACGTCGAGCAAATTAGATACCGCCTTATCATTTACCCTGCCGTATCCTAAATTGCTTCTATGTTGGAGATTCTGGTTGGCATTGACACTGGAATCAGGATTAAGAATCTGCTCACGACCACTAACATCAGATACAGTCATATTAAGAGTTCGTCCAAATAACTGATTGATAAGCTTATTGTAGCCGATAGCATTCTTTCTAAGCTCCTCCAGCTCCTTCTGAGTAGGTCCACCTTCAGCCATTTTTCTGGTTTGCTTAACATACTCGTCATATATCCAGTTCTTAGCATCTGATTCTGCAATATTAAAAGCCTTAGCTTGTTTCTTTACCTGATTCAGATCAACAACCCCGCCATCCCTGAAAAAAGCATCCATCTTCTCGTTACGCTTAGATTCTTCCTGTTTGCCATAAACGATTTCAGCGAAAGAACGAAATTGTGCTTCAAGCTCGTCTATCTCTTTCTGGTTTTCATTGACGTACTTGGAAAGAATAGAAGCATTAAGATTAGATGTGTTTTTGTCTTTTACATCTTCATTTTTCTCTAATCTCTTATATACACGCTCCTGATCTTCGTACTTATCAGACAAACCAATCTTCTTCTTATATCGATCAAGGAGTGTAGCGTATGTATCTTTTGACGTTGCCTTAATACCATAATTTTCTCTAACGTAAGAGGCAAACTCATCATCTATCTTACGATAATCGGAAACAATATAAGCCTCTGGCAAATCAACCGGAGTGCCACCATTTTCATGTCTGTTCCCTTTGGCTTCCATAGGCCCTACGGAGTCAGGAGTCAGCACGTACTCGCCTTTCTCTATCTCTACATTCGCAGCATCTTCCATAGACTTGGGAAGAGGATAAATATATTCGCCGGTCATATCAGACGTATCTATCTTCTGACCGTTACCTAAATTCACGCCACCACCTTCACGTTCCCACTTGATGAATTGCTGCCGGCGCTCCTTGGCAAGTTTTTCCCTCGCTGCCTGCTCGTCTCTGCTGGCTGCATACGCAGCAGATGAAGCTCCCATGATATTACGGGTAAGACCTAATCCTAAACTAACACCAGACAAGGTAGCTTGAGCCACATTAGCACCGATCTTATTACCGGCTCTTATCCGGCCAAGACTTGTACCGAACATTTGAGCTCTGCCGGTTAGATCGGGTGAATAATATGGGGTAGTCATAGGATCAAGAGGATTACCATCTTGGGAACGTTTTTCTTTAGAGGAATCAGCATCAACACCACCTACATTCATTGCATTATCAACGACTGATTTCTCTACGTTTTTAACCATACCCCTATTATCAGCGAGATATCCTGCATATCCTGCATCATGATTTTCAAAAAACGGATCGGATGTAGGCATACTACTAAATGGATTTATCTCCCCCTCCTCTGTTTCTAAAATCACATCAGAAGGCATATATATATTCTGAATATCAGATTCACCCCATTTATTAACAGGCGTTCCATAATCAAGAATAGGCTGAGTAGAGGATACATTAATATCCTGTTTCTTATCCTGAACACTACCGCCAGGAGCGAATATCGGACGATTTTTTATGATTCGTAATTTCATACTATCTTTTTTCACAAAGATAAGAGAAACGAACGAGAAAATCCAACGGAATCGAATCCATTTAAAAATCAAGATGATAGAGGTGGAGCCTCTTTGGTTATAGGAGCGTTGACAGCCTTTTCTTTCTTCTTGTACAACTTGAGAACTTTCCTGTATATAGATAACACAACCGGGCTCTGGATTTTCTTCATAGCCTTAGCAATAACATCTGATGATAAGACAGACATCACCACCGCATTGAGGAACGAACGAACAGAATTGTATTTCCCATCAAATCGCTTTAATAACCTAATCCTAAATGATCTATAGAGATAAGAATCAGACAATTCCTTGAGACCGTTATTCTTGAGCCTTCTATTTAAAAATGCAACAGCTTTCTCCGAGAAGCACATTCGATTTTTACCTTGTTTATCTGTTACATGTGAAAACCAGGACCATGCCGTGCTTGGGTGTTTGGCAATCCTATCAGCAAAGCTATCCAATATGTTGGTTCTGAGATCTCTTTTATGAGCATGGCAAGCGGCTATCTTCTCATTTCTACTAAGAGCTCCATTAAGACATCTAAATGTGGTACGTTCTTTTCCAATGAAATATTCAGGATGCTCTTCTGCGAATTGAGCCCTAAAAGACTGATATCCACCCTTTCTCATCAAGTCTATCTGAGACCTAACATAAAACCTAACACACTTTTCTTCAGCTTCTTGAACTTTCTTGCTACGAGGATTACAAAGACGACCAAAACGACGGTAGTCATAAACCATAGCCTCTACAAAATCATTGTACGGGAAATAACGACCAAATCCGTAGTTCCAGACCATGAAGCAACGCACACGATCCTTCCAGTAGTCGGTGATGACAAAGTATTTACCAACCCTTTGTTTCTCATCAACTTTGTACCACCTATCAAATCTCCCGTTATAAAATAGATTAAAATACTTTAAATTGCCTAAACATTGACCGGCTGGTCTGCGTACTACATTATAGCCTAACTGATTGTGATTATTATAGATAACCTCAAGGGGTGAAACCGCCTCCTTTTTAAGGAGTGATTTGTGAAGCTTGTCGCAATATGTCATTTCTACTATCTTTGCCATTGGTTGTTTTTTTTGTGCAAATATACGAAAAGTTTTCATACTGACGGTAAAGAAATTGCACGACCCTGTATCCGGTTTGAGAAAAATAGGATACAGGGATTTTTGTTTCATATAGGCATGGTAAACGTAACCGATTCGTACCGTACCCGTAAGTCACTGAACATCAGTGGTGGGACAAGTTATCTAAAGGTATAATAGGATAAATGAATTTCCCCTATTATATATTCCATTCATACTCCATTCAGTCGTATTCATTTTATATATTTATATGTTATTCATATTTTTTAAATATAAATACTGTTTTAAATATACTTTTATAGTTTCGGAATCGAATCGACCGAAGGGAGTGAGATTTCGAAACAATTAATAATTTATCATTACGACTATTTACTTTTTAGCCTGATTGATATTAAAAGTGATTGAGTATATCGACCGGAGGGAGATATACGAAAGAACGAAAATATATTTTTATATTTTCAATATCTATATAAAGCGATTGAAACCGAATCGACCGAAGGGAGTGAGGTTGAGAGAAGCGATAACAGTTTCACGAGTAGCCACGAGATAAGCAGGCAGGCGGGTAGGAGAGGCCGTCGTGTGTTGTGAGGCAGGATAGCGTTAGCCCAAGCGTAGGTTCGGATCATTAGCTCGTATCATTGCAAATTGTAATCGTTACGAAGTATAAAAAAGCCGGATTATCTTGATATCGTTCTTCAACCTTTGGTATCCGCATAACGAGTCTCAAATCCGGCTTCGCTTTATTAATATGAGAAATAAAATAATTGTTCTAATTATCAGTGACGCCTTTAATGCGAAGCTGTATATTGGGAAGCACGGCATTAATCAAAGCCATTTTCTTATCCTCTTCGCTTTCTTTTTCATGCTGTTTATACATCATGCTGTAATCACTGTCCTTTTTCCCGTCTAACGTCAGTAAATGATTTATGATGTCCTTACCATACGTTTCAGTCCATGTACGGAATCTCTCTTCCTCGGACTGTTCCTCCTGGGACGGGGCTTCCGGGTTAGGGAGGGCGGCTGCCACTTCTACCTCTGGAAGTGTTACTGATGCTGCTATTTCAGCATCATCTCCGAATCCCATTTGACCATACGAAGATACGGGATTTTCTTCAATATCCAAACCAAGATTTTTAGCAACCTCCATAGCATAGTTATAACGGTCATCGTTTCGTATCACGCTTTTATGAGGACGTCCTGCTCCTTGGTTCCAAGCTACTACAGCATCTTTAAGGTTATCGGCGTTCATAAAATCCTGCCGGCTGTAGTTGTAATACCCTGGTCCTTCTTTTCCTTTTCTTGTGTATAAGAAATTAGAATATCCGGTTTTCCCTTCGTATTCGTCAGCCAAGAACTCAAGTTGGTCTTTGAATGTGGGTGTAGAATGACCTTTCTTTTTGGCATGCTTGAATAACTTATCCATGCGTTCATTATGCCATTGCTGTATGCCGTATGATGTTCTATTGTCTCCATATATGTCATCTTTAAGACCGGATTCAGCCATGAGATTACCTATGATAGCAAGCGCCTGTATCTTGGACATACCTCTCTTATTAGTAAAGTATTCATATGCTTCACGCTGCTTGCCAATTACTCCACCTTCTTTCATCTTACTTACATCATCTACTACACCTAATGTTGATATAATAGGATTTGCAATATCAAGTACATCATCTACCCTATTCCCATATCTTCCCATAAAAGACATATTCCTTATCACATTCGTTCCTCCTATTGCCTCGGCGGCTCCACCAAGTATGCCGGCGTAGTTAAAAGTATTATCTCCTTCTGGATCTAAGGCAATCTGGCTTCCGTCAACACCCACATTAGACAATCCAGCTATGGTTTGTATTTTGCTACTTTCTGCTATTGTCTTAAGAATCGGCATCAACCTTAATCCCATTTTGTTATATAATCTGAGCATTCCTGGTGTAGAAGAAGCAACGTCCGCAAGTGTAAGCAAAGATTCGGCCATTAACTTATAAGGGTAAGCATCCTCCCTGCTCTTGTTCTCCCTCTCTTCTTTAGCATCATCAATTCCCTCTTTTACCTTATCTATATCTATGGAATCTAAAAGATTATTTATAATAGCTCCTATTTCTTCCCCGTTTCCATCTTTGGATATTATCAAATTTCCTATTTCACTATTTGAAAACCCGGCTATTCTTCTAAATTCGTCCTCATCAATTTCACCTTTTTCAAGATCTGAATGAGCTTGTTCAAGTAATCTCCTCCTCTTTTCTTGCCACTCCCCATTGTCATCTTGTCTTTTTATAACCTCATCTCTCTTGTCTGGATTGCTCCACCAATACTTAGCTTCTCCACCTTCTTCGTATTTCCTTACAAACCTTTTAGGTAAAGCCTTGTCATTATTTCGAAGCACACTACCTTTCTTAGGATCGTATTTGATACGTTCCCTTATTCTAAGAGGGACATCCCTTTCCGGTATGATGTCTTCCGCTATCTTCTTTCGACTAAAATCATAATCATCCTTCACATCTAACATACCGGCATCAGGATCCCATCTTACACTGAAATTCTTCAACGCACCTAATCCGGAAGCTTCGTTTACTTTTTCAAAATTGTCACCATATACTTCTTCTCTAAATGGACTTACACCTTCATTTACTAAAATCCATTTTCCTGGATTTTCAAATATATTTTTATTTAGTTTATCAAGGACCTTCTTATAATCTCTTATTTTTCGTTTACTTTTTTCATCAGCATCCTTATATGCCTCGTCAAGCATGTTGTTTATATATTCTTTATCTAATAAAGATTGTATCAAAATGGCTTGTTCTTGAGGCAATCCCACGTACTGAGCATTATCATCATCATCATCAAAACGATACTTGCTTGCCGGCAGCCTACTTATATCTCCGTCAGTGTAAGCCTTCCACATTTTTTCTTCAAAATCTGTGGCTGTATCTTCCCCTGATCGCTCCCTATTAGGATCCAACATTCGTTTTACAGTAGGAATAAAATCGGCAATCAAACTAATAGGATCAGTGTCTAATATTGGATTAACGGATTCATACCACTTATCAGGATCAGCGTTATTGGATATGCCAACTGATTTCATATTCGAATCAGATACCCTGACCTTATTTCCGTCATATCCTCTACCCACATAACCTGTATAACCATATTTAGCTTCCACATGGCGAGCGTCTTCGTATTTTGGATCATCAGTACCTTCTCCTACAGATTTGTCCTCTACGGGCTTGTTTTCAACCAGGACGTAGTTACTGTCGTCATCCACCGTCCAAGGCTGGTCTGTCGGCGTAGAGAACACACGGCGTTCGAAGGCCCGGCGCTTCTTCTGGCCTTCCATGTCGTCTTTCCATTCGTCATGATTTATTTCCTTAACCGCCTTATCAAAATCTCCTTCTTTAAGATATTTGAATAGCATAGGACTTTTCATATAAGTATCAGCACCGGCATTGTAGTATAAACTGAAAAGAGCATCACGCTGATTATTATTTAAACTATCAAAGTTTGGAGTAAGTTTCCTAAACTCAGGAACGAACGTATTTACTACGCCTGCAAATTCTTTGTCCGCCTGCTCTTCCGTTATACCCTTCTTGTATTTTTTAAGAAGGTGAGGCAAGTTAAATCCGTATCCGACAGTAATATTTCCTTCACCATCGTCATACGGTTTTGACCTAAATTTTTCCCACGACTTCAAATATTTAAGAATATTTTCTGAAGGTTTCCAATCTGACTTACTCTTCTTTGTCATCTTTCTCTTCCTCCTTCTTGAACTTATGGTAAGCATCACAAACCTTATCAACTAACCATCCCATCAGGCAGGCGGCATGCTCATCTCCTCCTACTTCAAAACTGTAATCCATATTAAGATACTTACAATAAATAGAAAGACCATGCAGGCATTCGTGCCCTATGGTTCTCACATCCATATCAGACAGTGAATGAAATAAGAAACATATTTCTTTCCTGTGATTGGTTCGGTTTCCTACGAAAATAGTTCTGCCACCATAATCATCAGTCCATCCCTCCCAGCTCTGATCTTCTACTTCCAGGTTGGCGAACGTCTTAACTATATACTCTTCATCTGCTCCAAGCAATACCCTTATATTGTAAGGATATATGTCATTTTTATACGATACCTGTTTCATAACAATCTGTTTTTCAACAAAGGTAAATAAAATAGCCGAAGAATGATGCTACTCGTCCTTCGGCTATTTTATTTAAGTTCTTACGAAGACCTTCTTGCGTAAGAAAAAGCATGTCAATTTAGAGCCATAATCGGATTACCCCATTTCTTTTTCCACTCTTTACCTAAATAGGATATAAGATCATTGTAATTTGCTATAAATCCTCCGTCTATTATTGAACTTATGGCTATTTCTAATTCTGTTATATCATTAAGTTGTTCTTCCGTTGCCATATTTCTTATCCCATCCTCATGTTTATTGAATACAATAAAATTAATAGCCTTTGCTATCCTTTTTATCTTATCGGATAATTCGCTTTTATTTTTTACAAGTGATCCTACAGATTTACATGTTCTTATATAAGCATCACCTGCCATATTTCTATTCTTGATAAGGCCATTAGTAAGCCATATAACCACACTCGCATATATATCTGGATCTAATTCCAATGCAACCATTACAAAGAAATAAGGATCCACAAACCATTTCTGATCTTTTCCTTTTCCTTTTCTGTAAGCCATATGATATTTTTTAAGATCATATGGCTTGCTAATACACAGATCGTTTTTTTGTACTGCGATTTTTACCGCAGTACATATATTGTTTATATTCAGTCTCTTAACTAAAGCATACATTTTCTCTTGAAATCCTTTTGTACTCATTAAATCATCTAATCTTTTTGGAGCCAAACCATGTTTTTCCCTCTTTTCAGTCAAAGCTTCCATTACCTCTGTTATACACACAAAACCGTCTTTTGACATAACAGAGATGTTTCTACCCAACAATTCTCTGCTTTCTGATTGCAATAACACGTTACTTTTCATAATTTTACATCATTTTATTGTTAATAAATAAGCGCCTATCGATCCATCTCGGACAGATAGGCGCTACAAATACATTCAACTATTATTAAATCACAAAATAAAAACTACTTATTTTCAACTTATTAAATATTGTAATTTATCTATTCTTAATCTTATCTTCAGAAATCAACCACTGGAATATAATTTTCCGGTTGCTAATTACTTTCTTTATCCTCATCAGCATCCAACTACCACGCAACCTATCAAGCCATGACCGTCTAAAATTAAGAGAATCAGGATTAACTGACTTATTTATATCGTCATCGTCCTTGATCCAGATAGGTGTTTCAGATCGGTCATCGTCAACCCTATTAAAGAAGTCGTTTAACTTATGTCTTCTATATACTTCAGTATCCAGAACCTCGGTATGGTCGCCTACGATCTTCGGATACGATATACGTTGCGCTAAATTATTCTTTTCTTCTGGAACAAGATGAATTTCACCTGAGTTGTTTGTGTCGTTGTAGATAGTTATCGTATCTAAACCTACTTTTCTATCAAGAGTGTAATTCACATCATCGACGTATTTCCTTGCATCAAGCTCGTATTCTACAGAAGCCAGCGTAGAGCCATTATATTTCTCTTTTATCGGCACTTCTAATATAAACGGATATGTTGTTCCGTAGAATGTCTGGAAGCTCTTATTCGTCAACAAATGACTCCATAAGCCACCTTCCTCGTCTAATGCCGGGAAGTTTATTCCTGTCTGGAAATATTGTTGCTGTTCTATATAATAATCGGGACAAAACGAATAATAAGAAATCCATTCTTGCTTCAAACAAGAATATCCGATAGTGAATGACACATCCTTGAAATATCGCTCATCCTTTAATGATATCTCTGTATCATTGTACAAAAACCTACCACCATCATATTTATAATATGCCGGATTCTGTACTGGTATATAATCTTTTTTAGTAATAAACACCCTCTTATACCTGTTATCCCATCCAAGAGACAGACCAAGACCAATAAATTTATTATCCGTATCTTCTTCTGTCATCTCCGTACCGGTTAAGATATTAGTTATTCCGTATCTAAGAATCTTAAACGGAAGATGACGCTTAAGCCAATGTCTGACACCTACACTAAGTTCCTTAAGATTACGTCCGTTCGGGTCGGTCATAAACACCTGTGCTCTTTTAGTATCTGCCCAGAAGTGACCAAATTCTGAACTAATTATTTCAGTGCTCTGGGTTCCAGAATAACCGAGGTCGGTCGTGTTGTACTCCAGAGGACGGGACGCGAACAGACCGCCGGTGCCCATCTCAGCCTGCCCCGGGGAGGTGCGCTCCTTGATTACGTCTATGGCGTTATGGAGTGAAACCTGATCCTCGAACCTGACAAGAATCTGATCGGATTCAATACGCTTCATGTGAATAAGCTTCCCGTTGCTGGTTGGAAACTCATGATAGTCCATAGGCTTGTACGTTAGCCACGGATCTGTTTGACTGTTTTCAGATACGTCAGCCCTACTCCATATAACACCATTAGGTCGCTGGTAAGCACAATCATAAAAACGACGTTCGTATGTTGCCGGCAATACATTAGGTGTCAATGTCATTCTTGATGAATAGATAGGACTTATCTTGTAATCATTGTCCCTATGGATAGATACGTTCTTTTCTTGTGTCCACCAAACAAAATCTCCTACTTTTGGATAGAATAATTCATGAGGCTGAGGGCCCTCTAATCTGAAATTACAATTTATTTCAGATTCTACAAGGAACTGAGGAATACCATAGAACCATGTATAAAATCTGCCATCTACATACTTACCGGAGGTGTCACCGTTCAATTCATACAAGCTCTTCCTATTTGGGTAAAAAGCATATCTTCCTTTATTAGACGATGTCCAACTATTGAAACGTTCGTTATCCGTGGTTTCAAGCGCATCTTCCCCTGTATCATAATTAACAAAATATCTTGGATATCCTACATTTCTATAATCCATGTAAGGGAAAGGTATCATATCTCCAATACCAAAAGCACTATTATAAAAAACAGGAAATTTTCTCTTTAATGAAAATCTGGTTATCACCGTATCACCACCGAACATCAGTTTCTTTTCATTAGTGAAAAATCCACATCCACCTATGGAAATCCATTTTATATCTTCTATTTGACCATATTGATCCGGCCTATATCGCATAAGCCTCATATACGGAGAACAGATGTATGAAACTGATTTGGATTGCTCGAATGTTCTTCCTGCTACAACATCTCTTCCAGCAATAACCGAATCATCTATACGGCTACTGTCGTAGTTGTAGACATAGTTCGGATATTCCAATAAATATTTCGATTTACCATCTCCCTTTTCACCTGGATCACCAAATGATAAAAATAACGAAGATTCACGATCTATATTATTAACAAATAAGAATCGTCCCTCATTATCGTTTTTACCGGTTCCCCATTTAGATGACATACTGGCATCCATCATAGGATATACACCGGACTTCATGTACTTAACAGAAGATAAACCACGAGCAAAATTTCGTTCATACTTATCCTGGTCCGTTATACCTATCATTGAATTATATAATCCTACAGAAGTATAATACCATGCATGATTACGTCTTGGTCCATTGTTTATAAACGTATTAAGCCAATCATAACGGTACTTACCGTACAATATCGGGCCCTTAGCAAGAGTTTGACTAATGGTTGACACCATTGAAGAAAACAGCATGGCCACACTTAAATTCGTTAGGAATCCTCCTCCGGTAAGACCAGCCGACCCTCCTATGTATCCAGACTGAGCCCTTACCTGAAGCTCTTCTGCTATCATAGCGGCTATTGTGGCACTTGATTCAACTGCGGCAAGTGACGCAGCCATCGTATAAGCGGCAGGACCTAAGATAGTCCATTTTGGATGATCTTCGACAGGTATAAAACTGCCTACAGACATTCCTCTTTGAAACCCGTCTATACATACTTCATTTGGAAGTTCGGGCTTGTTGAAATAAATATCAGGCGAACAAAATGAATACCACACGTTTCCTCCTTTGTCGAAAGGATGGGATATAAACTCGTCTCTTTTGCCAGACGTATAATTATATTGATCTTGTGATAGGTCATTATATGGGTAATTAGGATAGATATTTACATTACCATCGTCTCCTATGTATCTAAGCATATCGTAGGCCAATCCTGAAGCCACAACCGACCTATTTAGCCTCCTATCTCCACGATACAGTTCATATCCTACAATCGTATCTCTTTGTTGTTGCGTAATCAAACCAGAATCCACCGCAAAATCCAAAAATACTTGTATGGTGTTCTCATCTACCATAATACCTACCGGATATATTTCAGAAGCTATGTCATATCCACGTTCATCACTGTTCATAAAAGGTATATGCTTGTTATCTGGGAACCGGTAATGACGTATAGGTTGTTGGCAAAATACGGTAGAAGTATCTACTCCTCCATAAGAATGGCCCTTGAAATAAGATAATCCATTTTTGTCTGACAAAGGAGCACCATAATATTCTGTTAACTTATTCATAATATTAGAATAAGCTTCTGTTTTTTTTGGATCATCATAAGATCTACCTGTGTCTATTTTCATCCTACTACTATCATAAAGTTCAAAATTAGCAGGATATTTCTCAGATGATTCCCAATATGCAAAATCCCCGTATTTATAAGGACGAGGCTTGCAATTAATAGGCCTATCTCCACATGTCTGACATTTAGATGCAAATACTACCGTCGATCTTAATGTTATTGAATCAACAGACAAATCAACCTTATTTATTTCTTTTTCTCTTACACCAAAAATATAAGGATATATGGTTTTACCTGTAGCAAAAGCGACTCCAAGAATAGCACGGGAAGGCTTCTTTCCTTCTTTTTCCTCTTCTTCTGGGGTATCATAATTTTTATAAGAACAAAATTGAATTTGTCTAAACGTCATTATCCAAGGAACCGCTACAAGAGGAGATTCTATTGTAACATAAAAATAATTTTGACCTATAGAATCAAAAAACTCTTCATTTATTTCTCCGAAAGCCGGTCTTGCTATGTTAACAATAACGGAATGAGATGATTCATACTCAGGTCTATCAAATTCAACTGGTACTATTCCAAGAGGGGACCATGTTTCAACATCCTTCCAAAAAGAAACACGAACGTAATTGGTAGACACAGCATCCATTATGCCATCTACCTTTCCAAGAGCTTCAAGATAAAGAACTTTGTTCTCGTCTTTATAACCTTCTATGTCCCACTCTTCTGGTCTATTAATCCTAATAAATCTTGCATTTGTCATTACATTTCTGACAAACTTCCATACCACAAATTCAGATGCGAATCCAATATTAAGCTTATCCCCTGTAGGATTATTAAATGTAGCATTGTTTACATACCCTTCAAATTTCCAATCAGTTTCATCTATACCGGTATCCGAATTTTTATATATCATATCTTGCAACTTCTCAGAAGCTTCAGGCCAAAATTGCTCAATACAATACCTGGGTCCGTTCTTTGATCTATACTGATTATTTATGACTGTACTGGTAGATCTACCGGCTCGCCAATCTCCTACACCATTTATCTTTTGGCTCCATCCATCTATATGAAGAATATAACTTCCAAGAAGATAATTATAATTCTGAAAGTTGTTATAATCAGTTCTTGACACAGTAGGATCAGAGCAATAACTCTCAATATAACATCCGCATGTACAAGGCATGGTATCTAATACGTATATAGCATCAGACACGGTTTTTAAAACAGATCCAGGTTGTAAGTATGGATAAAACTCAGAACAAAGGTGTTGATTGCCATCACCTGATATGCTGCCAGCGCTATACCCAAAAAATGCTTCCTCCATCCATTCAGATAAAGAATCCATTGTCTCGTAATTAAACAACACAGAATACTTATTCTGATTTTCTCCTCCTGTGGTATATAGATAATCTGTAGAGACGTGTTCCATTTCGCTAAGAACCTTATAGATATAATCTTCTACAAGGCCTGTTATTAGTGGAACTGGAGCTGACAATATAGATTCTTGACGATGAGGGACTTCGCAGTCTCCTTCCATTTCTGGTAACCTAATATGATCAATTGGCTCCATATAATCCTGTGTTCCATCTTCTCTGTATTTGGTAGCTATATCACATATCTGTCTTTCATTGTTTCCATTCTCCTTATTATTACAAGCTACAAGACCTATATTTTCAGACAAATAATTTATAGGGGTTCCTACAATATCATCATAATCGATAATAAATCTTGATTTCCCTTTAAAAGTAGCGAAATTGCTTTCCACTATAACAGTTTGACCTACAGCAGCCGGGTTGTTACACTCTTTCTGTTCTTCATCTATAACAACCGCATCGTCGTCAATCAATACCCCATCTCCTGCCGTATTGCTATACTGCCATACATATTTCCTATCAACACCTGAGCAATCCGGAGCATATGCGTTTATAGACTGGTATGGGATACTGTCTTTGTTCATTTCCTCTCTTGCCTTATCAGAAGGTGGGGGAACAAGAACGAATGCTGGAGTTTTATAACCAGTAGATGTCTTAAACGAGATAGAAAACGGATACACTTCATTCCTCATATATCCCACATACAACGAACAAGCATTACCATCCTTATATAAATCTTCGTGGGCTACAGACGCCTGCCATTTCAAGAAATGACCCATGAGGGAAACTACAGGCTGTAAATTCCATTCTTTTTCTGCCGTAAGACCATATTGAAGAAGACGGTTTCCGACTGACACTATTCCTCTTGATGTATTATATATGGCTCTTTTTAAAGAAATATGTTCAAATGTTGTCCTCTTATTATTAAGATCAGAATAATAGTATATGGTCTTCTCTGTAATAGGATGAATACCTTCTATAAAATAATCCACTACAGGTTGTGTTTCGCCATTGTATCCTACAGTATTCTGAATAACAGCCACCTTGTAATGGCTGACTTGCCTATCCAGATTAGACACCTTAAGTCTTATACCAAGATTAGTTCTTTCTCCCCATTTACCATCATTTATCCTAATATATTGCTCATCAAATACATGCACAGGATTAGTCAATGAAGTATAGTTAGTTTTCTCGTTGCCAAATTCATCACACAGAGCCACAGCAAACTGATACACGCCCGCGCGTAGGCTGCCCCCGTACTCTATCTGTACCGGCTCTACACATGGCTGATCCAGTAGCGGAAACACCCTAAGCTTCTCACACGCCAGAAAACAACCATTCTCCTGCATGAACTTTTTCCTATCGTATTCTTTATCACATATCTTATACCCATGATAATGATACCATATATCACCTTCATCATCAGGAGTCAGAGCCTTGTCTACAATAACATACCTGGGGGGATTATAATCGTCAGTCCAGTAAATACACTTACCACACTTCTCTGTCTTTATTTCTATGGTTTTTATAGGATGATAGATAGAGAAATTGAGGCACGGATCTTGCTCGTTGTCTTCCAGCAAAGTTTTCATGCCAGAACACAACGAGTCCGATCCTTCTACCATAGATTCTATATCGGAGTCGGATAAGATACTTGTATCGGATTCAGGCTTGAAATAAGTTATTTTAGATACGCCTGTTTCAGGATTTGTTATAAAAAAATAGATATTGCCTGAAGTAAGATCATTCTTATAACCAATAACTTTAAACCCATCGAAATCAATGCATTTAAGATTACTGTGCTCATTAGATCTCATGCCAACATTACCATCCTCGGATTCGATGTTGGCATTCAAGGCAAACGTATAATGCTGATCCGTAAGACTCGACGGATGCAGATCTCGGTTCATACCTGTTTGAGAAACCGCTATGTTTCTGTTATCTTCTGCTGCCATTTTATAACTGTTTGTCACAAAGATAGCAAAAGAGATTTAATCATGGGCTTTCAAAGTGAGCGTAAAATGGCAGATAATCACCTTGTCACATATCTTTTACCCCTAATCAAAACAGTGCCATCACCACCAGCTCCAGCATAAACCATAGAGTATCTGACGCCGCCGCCTCCGCCGCCATAACCTCCACCTCCTTTACCAGATCCGCTTGTTGATCCTCCTGTGCCAGATCCTTCACTGTAATCAGATATTCCTCCTTGGAATACTACTCCGGTGTTAGTTTCTCCACTCCCACCACCGGCATTTCTTTTACCGCCGGATTCTCCAAAATCTCTGGTGGTATGACCTTGACCTTTGATTACTCCAAACTCTTCTCCATTAGTGTCTCCACCATCCGAAGCACCATCTTGTGTATATGCTGAACTGCCGGCACTACCACCATCTCCTCCCCTATATTTATTAGCTCCCTTTCCTCCATTTGCTCTATAAGACGAGCTCAAGAATTGAGAATAACCACCATCTTTACCAGGAGAATTATGTTCGGCTTGATAAACTCTTTCTCCTCCTTTTCCTACTGTTATAGAAATAGATTGACCTGGTTTTACAGCAATAGCCTCTCCGTCTTTCCAACCTTTGCTATCAGATTTGAAGGTCTTGGTATAACCACCTCCACCGCCGGCAGAGCTACCGCTACCTCCGCCTCCAACTAAAAAAACGTCTACGAGAAAACAGCCAGCAGGAACTGTCCATATGTAATCCCCGGCTGGATAAAACCTTATAAGAAAGTCCTCAAGCTCCCTATTTTTATCAAAAAAACGACGCCTCATAATATATCAGGAATTACCCCCCCCCTATATATAATAACTTATTGTAAATCATATAATTATATTTAATATAGATAATCAAACAAATACAAAGAAAGAATCATTGCGATACATACTACTCTTCTCTGTTGCAGAAGTAATACAATCAACATCTTCATCTGCATTATTAATAAGATCTCTCATTCCATCGTATCTATTAGAAAACATAAAAACGCACCTCTGGTCATTTATCTGAAACTTGTATATAATACCCTGTTGTTCACTTGCAGGATACGGGTCAAATCTAATCCATATGATCATTGGTTCATAACCGGTAGAGGTGCTTGAAAACGAAAAAGAAACTGGACTCTGGGTATGAATATTAAAAGCCGTACCTTCTCTAAGTTGATTCAGTACACTATTTATCTTATCCTGGCTAATTGTATCGGATTTGACTTTATTCATTAAATTAAATAATCTGATTTTATCTCCAGGTTCTATTTCTGTTTTTACACAATGATAAATAGCTCCATTACCAGATCTTTGTTCTTCAAAATATCTTCTCCTACTCACGATAATACTCCTTTCTGTAATATTTCAAGAAACTAAACCCTTCAGACTCTCTTCTAAATATACCAGGTTTGTTCCAGTCATTTTCAAGATCGAAGGCCTCTCTTTCAAATACGATATTGTGATATGCTTTCTTGTGATTCCGGTATATACACAATCTTATTAGGTATTCAACCAGATACCATACATAGTACAAAAATACCGGGATAGTAAGCAGCCACAACATCCACCATCCTGCATGGCCGTTAAGACCAGATACTAATGCTATGATTGAGATGATTATAAAGCCCGTAGCAAACAACGCCTGATATTGATTACAATGCGTCCCTTCATGATATTCTGCCTTTAATGATATGGCATCACGTTCGGTAAATACGGCTCCAAACAGCATAATTGTTTTATAGCCGTCAATGAACGTAAACAACTTAGCTATCTTAGAATTGTAATAGATTTTCATTTTCCGAATTTAATTTTGTACCAGTTACACAATATCAAAAATTCAATAGGTGAATTAACACCATCCCATTCCCATTTATCTAAATAGGCCCTGAGTTTATCTCCTTCAACGCATTCGGCTTCTTGCAAGAAGACAAGATGAGGCATAAATAACTCCGATCCTTCCAAAGACTTATTAAAGAACTTAACCAGCCTCTTATTAAATCCAGGACCGTACCATGATTTTTCATTTGTGGATCCAAGACAATAGTAAAAATTGTTCTTAACTTTAATACCAAACCATTTACATACGTATGGATGATATACTCTATCTGCTAAGAATATAAATGGCTTATACCATAGGCAATGCCAGAATGTACTACACTCGCCTCCGAACTTCTTAAAAGCCCATCTGAATCCTCCTGAAAAATACCAGTTGTTGGCTCCTCTCTTAACCTTAACTTTGTATTTAAGATTCTTGTTACGGTTGCTAACCCTATCCCACGGCTTGACCTTATCGGTATCCATATCAGGAAGGAATGTCCAATGATGAAGCAAGGCACTGTAATAAGGATTGTATATCTTGTGTCTGTTCCTAATAACGTACTCAAAAATATCGTATCCTACTTGCCTGGCTTCTTCAAATCCTTTTTCTGACAAGAAAGCTAATATAGGAGCCAGATTCCAGATCTGATCTTGTGAAGTGAATGGAGAGAAGCATGGATCTTCGTCTTTTAACTCTATACCATTAGTGTACCCGGAACTTATTTTGGTAAGACCGAATTTGCTTGCATCTTCGCTATGGATATCGTCTCTTAAGAAAAATCCTTTTTCGAATTTAAAATAAATACCTTTATTGTTATTAAAAAATAGATCATAAGTAGTATCGGCAAGACGGGTAAGCACCAGTATGGCATTACGAACATCATCTTTTGTCTTGTAACCAAGAATCATTTCCGTATATACAAGCTGAAGATACTGGGCCAGGTTAATGGTTCCGTCGCCGACCCAGCCTACCCCGTTCTTCACCGACGACAGTGGGATGCACGAGGCCTGCTCTGTGTAGCTGGAATCATAAACGAAATCCCGGTAAAACACCTCCTTAATCCTATTGTATTTATCCCAAAGACTTTCCATCACCTTAACCTATAACAATAACACAATCACGCTTTTCCTTATTATAAACCATCGTACCCATCTTAGTGTACAAACCTTTTATATTTTGGTAATTGGTTTCACCATGAGCCGAAACGTTGGTAGTGATGCTGTCGGAGTAAACCTCCTCGCCACCTTCGTTAATGAAGTTAAATCCTTGTTTAACCATCTCTCCTCCAAGGTAGGCTGTAAAAGACACAACGACATTTCCTCGCCCTCTATTCCCATACCAATTACCATAGATATCGGCATTGATATTAGGCTCAGACTCGTCCATGCCCGGCACTGATAGCAGGGTCTTCATCTTAATAAGCGCCCCTTCAAGGCCAGACTGCATGTTATCACCACCATAAATAAGGTAATCACCTACCTGTTGTTGGGTAGTAGCCCACTGCTTACTCCATCCAACGTATTTATTATCTACATCCGAGATGCCTGTATTGGTGAACCCAGTTGCAGTATCAAAATCAGAACCGTCTTCTGATTCCCATCCGTATCTAAGAACAAGATAATCGAACTCAGGAATTACAACGACCTGCTCGCCGGCAGCTTGTGTGATTGTAACGTTCTTACTCTCTCCACCAGCCGTTACCTTAGCTACGCCTCTACGATCTTCAGCTACCGGATTAGGGCCGGCTGTGAAGATAATATTTGCCGGTCCTACGCCTCTCATTTTGTCGGCAGTTACTATTTCGCTTGCACTAACTTCTAACATTTTGTTTATTTTTTTTAATATTTCGAATACGTATATCCAACTCGACAAAAATACTATTGGGCAGTACATTGTCTCTACCAAACTTGCATCTCCTTTAAATTGCCTGATTGACCAAACAATCATAGATGCAATAACGCCAGACAAGTATATAAATAAAACTACCTCAATCATACCATTTTAAGTATATCGTCAATAACTGGATACGCCTTAGTATATATCTCAAACTCAGCACGGCGCCGCCTAAGAGGTTCGTACATGCCTTTTAATGTCATACCCATCATCTTAAGTTCGGTCTTAGCATTTTTCAGCTTAACCAAATCTTGCTGTGCATACAACTTGAACAAATCGGCAGCCCCTTGTGCTTCTCCATTATACATCAGTTCCTCAAAGAATCTCATCTTTACAAAATTATCTACATAATCCAATACCAGACCTTGAGGCGTATCTGGTATAATTATATTAGATTCTCCGTCAAAGGGAAGAGACCGGTACTGCATGTAAATAGGTCCATCGAAATTAGCATACAGGAATCCGTTTACGATATTTATCTCATACGGACTATCCTTTATTGCTTTATTCCGGCATCTACTCAAACAAGAATCACGAAGCATAGGCTTAGCAAGACCTAACATTACCGGCCGGTCATAATAGCAACGAACTTCATGATCGCGATCATGAACATTGATATAAAATTTTTCAACTATCACTTTCTCGCATTCGTCTTTACAACATTCATCGCAAGAACACCACCTATAACTTCTTTCGGTACGTTCTTTCCAGGCTATTGTATTTTGAAGTTCTGGTATCACCTTATCACCTTCCGGCACCTCATATCCTTTAAAATCGCATTTAAAAGCCAGAATAAGATCAAAGTAATCACCAGGCATACGAGCCTGCCCTCGCTTGACATCTACTACCGCTTCTTTGCGCATAGTAATATCGCCTCCAAACTTCTTCAGGGCAATTTCTACCCATTTGTAGATGGATACCTCATCTATCAGATCACGCTTGTCAAATGATCTTAAAGACGATTTTAACTCTATGATATAATTTTCGACTGTCATCTCTTAAAAAAAATGGAGGACAGAAAACAAACCTGACCTCCACAAAGATATGAATAATATGTATAACGCCCTATTTTGTGTTTTCAAAATTTAGGATCTTCAAACTTGCCGTACTTCAAGAAAAGGCTCCTACACTTTTCCTTTATCCCCTTAAGTGTGACTTCATATCCAGCACCAGTTATGTAGATGGTTTGCTGATTAACTCTTTCCCCGGAATATTTGTCAACAAAATAAGATCGATAAACACCAAACTTGTTCTTAACAATATCACTGTACAGCTCCCATTTACCCTGTCCATTCCTGAACATAAACTTGACTTCCTCAAGAAACAAACGAAGATTCTTTTCTGCGATGATGATTCCATTCTGCTCAAGCTTCTTCGCCACATCTCTTATTAGCCACATGTTTTCATGATCCACCTTCTTAAATGACTCAGAAAACTCTATATCCCCTTTCTTTTCTTCTAACGTATTTACAGCTATTTCTTTTTCCATTCTTTCTTGCTCTGCCCTTTTATGTTCAGCCAAAGCAATAGCTTCCGCTTGCTGAGCTCTACGATACTGCTTAGCCCATTCTTAGGCTGCTTCTGCCGGATCAGTAAAATTTGGAATAGAAACCAAGTTTGATGTTAAAAATTCTTTTATCTTCGAGTTACACCATAATCTAAAATCAGTATCCAACCATCTCGCAAAATCTATGGCGAGATCTTCAAACATCCATGTACCTCCTCCATTTTCAGGACTTCCAAGCATAGTTGTAACTATCTGATTCTCAGAAATGTGGGAAAATCCCACCATTGGCTTAATTAATTGATTTACAGACGGCAACCTTAGATACTCGGCAGGTTTCTTATTGAATGCTTTTGCCATCTGTGTGGCATTTAGCAATATACCATAAGAAGTTTTTATAAAAGAAACATTATGACCATTATAGCTAAAAATTTTAGATAATTTTACAGATAAAACCATTTCGTTGGATTCTGACGTCAAAATAATGTTACTATCCTTCGCATTGTTTTGAAAATTGTTTACCTTTGCCTCCATAGAGCTTTATTTGTATAAAGATATTTTGTTAGCATTATATCCGTCCGCTTGCGAAAGTAGACGGATATGCAAAAGTAGCGATTATCCTGTATCCACAAAGGGTGATCGCTACTTTTTTTCTACGACTTTCTATGTCCTAATTCTTTATCTTCGAAAACTCTCTTAATCTGGAAATCTTTAAACACTCTTCTTTTAGCAAGTATTTCATTGTACATAAATCGGTATCTTCGTCCTTTATTCATTTTAACCCTTAACTTCTTTTTTAAACTATCTTGTATTACAAAATGGTAATATCTTTTGGAGTCTGCGAAATCCATAGCCAGGTGGTTGTAGAGGTAGCCGTTGGTGCCGAGCCTGCTCACGATGTCCAGGTCCCGCCTGACGGCAAAGCGCTGCCCCGGTATAAGCACATGGCATAAGTATCCTACGTTATCTACGTAAACACCGGCATCAGCTTCCACATAATGTTCTGATACGGTTTTCCATATAATAGACAACAGTCTTAAAATCTCTCCTCTGTCTCTTATCATGCCTTTCTTAAAACCATTCTTTCTCTTCATAAGACGATGGTAGTAAGCTGCAAAATACGGTGATTGTATTGATGTTCTTTTCATTTGTTCAAACAATAATATATATAAAATTAGAGGTGGAAATATCTCCACCTCTAAGCTACTGAACAATTTGACTTTTCTGATTGGAATCAAGATTCGGATTTTCATCAACAGGAATCTGTAACCTGAATGCTACTTCCTTTATCGTCTCTGCTACCACGTACTCAATTAGCTTGATAGGACAGATAAATTCGTATTCCCATTCAGACTCACACCCTTTAGGTGTAGGATCGCAGGCCATTAACTCCAGCGCCTTCTTTCTTCTTGTTGTAAAGAACTCTACGTTAATAAGCTCTATATGAAAATCCGGTATATAAATATAGTCGTTTTCTACATAATAAAAAGGACGCCGTTCTTTAACGTATTTAGCATACGGTCTTTTTTGTTCATTACGATACGACTTTATTTCAGCGAACTTAAAAAATATGGTGTTATCTACGTTAGTCACCTTAGTAATAGCCGGTCTAAGGGCAGAATAAAGAAGCCCTGGAAGTTTATGCTTTGACCGCATAAGTGTATTACATAACGCAAATTCGGCATCGCAGCAAACTATTTTATCAACTTCAATCATCTCCAGACAAGTAACGTAAGTCAGGAGCCGGTGGTCGCCAAGCAACGTCCCATCATCCCATCTCTGGGCTGTATAAGATTCGGCTTTGGTTCTACCGATATTCAATATCCATCTCCGGCTAACATGGGAGTCTTTATCAAGGGCATGAATGCCATTTATGACTCTTGATACAAATTCACCATTTGTAATCATACTCCCCTCCTTTCTTTTGCTCTGGATTCTCTTGATTTAGCATTCAAGATCCTCATATAAATCTCTCTTTCGCTCATGCCGGATATGGTTTTTATAGCATCATCCAACATAACTTTCGTATATAAAGGTTTAGGGAATCCTTTTATCTTAACCGGATCAGGAACTAACTTAGCCTTCCGATATTCATAAAATTTCTTAGAAGTTACATTAAGATAAGAAACAGCCTCTTCTCCGGTATAGTACTTAGCCGGATTAGCAAGCTGCGTCCATGTCTCAAGATCGTTGGCTGTAAGATGATCGCATTCCCCGCTTAAAAACATCTCCTTTATCTTATCGCATACCGCCGCACCGCTTTTACGCAGCGTCTCTGTCAGAATTTCCTTCATTTTCAAAACATCCTGTTTTAAATCTTAAAACAATAGAGGCAATGATTATCAACAGAGTAACAGCCATAACAGACCACACTACGATATTGTGCTCAATAGGCATCTCTATATTAACCGTAACCCATTCTACACAGATATTAAAAATCATGCTATAGATCAATAACCTATGCCATATACAAAACCTGAACATTCTTGAAAAGCCAAGAGAAATAGGTCCCATGATAGAGAATGACCTAATATCGGATACGGCCAATTAGTGATACTAAAAGGATAAAACTCATCAAAAATGCTGGCTAACATAATAACCTGCATCAATACAGGATAGTACTTTACAAACGTCACACAGACATTCCTTTGTCCTTTGCTAATAAACTTGTTGCTCATAATAAATTGTTGTTATGTTATTAAAATGGGGAAGGTGATCAGCACCTTCCCCTGGTTTTCAATCACTTTTTAGTGCTCGTCTTCTTTCTTTTCATCTTGCCTCCAACACTACCGCCTTGGCGCATTTTAGGTTTGTCTTTCTTATCGACTTCACCACCCTGACGAGCTTTCTTTTTACAAGCCATGATACTAAAATTTTAAAATTGAATGATATGCAATATTAATCATTTTTATTCTAATGGACAATACTTAAAACAAAATAATATAATCCAAAAAACATTCAAGGGAGAGAACTAAATCCCCTCCCTTGTTAATTATGCTGGATTAAGATTTATTTGAGAATAAGCATATTTTAAAGTACCATTTTCATCTCCACACTCAGCTCCATCTACGATAAAGTGGTAAGAAGCAGGTGACTCATTATAGACATTAAATACACCACCCTTCTTGGAAATATCTGTTTTTTCAAATTGTCTAACAGTAGCACTCTTATACAATTTGCCATCATAGGATACGTTTATAGTTCGTATATACCATGTAGTATCCTTATTCTCATCTCCAACATGAGCATATCCTGCCAATATACCTCCCGCTACAGCTCCGAAATACGAACAAGAGCTTCCAGGCTGTCTTCTCTGGGTTATAGTTCCAGTGCTTATAGTAGCTCCAGGTATCTCACGGTAACTAGAATCTACAACCTTGATGTCGCAAGTATAAATTTGTATATCTCCATTTTCATCTCCAGTCCACTCGAATCCAGCAATACACTTGCCGGCACCAGGGGTATAAGAAACATTACTCTTCTTATAAGTAGCCCAAGAACCGTTTTTCAATGTGATATGAGCGGGTACAAGCTTGACCTCAGCAGCAGCTTGTGTAACATTTATTTTCAATGTTTTACCACTGTCATGTTGAGTAAGCACAACGGATCCAGTACGAGAAGAAGATGTACTTGTGTTGGCAGTTATCTTAAGAACACAAATCATACTATCAGAAGTCGGATTTTTATACTCAGTCGTAATCCAAGAAGGTTTAGACGTAGTGGCAAAACCATGATAAGAACCATTCAATGTGCTTTTGATTGTATATTGAGCATCATTAGATGCAGCTTGAACAGATAAAGATTTATCTGAAGTAGTATTATCATCGAATGTGAACTTATACAACATTTGTCTTGCCTGCGAAATACTAAGAGTAATTGTCTTTCCAGATTCATTTTGAACAAAAACAATGTCACCAGATCTGGAAGAAGATGTTGTATTGGCAGATAACGTCACCACAGCCTTCATACTTTCAGATGTCTGATTTCTGTAATCAACAGAACACCAATCAGGTTTTGACTTAACAGAAAAACCTGTGTATGAACCGCTTTTGGTACTTATGATAACTTCTTCAATATTCTGAGATTCTCCAGTTACAGACCTCGACTTGCTCGTTCTTCCATCATGGAACTGAAATTCGTATGGAGCATATCCGCATTTTCCAACTTCAAGCTTGTATTTTACATCTTGATTTCCACAATCATCGTAACGAACGTATTTTACCTTATTGCTGTTGATTCCAGATCCACATCCAACTTCTTGCCAAGAACCGTAAGATCCGCAATTACAGCAATCCCTACAACTTACAGAATATTGACGATCTATGCTACCAGAACAGCTATCACGATAAGCATCATACCGAGTATGGCCCACACAATCTCCTGTTCCGTAGTAAGACCAGGCTGTACAAGATTCTCCACCTCCATTAACCCATCTTGTGTCGTTATAAGAAGAAGAGCATGGATTGGTGTCACGTTGTTGCTTCTGCGACGTACAACCGTCGCAACGGGTACTTCCGGTATCCGACCAAGAAGGAGTTGTGCTATCAGCTACACAATCACCGTTTTTGTTAGCTACTGCCTGGCCTTGGGAATTTACAGCATCTTGAGCCTTTTTGTTGGCATCAGCTTGACTGATATTGGACGTAAATGGACCACCTACTTGATCTTGTGTTACGGTAACAGAAGAGCCATGCTGACAGGTTCCGCAATTATTTCTGGTGAAAACCTTACTTGCCTTACCAGTCCAGGTACAAGTTCCCTGCGCGTCTGCAAGAGCCTGCCCCTGCTGTTCAACGGCAGCCTGAGCCTTGCTATTTGCGTCTTCCTGACTTACGGTAGACGTAAAAGGACCGCCAGTTACATCATCTTGGTCTATGGTAACTTTAGATCCGACACCGCCGTCAGCACATTGCTTTGTAAATTGCTTGCTATATGTTCCGGTCCAGGCACAAACCTTTCCACCACCTTCTACCCATCGTTCATTTTCTCCACCATAACATTCGTTGGTATTAACCTGTTTTTTATAAGATTTACCACCTTCACATTTGGTTTCGAGCGGTTCCGAATCTTCCCATACAGGATCGGTGTTATCTGTTTCACATGTTCCGTTCTTGTTAGCGTAAGCCTGACCTTGTGCTTCTACGGCTTCCTGAGCTAATCTATTTGCCTCTTCCTGACTTTCATTAGAATAGAACGGTCCACCCACCATGTCTTGTGTTACGCTCATCGGAACGCCATGCTGACATGATCCGCAATTGTCTTTCGTAAATTCCTTGCTATATACGCCTACGAACCTACATTTACCTTTCTGATTGGCAATATTCTGTCCTTGGGCTTTAACAGCTTCCTTGGCCTTATTATCAGCATCTTCTTGACTTACGAAAGAAGTAAAAGGATTGCCTTCAACATCAGCTTCACTTACCTCTACTTCTGTTCCTGAATCCGGTATCTCACAGTCGTTCTTCTGGAACGTTTCTGAATAATGACCGGTCCAGCTACAAACCTTATTTCCGCCGTCTACCCAACGTTCCTGATTATGAGTTTCAGAACATTCATTGGTGTCACGTTGCTTTTTCTGAGACTTACCTTCGCTACATCTAAGTTCTTCCGGTTCTACGTCTTCCCATACAGGATCGGTGCTTAATGGCGTACAGTTACCGTTTTTATTAGCATAAGCCTGACCGCCTTCTTCTACGATCCTACGAGCTTCTGTATCTGCCGCCTCTTGACTTTCTGTTGATGTAACAGGGCTTCCATTTACCATCTCAGCCGTAACCTCCATCTCTACACCTTTATGACAAGCCTCGCATTCGGGAACGAATCTCTTGCTGTAATGACCGGTATAGACCGTCATATCTTCGCAATTCCCTTTATTATTGGCAATAGCCTGACCTTGCTCTTTGACAGCAGCCTTGGCCTTGTTATTAGCATCATCTTGGCTTACGGTAGATGTGAAAGGAGCACCAACAACATCTTGTTCGGTTACCGTAATCTTAGATCCTACCTGACCTTCAGTACAATCATTTTTGGTAAATTCCTCACCGTATTTACCAGTCCACGTGCAATGGCCGTCCCGGTTAGCTATGGCCTGGCCCTGTTGCTCGACAGCAGCCTGAGCGAGCGCGTTAGCCGCCTCCTGGCTTTCGTATGAAGTAAAAGGACCACCGGTTACATCGTCTTGGTCTACTGTTACCTGAGAGCCTACGCCTTCTCCTTCACAATTGTCTTTTGTGAATACCTTGCTATATACACCAACAAATTGGTTTTTATCTATGCAAGTACCTTTCTTATTTGCAAGATCTTGTTTCTGTTCTTCCATAGCAGCTTCAGCCAGCGCATTAGCTGCCTCCTGGCTTTCCCTTGACACAAAAGCATCTGGGTATCCGGCAAGATCCTTTTCAGTCAAATCAACGAAGCTTCCGGTCTGAGATTCGGCATCGCAATCATTTTTCTGAACACGAGCCGAAGCCTTTCCTATAAAATAATTAGGATCCTCAATGCATTCACCATTAAGGTTGGCTTGTTCTTGACCGTTTTTCTCTATATCATCAAGAGCTTTCTTATCAGCATCTTCTTGACTTACGTCTGATGTGTATTTACCGGCTTCTACTGTGTAAGTGTAAGGAGCTCCGATAAATCCATCTTCGCAGTCATTCTTATAAAATACTTTTGACTTCTCTACGTTATACCATAAATTTGTTTCACAGGTGCCATGCTCATTAGCATATCCCGGACCTTCAGCTTCCAAGGCTTCCAAGGCCTTCTGATTAGCATCTTCCTTAGAAACAGAAGAAGAGAAGCGGTCGGCTTCTACAACGTACTCCACCATAGATCCAACTTCGGTTACCTCACAATCTGTCTTTTGGAACATCTTGGATTTCCTGTCGTTGTACCATTTTATGGTATTGCAAGTACCATGAGAATTAGCATAGTCTTGACCCTTGGCATCCAACTCAGCTTCAGCCTTACGGTCAGCATCTTCCTGGCTTATGGTAGAAGAGAACTGCCCGGCTTCGATAGTCATCGTAACCAAACTTCCTTCTTCAGTATCAGGATCGCAATCGTTCTTTCTAAACGACTTTGATTTCTTAACATTATACCACAATATGGTTATACAACGACCATGCTCATTAACCCAGTTCTGACCATTTTGCTCAATGTCTTTCATAGCCTTGTCATCAGCATCAGACTGAGATATGATAGACGTGTATTTTCCGGCCTCAACAACATACTCAAGCTCTTCCCCTTTCTCTGTTTCAGGATTACATCCTTCTTTTGTGAAAAGAGCTGACTGTCTTTTATTTCTATAAACTACCTGTTCTTTTTTTTTATGAACTAACGTATATTCTTCAGATACGCTACCGTCCCTGGAAGACACCCTTATCTTGACACTTCTGTTGGCACCAGTATCATTTTCATCAAAGTAAATATTAACCTTGCTATTAAGGCCGCCTTCTTTCTTATCTATGTCTGCCCAACAATTACCTACTTTCATTCGCTAACCCTCCATCTTAAATTTTCGGGAGTTGTCTTTACGTTGATTACCTCAGGAGACCCATCAGAATCAAGATCAACAACATCCTTGTCCAGGTAAATTTCCTCCTTCTCCACAGACTCGCATTCAACTATTTCAATAACATAATCTTTTATATTGCTTTCTATACTTAACTGCGTGCTTGTTTCATCACCCTCAACCTGTTCAAATTCCTTATCCAATTTAATGTAAGGAACGACCTTTCCGGGCTGATAGATAGGAATCAGTACACCATTTATAGTTATGTTCTCATTAACTTCATTCCCATCCTCATTACCAGGCATGGAAACAATCATCGAAACCTGGAACGTGTCTTCAAGACCCGGATCACCAGGGAAACCATAATCAAGCCTAATATCATTGACGTCAATATTTAGACCGGAAGCGGTAGTAAATGCTTTTATAATACCCTTTATATCTTTCTCACCTGTAATAAGGGCATTGATAGAAGCGGCGTTGGTAGTAATAAGGATCTGCTTGTCTCCACCAGATATAGGGAACTCCAGCCTGCTAACCGAGACTTCTGTGATCTTAATGCCTTTTTGCCTGAAAGTAATAGCTTTCATACTTTCAGTATCGGATTTCTTCACAATTCGGATAGTGATTCTGTCTTCCCTTCCTTTCCAAGATGGAGCATCGAAATTCATTTTATCACGACCGACACCTTCCTTCTTGTCCGAGGTAAGCCAAGAACCATCATCCATCTTATATATTCTTTCTTTGCTCATAATAACCCTCCTTTATTAAAGTGTCAGTTCCCATTCAACGCCATCATCTACCACAACCTGTACCGTAGCCGTACCTCCTGTAGCTTCAAATGTTATGTCAGTAGGAATAACGTCGAATATCTCTTGTACACCTACACATCCTAAGCCACAGATAATGTCCTTAAACCATTCCTCTTTAGCATATTTTTTAAGAACCTCTTTAAAGAACTCACGAAGCCAATCTGAATCAATAGATTCCTTAAGTATGGTTTCTATTATCTCCTTAAGCCAAGATTCGTGCATTTCCTCTTTTAGAATCTCTTTAATAAGCTCGATAATGGTTTCTTTATCTAACTTATCAGAAGGCACAGAGCCATCAACGAGATTACCCCCACATATAAATCCTTTGCATTTTTCTGCCATTTCTCATCCTCCTAAATTAACAATGGAACCCATAAGAACTATTTGCCTCTTCTCGGTACACGACCCTCACTTCAGCAAATTCATCCTGTTGACACATATCCCGGCAGAACCTAACAGTACGACCCTGGACTTTATACATATCAGAAGGCACGACACCCCCGCAATAAGATACAAGCAGAATTTCTGCCGGATCTTTTTTGAGAACCACATGAGAAGTACCGTCAAACACTTCTGTATTGACAGATCCACTTACGTTAATAGCCCTTGAAACGTATTTAGCTAAATTAGCCAAAGCTCTGTCTAAAGGCATACCATGATACAAACCAGCTTCTTCTATAGTTTCTCCATCATAGAATATGTTAGAAGAAGGAATATTGCAATGATGTGGGCGTTCGCACCCACCATGACTGCCAAAACAACCGTTACCTGTTATTGCCATTGTTACTTAAAATATTTATTTTTTGTTTTAAAAATTCTATTTCCCTATCCTGATATTCCATACGGCATATCATTGCATTGATTAAAGCCGTAAGATCAGATTTTTGAGCCAGACTAAAGTAGCCAGCGTTGATGTCGTCAGCGCAGTACACGCAGTTCGTGCAGGTGTATCCGTCCGGGCATGGCACCGGCGTCTCGTCCACATGTGGAACATATACGTGTTTACCACTTAAGTCCTTACCAATTTGTGCACTCTTTTCCATTTTGAAGTTGTTTTTCAAGTTGTTCAACCCTTTGTTTTAGAAGCGTATTTTCTTCAACCATCCTATCCAAAAACTTATCTATGTTTTCGAAAACCAGTTCTATATTATGCATAACCTCATTATAAGGCATACCTGGAGTTAATTTGGATATGAATGTCTTGCATCCTGTATAATGAATGCAATGATCGCTTAAATGACCATACGGGCAATCGCATTCTTTTGGAAGAATTTCGCAATTGTCCGTACAGTCATTACACGGATCAGACCCGATACAGATATTAGATCTCAGAATATCAGGTCTGTCATCTTTACAAGTGTTACAATTCATGACTTTCTTTTTTTTTGGTGCAAGATAATAATTTTCATTCACACCATCACAATAAGAAGTCAATCAATGTATTCCAAGCGGTTAGTGCTGCCTTTAAAAACGTATCCGCATCTGTTTTCTATCTCTACATCGGTAATAGGGAGAATAGCATCTTTGCCATAAGTAAGTTCACATTTTGAAATAAAATTTACTATACCTTGATAATTACCATGAAATTTCCTTGCGAGTTTCCTGCCAGTAGGAATCCCTTCTTTATTGGTTTCAGGAATACCTATCAAGCACTTTATCCAGTTTGGTTCATTCTTGTTATTGCTTCGTATTTCGTAGTTCACGATATCAAATACAATACCTTCAAGGTTCTTGACATCGATGCTGTCCGCATCCATTTTCTTATCAATACGAATCGTGCTTGTTAAATCTCGTAATTTCATGATATTTTCTATTTTTGACATTAATGAATAACTGTCACAGTGTTTTAAAAGACCGAAGTAAGAAGACCAGCTTTCATTTGTAATACACTTCTTCGCGTCTTTGGCTACCCTCTTCCTTATTGTCACATAACCTTTATTGTGTTCAGATACGCCTTTGTTATTACGGTGGAAAACATACCCGCAAAAATCAAGAGGTCTATCCATGTCTGTTATAATACAAGTATGCCTTTTAGATCTTATCTTAAGCTCATACCACCAATAATTCTTAATCCTCCATTTGGCAGTATTAGCATCCTCCTTAGTATAGAAAGCAAGGAAATTATCGTCGGCATATCTCAATGAAAAAGGAGCTATTCTCTTTGCAAGATCATCAAAATCTTTCATAAGGAGATGATGAATGAAAGGGCTTGTAGGGGTTCCTATAGGTAGCTCTCCAGATACGAAACTTACGTCTATTACAAAATCTATAAACTTTTTGTTTGAAATAAAGTTCTTAAGTACTTTTCTAAACACTTTGTCTTTTACATGGTTATAACATTTACGTTGATCTATAACCAAACAATACTTCAAATCAAGTCTATCATAATAAACGTGCTTCATCTTTTTAATAAGAGACCTTGATTTAGACGATGCTGTTATGCCAAATCCAGGCTTACAATTAAGACCATTCATATTATCCTTCTCATAATACAAAGGACCTAACTTTACTAAAACAAGATGCTGATAGATTCTGGTGGTAAGATCCGGGCTGTTTATTTCACGAACCTTACCATTCTTGTTTTCTTTTACAAGTTTGCGATATTTGATTTTGCTAACATAAGTACCATCTAAATACCATTCATACAATTTTAACGAATTACCATCAAAATCAGAATTAAAATTAACAACATCATTCTTTTTAGAATGGTTTTTAAATGCTGCTTCGCATGCTTCTCTAATATCATCCAAACTTACATCTATATAGTTTGAAACTGATTTCAGTTGTGGGCTAATGACGGGCTTACGACCGTCGCGCATCTCTATCATATTTTTATCATATAACCTCATACGCTTGTCTTTTATTGATTCTCCACTCCTGGGAAAGATTAAAAAGAATATACCCAATTTTTTAGCCCACACAGGGCAAGGCCGCAATTGTTGCGATTCGTATTAGAAGCGGCGTTATTCGCATTCAGATTACGAGGCGAGCAATTGCCATTGTTCGCATTACCGCCGAAACGAGCAGCCAATTCTTTTTAACCTATTTCTCAACCGTTATTTGCTATTTCAGAGGTCAGATCCCAATGTAAGACTTGTTAGCAGACTAACGGATTTCATTGAATAGATTTTTATTGTTTATAATGTTAACTACCTCTGTTGTCTAATGACATTGCAAATATATGTATAATATTTTATAGCTACAAAACAATTTGTATTAAATATTTTAAATTTTTGTTTTGTAGCTATAAAATATTATATTAACAAGATACGGCTGCGCCGTGATATAGTATATAAGGCTGCGCCTTAGCGCTGCGCTTATGATGGCTGCGCCATCAATGGGTTGCACCCATCAAACCTGCGGTTGACTGACGTCTAATAACAACTGGGCAAGGCCGCAAGCGGAGCGATACGTAATAGAAGCGGCGCTAATCGCGTGCAGATTACGAGGCGAGCAATTGCCATAGTGCGCATGACCGCCGAAACGAGCAGCCAATCTGGACTTTATACCGACAGATGAAGCCCAGTAGCAATTGTCCCATGTATAAAAACATTCTCCTGTTCCGATACTTCCCCCTTTTTTATCCTTCCATCCGGTATAAGGAATACGGTGTAAAGCAAAACTATCTCCTAAATTTTGGGTAGTTGCTATCTTTTTATATTTAGATTCAAAATTAAAAACCTCACCATTATTTATAGTAGACCTTTTCTCATATGTCCATTTCTTTTGATCTGGCTCTATATAAATATCAATAGTATTACCTATTCGAGTGACATTAGGATCATTTAAACAAGTTCCTACCTGTTCGTATCCTCCTCCGCAATACCTAAAGACGTCTCCAGACAAATTCATACCATCGTACAAAGACATCCTTAAAATAACTTCCAAATCAAATTCTGCTGGTTCGTCATTTTCGTTTAAGGCCGATATGGTACCAGTCATTTCCTTAAACACAATAACATTCATATGACCTTCAGCCATACTCTTGGCTCCCTGGACGTTCTTATACCAGTATTTTCCTCCATAAAAATCAAACTCTGATCCTTCTTCTACGCCTGTTTCAAATGCAAAAGAAGCCGCCATCTGACTTTCCATGCACTGTTCTTTAGGATACTCTGAATTTATGAGATTAGAAAAATAAGTTTTTTTAGTAGGTTCATAATGGATAATAGAAGCATCTGTAGCCCATGCTCCATACAGCCACGACTCTTCTCCCTTTTTACGGTATTTCACTCCTCCGTATTTGCGATAATTGACATCATTACCTATTCCGTTATTACTTGATATTCCGGAACCGAAAGTATCTGGATTAACCAAGTATTTAGTACCGTACAGCATTTCAAGGTATATGATATAGGCATTCAAGGTCAAAAAACCACCTTCAGAAAAAGGATAAGAAGATTCAGGATCTACGTTATTAGCCCTCGAATACTTAGCTATATTGATTTGATTTACATCATTGCATCTCGGATAAGTTCTTCCATTTAGAAACATTGTGCAGGCGTTACCAACTCCGGCTCCGGCTCCGGATTTACAATTTGTTTCTCCTTCATACAAGAAAAAGAAAGATCTTGCCTTGGAGTCTACTGTACATACCGGTCCAGGAGATAAGGCTGTGGGAGGCAGCACGGGGCACGTCTGGCGCAGGTCAAGTCCGTCCAGCATAGGGACCGTGTCTGCGTCGTACACCCCAGACCATATTTTTCCACTTTTTCCAACTACTTTATCAGCTACATACAGGCTCTTGCTACATCCTAAGAATATGCTATAATTCTTTGAAGTAGTCTCCCAAGGTCTTAAAATCCTTACCTCTGACCCTGATACATTATAAAGTTTTTGACCAATACCATACTCTTCGTAAAAAGCCTTAGCGTCAAATGCTCCGGCATCACAATACTTATTTTTATGACCGCTATCCAAATACAGTTCCACATCGCATTCGGCTCTCATTTCCTCGGTTATGCCCACCGTAGGAGCAAAATCTCCGTTTTCAAATCTAAGGAGATTATTCTTACGAAGCTTTCCTACCGGACGCACTTTGTCTCCGGTATTTTGAGTCATGTCTATAAGGTAAAAATCCCAAGAAGGGAGAAGGCTTTTGTCGCCAACTGATTCCGTGGCTTCTGGAGGAAGCTGGTCCTCAGCCCAAGCGGATGCCGATCCTGAAGCACCTTCTTTAAGAACGTTGAAAGTATTACCATCAGACAAAACAAAAGGCTCAGATTCCTCCCCTTTCTTCGATAAAAACTTTTCCCTTTTACCAACTTGATTAACGACGATGCTCTTCTTAGCCTTATTCCCCTCATCGGAAATAGTGTAATTCAAAGTCGTATCAAGACCTTCATTTATTTCAGAAAACACCGACACCAGTTTATCATTCTCACCTTCTGTCGGATTAAATTTTACGTTGCTCATTTTCAAAAATCAAATTTGCATTCATCAACAACAGGCTCGCATTTGGTATTTTCATTAACCCATTTCATGCCCTCTTCTTCCAGTATCTTCTTAGCCTTTTCATTGGCATCATCAGCGCTAATGAAAGACGTTACGGTACCGGCGTATATCCTCCTGTATTTCTCAGGAGCCTTCCATCCTTCCTTACAACGTTTACTAAACCAACCATGTTGATCTTCGTTGTAATAAACGGTTTTACATACTCCAGATTCGTTAGCGGCAGCCTGCCCTTCTTGCTCAAGAATCTTCGCAGCTTCGTAGTTGGCTATTTCGGTACTGAACTTAGACCATACACGCCCGGCCTCTACCACGTGATGTGTGAGCTGTTCTTGTTTTTGACCATCAGGACAATCATTTTTAAAGAAATCCCCTTCCTGTCTTGTGTTATAATATACCTCGCAACATCCACCTACTTTATTAGCATACAACGGACCTTCTTTCTCCGCAAACTCTTCCGCTTTCCTATCTGCATCATCCTGGCTTATATCCGAACAAAATTCAGCCTCATGAACGATAAACGTTTCTTCAGAACCAAGATCTTCCAGACAATCCGATTTCTTGAAAGCTTTTCTGTATTCTTTGTTGTAATACATCTTTTTCATGACAAGATCTTATTAAGTTCTTCTTTAAATTTCTGAATCTCGTCCGGGCACAACCCGCATTCCCCTTCACATACGATTCTTCTCATACGATCTATTTTAAGAACCGTATCCATATCAGGCTTAATACCTACCTTATACTTATGATATTGTAGATACCGATCAGCCTTACATGCTATAAAACGATCAGCGCACTCACATAAGTAAGATGAAGGGAAAAGAATTTGCTGTGTACTTCCGGTAGCTGCCATATCATTTCACGGTAAAATACCTGGCGTATTCTTTATTTATGTATTCAGAATAAGTAGCAAGATCATCCGGATCCGGGCACTCGTTCTTCAAATTAACAATCCAGCCTCTTACCAGCTTTTGAATATCAGCATACCTTTTACTTACACCTCCTACAAACCTGAACTTACGATGAAGGTCTATGATTTTCTTGTCCAATACAGCAAGTTCATCGTATTTCTGAATACAAGCCGCATTAGAATCAGCTTTAGGTGTCGTATTCGACTGAGGCTTTATAGCCCTATTTCTATTAACAGAAGTAATATTACTTCTTCCACATCCACATCCCATAACTTATTTATATTTAATTAATTACATTTTGCAACCACAATTTTCACAATTATTGAGAACGTAAATCAATTTAGATGCTTTTTCGTATAATTGTTTTACGTTTTCAAAATTCCCTAATCTCATATTAGCTTCAGCCGCAGCCAGCAGAAACTCTATTTCTTTTATTTTGTCAATAACGTCATCATCCTCATGATCACATAACACAGTTGACCTGGCCCATATCTTATCTATGTTAAGACGGATCAGATCTGTTTTTAAATACTTTCTGTTAAATGAATAAGAGGAAGGACTTCCTTTTATGGTAATATCGTATATACCATCTTTTAGGTTTTCAAAATCATTTCCGCGACCTGGATTTATGCCAAGGGTCTTACTGTTGAATACATTCAACTGATTCTTACCAAGATAATAAACATACTTATTTTCATCTTCAGGTGGCACAATCTCTATAATAGCCGGTCTGTCTGCCAGTATCCCCCATTCCGACTGATCGGCTATGCGAAGCGTTTTAGGGTTGTTGGTGCTTATAACCTCAAAATCAAGATGGATGTTGTTCATACTCTCCTCCCATCCCATTCTGGTAAGGGAATCATCGTATCTGGCTGTTATATCAGCTCCCTCTACCTCAGTGCTATTAACACGTACCTCGGTACCATTTATCTTGACTCCTACTATTTGGGCTACCAACGACTTAGCCATACCAAACATAGGAACAATGATTTCCCCGTTATAATCAGTTCCTTCATTTGGATACTGTACTACTTCCGTCTTGTACAGGCCATCATTTCTTCTGGCTACTATTCTAATAACCATCTGATTTTCCACATCATAGTCGGTCATTACTATCCTGACATAGAAAATGTTATTTCTTATCTGTGGTAAAATATCGATATAGTTCATACCTTATCTTTTTCTACAAAGATAAGTAAATGAGGTGATAAAAGTTTAAACTATTGGACATTAAATAAAAGGTGAGGTGATTGTCACCATATCCGATAATAGATTCCAGCGCCTAAGTAGGGGGAGAAGCCCTCGCGCCCGACCCCATACCCTGCCGTCAGTCCTATGCCCCATCGCCGGCTCTTTTCGTATATTATTTCTTTTTTATGGTAGATGATCATCGTATCTAAATTAGGTCTGTATCCGCTTATAACAGCCCGATAATCATCTGTGTTGTATGTTTTTCTCTGTATTGGTATATTGATATAAACAGTGTCTTTTATCGTATCTTTTTTAACTATAGCATCCATAGGGAAAGGTATTTCTACCTCCCCTACGTCAACTATATACTGAGGAACAGGAATAGGTTGGATAATGGTATCTATTACCGTATCTATTTCTATATCGTGTATTATTTCTTTCTTCTTGCATGTTTTACCAAATAAGAAAGATATAAAACACAGTAGAAGAACTCCTAACACATGCCCGGCTCTCATTTTTTGCAAACACATCTTTTACCCTCCTTATCTTCGTCTAAAAGCTCTTGTATATCACCGTCGTTAATACCTTCTTTAAGCTCTTCTCCGAATGGAACTTTTTGCCACCAACTTACTTTGCTAAAGAAATACTTAACGCCTTTTACTATCATTAAATCAGGTGCAAGGTCACCGAGGCGCTTGAATGCCATCCCACCGTATAATATTAAGGCGAATATCGTAATCCACTGAAGAAGCATATCTATAAACTCTGGAGATTTATGTCCTCCCATAGACATAATAAGATCCATTCCGGATATGGTAAACAACCCGAAAGAGCAGGCCGCGAACTCAAGAAGGATTTTCAAAACTCCCATTTCGCTTATGAATGTCAATATCTTAAAAGGCCTCTTTCTCTTTCTTCGGATATAGCAGTGTTTGATACTTTTTATAGTAGCTAACAAAAGATTTATAGCTAATATAAACAATATAGAATATATAAGGTGGTGAATCTCCTGGAAATTCATCCACAACGCTGATAATCCGGAAATGAGAAAAGCCCAGAAACTTTCTAAATTCATCCTTCCTACAAAACGATAAGCCATATTAGAACATAGTTACTTTCTTGCTACTTCCAAGAGAGTCATATACGTCAATATGGACCCAATTGGTACCTGATTCTAATCTAATGGGACAAGGAAGTAAATCCTGCGACTGAATTATTTTATTCCTTGTCTCTTCTGCCGTCATACCCTTGGCATCGAAATCGATAGCTGCTCCAAGCATATGAGGACTGATATACAACGACCCTGATACGGTTTTAGATTTTACTATATCCGAGATATTGTTCCTAAACCCACGCTCATCAAACCTTCCACCCGACTTCCAGGTATTAACCGTCATCGGAGTTTTTAAGATGTCTTTCCTTAAAACCAGTATCGTGTGAAGCAATTCAGTTCTTAAATACCTCCAGCAAAGATCTTTGTCTCTATCGTACTCTTTAGGACCAACTAATTCAACAATACTAAAATACTGACTCAATTCTTTTATAATATCTTTTCTTTCCATAACTTAACCTTTTTCACAAAGATAATCAGAACCTTACCGAATATGAAAATAAGTAGGTATTGGATTAAAGAAAAACCCCTGCATAAATAAATATACAGGGGTTATCCATAACATTAACAACAAATCACGACCTAAACAACCCTTACATATCCGGCTGATACAAGATCAGCAAGATTCTCGTAAGCCAAAGGGATGCCTGAATCTCTTATGCAAAGATACTTAATTTCTTTGTCAATGTAATACTTTCCATTCTCTAAAATAGAATTATATACCCAAGGAATAGGATCGTCTATCGTACCTGAATGTTTTTCCTGAACAACCATATACAAACTTTCGGTTCCACCTCCCTGACCAGGAACCCAGTCGGCTTGGAGATTATGATTTTGCCTTACTTCAAACAGGGTCCAATCCAAATCCGAAGGTTTGTTCTTGCTACGGAAACGTTGCCCTTTTACAACAGCCGTACCCATAGGAAGACCTTTGTCGCCGTAAACTCCATCCTTATCCCAGATAGGGTACAACCCCTTTATCTTAAGAGCAAGATTTTGGTCGGTGTTTTCCAACATAGCCGGCGTGTTGATCATCGCCCTCATATACATAGCTGTAGCCTTCTCCGGATCATTGGCTTCAAGGATCTTATTTTTTTCTATGATCTGATCCTTTGTCCTTACCAACTTCTCAGGATAGCCTTCATCTACTTTCATAGACTCAACTTCACTCCTGTTGGTTTTAGAAGCTATTTCCTTTTCTATAGCAGCAGTACGATCGTTGCACTCAGATTCATATACATGCATTTCATTCATTGCCGTATTAGCAATATCAAGCTCGTATTCTGAATCTGCTACGGATACGGTATATATCCCGCTTCCTTTTGCTACATCAATATCGTTTTTAACCTTCTGCCTCATGCTACTGTTATACCATATCTGTTTACCATCCAGACTATAAGAACGGACAGCATCAGAATAAGCATATTCCCTGGCCTCAGAAACTTTCTTATCCTTAGCCTTGGCGAGCAACTCCTCTTCAGTTGGTCCAGGAGGCTCAGGGTCAAGCTGCATGGCAATAACTTCTTTCACACTCGCATCAGGATTGTCTTGATTGAATTTTTCTTGACCAGAATCAAGGAAAACCCATTTACCATCTAAGAAATCTTGGTAAGAATACCCTACTTCGTAAGAAGAAGAGTCTAATTCGTATTCCCCCCAGTAAAAACCTTTTACGTTTTTATTTACATAAAGCATACTCTATCCTTTCTGTTAAGCTTGTTCACCTACTCTAATAACCAACTTATCATTGATATACCAGATACTTAATTCTATAAAACTATTTTTAGGTATCACTACGCTATCGCCTGACATACTCTGGTACTGTCCAAAGGTAGGAAGCGGCTGTGTGATGTCCGTGCCGGTGGTGTTGTTAACCCGCACCTGCCACTCCCTCCCAACATACTCAGAAGATACGGTCATAGACAGATTCGTAGCAGAAGCGACGTTGGCTATGATATTATGAGCACGTTTTGGTAAATTTGTCAATGCTGTAACAACCGTAGGGGGCATAGCCATAAAATTCAAATAAGACAATATCGTATTAGACAACGTAACCATATTGTTCATAGCCTCATATGTCTTATCTTGAATAACAACAAAAGTCCCCACCTGAATTTCTATATCATATTCAGATGCGCCTACCGCTGAGTCGGTATTAGCAAATGAGGCAAATACTATTTTTAATTTAAAATTATTTTCAAAATCATTACCTTCTAAAAAATAATTCAAATAATAATAATCACCATCTAACTTACCTAATGTGATATTGTTATTGTATGCATCCAAAACTTTTGCAAACGAACCTTCATCAAGAGATCCGGAATTACCAGAAAATATGGATAAATCAAGATAGCCAGAATCTACTCCTGTACTTACCATACCAAGCGATTCAAGTACCTTAGTTCCACCGTCTTCAGTAACCAAAATATATTCGTTATACACGTTTTTAGTTTCTGTAGATGCCACATCGTCTTTTACAAGATACATGACATTATCCTTCGCTTCTTCAACAGTAGGAAGTTTGCTAACAATTTGCTTCTTCCACCCTGCCGCCGAAACAGCATCATCTATGTACTGTTTTGTTACATGATCTCCCCATGTCATATTACTAAGAAGAGTCTTGCTACCGTCTTGACTCCCGGCAGGGGGAGCCGGGATAAGGCCTCCTTTGCCCGACTCTGAGCCCGTCCCAGGAGCGGCCTGCACCACATTCTCAAGTCTGGAATCAACCTCCAGACCTTCGAATTTACTGTTATAACCTACTTCTGCCATTTTTTATTTTTTATTGATTTTGTCCAACAATTTCTTGATCTGGTCTACGATATCCATCACCGCGCCAACCTTGTTTTTTACGTCCTCAACCTTCTGATCAATCTTAGAATCCAAAGCCTTTAAACGGTCTTCGTTTTTACGATACACTAAATACAGGGATAAACCGATGATTGCTATCGTAAGGATATTAGCCAAAACGCATCCGATTATTATCTGAAACATGATGATTATATGGTAGATAACGCTACCGCACGCTTTAATTATTCAACTTTTTACAAATATAGCAATTATCCCAACCATAACAAGATCAAAGATGTTCGTTATTAACATCGGACACCCATTCTTTAGATGAAAGAATAGATTCAGACTCAGAAGAAGAGCTGTCATATACCGGATACGGGTATTGAGGTTCGTCATCAGCCTGCATATCTAAAGACTTGAATAGAGGGTCATAATGTTCTATGTGCAAAATAACTTTAGAACCATCTACACCGCTCTTGGGCTTCCTATTCCTAATTCACGTCTCTTTTCTTCAGATACGGAATCATATACTTCTTTTGGTATGATAATGAATTTCATATTACTTTGATTTTAGGGTTTGTAAATAGTTATATGCTTTGATACAATCGTCTTTGGAGAGGATCTGATTGTTGTAGATGCCTAAGTTCTTAAAAGCTATTTGGGTATAATTATTTAAGTTAAATCCTATATTCAAACTTGATTCAACGATCTCAAAATTTTGATCTACGGTATATTCATACTCAACCCAATTTCGATCATATAATCTACCATCTGAGCAAATAGCATGCAATGATTTAGTTCCAAAACTTTGTAAACTACGTGGATTATTAATAGATATAAGCAATCCATTAGCAGTGTTATACAGATAAACATTTTGAGCTTTTACAATGCCACAATTGATCTGAACATTTGATAACAATTCCCAATCTCCAACAATCGTCCAATCTTCGTTCATTGTAAAACTAGAGCTCTGAACTTTATCATCCACCCCATCAGTAATGAGGTATCCTTCGTATTCGGGGATTTGTTCAACTAAAATATCTACTTCTTGTGAAGAATTATACCATATACCATTTATCGAAGTTGCAGCATACTGTTTTTGGAAAGTATATATACCATCCTTGATTATTTTAATATAATCACCACTTTTATTTGCATTTCCAACTATACAGCTATCCCCTTCTTTCATACCTGTGATACGTATCTTCCAGTTAGCAGAATCAGATTCGTTTGTTAAAATCAAAAGATTGCTGCTGTTTCCGGTTCCGATTATTCTAAACGAATCTTTTTTTACATCTGTTGGCTTAACTACATTATCTCTAAGATTAAATGAGTTGAAGTTATATGCATACAATCCATACCCACTCCCTTCTGCAAACCCAAAGTTTGACAGTACAAGATCATTACCATTACCCGTAATGTTGGCAATAGTAGCACGATCTTCGTCCTCGTTGGTTTTGCCTACCACTGTCCATGCCTGGTCGGGGAAAAGCCAAGGATATTGCTTCTTATACCAATCAAGAACCTTTTCATCGTCTTCATCGGTAGAGAAATATCCATTACAGATTGTTTGACCAGCAATAGCTGCTTTAGCAAAAGATGCATAAGTTGCATTCTTCCATAAATAATATAGCCCAGCGTTTTCCACCCAGTCCCCACACGTACCTGTTACAACTTTATTAGTTAATAAGTTCTTAATACATATATTATTACCATTTCGTTTACAAGCAAACAAATTAAGCCCATTAACAAAATCAGCATTTATATAATAGTTATTACCCGCTATAAAAGATACATAAACCAAAGACGAATATTGCATGGAAAAAGTTTTTTTGCTATCAGCTCCACACAAAATCATATTTCTTGTCGGATTATTCTGAAACGGAATAAACGCCGTGTACACCGTATAGGTATCCTCAAAGTTAAGTTCCTTCTCTGTAACTGCAAAGTCGTCTACTCCGTCACCGAGGATAAAGCCTGGGTAGAGGGGAAGGATTTCAATCGTAAACTCTCCTCTGGTTGATCCATATCCGTTATAAAAATATACAGGTTTACCAACTTCAACTACTGCTGAATTAACAGTATATATGCCATCTTTGTCCCATGTACCGTAGACAGTATTCGTTGTTCCAAAAAAAGCTAATGTTAATTTATTTCCAGGCTGTAACCCCGTTACCCTAAACGTAAAATTCATGTGCTTAACACCAGGTGGGCTAGCTATAAAGACATAATCATCTAATGTGAATTTGTAGAATGTTTGGTAATTTTCATCGCCATACCCGCCAACCCCGGACATTCCCTTCCAAGCGAAATTCTTCATCTGTAAATCATGCCCATTACCTGTAAGGTCTTTCCATACAGGGTTCTCTGCCATTTGTTCATTAGTGAGACCTAATGCTGAATATCTGGCTACTATGCCTTCTATATCTGGGAAAGAATCAGCATTACATGGTAAATCTAATATCATTTTCGCATACTCTTTAAAAGGTATGGAAGTAGGTACATCATACCCTTTGGATATAAGGGCTCGCCTTATATCCTCCTTGGTATTTATGATCCTCATTAACTTATCTGATATGGTTCCCATTACACTTCCTCCCCATTTATGTAATCTAATACCGAACCTATGTCTCCGATGTCCGATTTTATTGACTCTCCTTGAGAATGTATTTCAATAAGTTTCTGATATAAGGTGTTATCCCCTATACGATTCTTATCTGTAGCTTGTTCTTCGATCTTAGTTATCGTATCAGGATCCTCGTACTTAACGCCATCAGGACCATACCATTCGTCTGTTAAATTCGTGTATTTATGACGAACTGGAGTCGATTTAGACTCCAGTGTTACTAAAAAATATTCGTTACAGCTCATGACAATAAGATTTAGTGGTTGCAACAATTACATCTACAAACTGTTCTCACGTAGCCAGAGGGAATGGCAGCCAGTTCCGTCCCTACGGCGATCGCCGGGTCAGTGCTTTCCATGACCGTCAGCGCCATCTTGTCCACGTCAAGGTCATTGTCGTAAACGATTTCTCCCTCAACGTAGATGCTCCCTGCATCAGAAACGTAGCAGTTTTTGACCTGTCTTATATGGCGCTGTGTAGCAGACGCAAAATCACACTCGATACTTAACCACCCTACCGGTATCTGATCGATATTGGATCCGATATTGTAATCAGGGTCGGTTGTTTTAAGAACCATATGTCTCAATTCCCTTGTATTTCCGTATCCGTCCATTGTCATGTATGTCCGGATCTGAACCTTGCCCTTTTCCGTCTTATAACAGTTTTCTACTATTTCCGTGTCGGATGTAGTAGCATCAGGGAAATCACAGACAATACGCTGCCATCCTTCTTGTATTTTGCTGAATGTGGCGCCTCTTTGTATATCAGGGTCGGTCGTTTCTAAAACAATAAGATACTCATCCCGGACTCCTATTATGCTATCTACCGACCTGTATCCACCAAGATGTATTTTGCCACCAGGAGTAGTGTAACATTCATCTACGGACATAATATGTCTTTCCGTAAGATCAGGGAAGTCGCATTCGGTTTTCGTCCATTCGTTAGGTATCTTATCTATTTTCGTCCACTGAGGATAAGCGGCGTCCGTTGTCTTAACAATATAATAATACTGTTCCCTTACACCAAGAACGCCATCAATAGCTTGATAACCTTTTATATTGACCTTACCACCATCTGTCTTGTAGCATTCGTCTACTTCAACAATTTCCCGGTCCGTCATGTCAGGGAAATCACAGACCATCCTCACCCAATCTTCGGGAATGGAATCCAGCACGGCCCCTACCTTAATATCAGGATCGGTAGACTGAAGGACGGTATAAACCTTTTCCCTGGCTCCAAGAATGTTATCTATGGCCACCAAACCTTCTACTTGCACTTTCCCCTTTTTAGTAGTGTAACATTCAAGAACGTAAGTTACGTCTCGCTCTGTCATGTCAGGAAAGTCACAAACCATTCTAACCCAATTTTCCGGAATTAGCCTGAAAACATGGCCGGCAGGGAAATTATCGTCCGTCGATTGAATAACGGTATAAATAGATTCCCTGATATTTATCTTATCATCTATGGCTTCTAATCCTTCTATTTCAACCTTACCATCCGGAGTTTTATAACATCTGTTGACGAACGTAATGTCGCGTTCTGTCATATCAGGAAGATCACAGTCGATCATAACCCACTCGTCCGGTATTTTAGCAAGAACCTTACCTACCGGATTATCCATGTCAGTACTGTCGGTAATTCTATGGGTTTCTTTAAGAACATCCATCTGATCGTTAAGAAGATACCAACTCCATACTTCAACCTTCCCACCAGGTGTACGGTAACAAGTTTTGAAATCTTTGATAACTTTCTCGGCTATATTAATCCACTCCCATTCGGTTGTGGCCGGAATACCAGAAACAGGATGCTTCTTGCCTTCTTCGTCAAGATACCAATAACAGCCATTTAAGGACACAACCACCTGGTAGATTTTGTCCCCTATTTTTATACCGGATTTGCTGTCATCTACCGGTTGGGAGGAACCCCATTTTCCAACTATGTTGGTTATTTTGTCAATGCCCCTACCTAAGGCACCGACTAAAGAATCCACGCCGTTCATATGAAATCGATCTATTTCAAATTATTTTATTACAAAAAAGGGGGTGGAGGACCAGCCTCCTCCCCCTTGGGATATATAGAAAAAAGGAAAATCAAATCTTGCAGGGCTTGATATTTGCCGAAGCAGCTAACAAGTCCATAAGGTCTTGAATACCTTCGTGAGCACCATACGGTACATGGAAGTGTACTGTAATATGATCATCAATTACCCTACCGAAGCCGTTAGAGTAACGTGCCGGCTTCAGCGTTACTGAATAATCAGCATACGGAGCCAACAGGTCTAAGCGGGTTTCTTCATTGGTAAACATCCGTTCCATAAGTTCTTGGTGAGTCTTACGGAAGTCGAAGAACATACGTTGTTCGCGTTCTTTATCCAGCAATTCAGCGCCGAGGTGAGTGCGCGGAGCCCAGTGCTGTTTGTATTCGGTATGGATCGGGTTGAAGTACGTGCTGATAGCCTCGCGCTGTTCATCCGGATAACCGCCATTTACAGCAATACGAACAGATCCTTCCTGGAATGTCAGACGGTCAATCAAACAGTCAGACGGAGAAATCATGTAGTCAATACCACGGAACAAGATACCGCATTTGCAGTTCTTAGGAAGCGGATCGGCGATAATGGACTGATCTCCTGCTACGGCACCCAAACGTTTCCAGTTACGTCCACGATAAGATTCGGGAGCTTTAGATACGAAGAAGTCTTTGAAGATTTTATCGCATTCGTCGCAAACCATGTTAGTAACGACCGTTGTTTTGAATTTGTGTTGACATCCACCAGGTGTACCGTAATCTTCGATTGTCAGATACGGGAATGCTGCCTGCAATTCTTCTTTAGCACTGTTACCACATTCATCGTCCGGCAACGTGATTTCATAAGCTTCTTTCGAAATCTTACAAGAACCACATACTTCCCAGCTAACGGTAGTAACAGCAGGATTGCTACACATATCTGCTGTTTTAGCAACGAACGTTACTGTGGCAGTCGGATTGGTTTCTACAAATGCATCGATATCAGCCTTCGTCAGTTTCTTGCTTACGGCCACAGTGTACATACCTACGCCGCCATCTTGGGCTGCTGTTTTCTCGGCAGTGCTACTAACGGCATTCTTAATGCTTTCTACTACAGTAGACTGATCAACACCATCATCCTCTAACGTTACGGCATAAATCAAACCGCCGTCTACCTTAGTATATCCGTCAGGGCACTCTTCGCAGCCTTTCATGATAGAAGACAGCTTTTGAGTATAATCAGCAGGCTTGCTGCCTTCTTTCATCACCTGATATTTAGATGTAGAAAGATGACGTCCTACTCTCTTGATATCCAAACCAGGATAAGCAGCCTTAAGCTGAGCCAGGGCATAAGCATCACCGGTATCACACATTTCCATGCAATAGAAATTCATGTCGGTTTCCACCGGAGTTTTTTCCATTTCATCGCAAGAATGGATAGGATAGATTTCTACAAAATCACCCACCTTGCCACCACCTGCAATCGGCTGATTCTTGATACGTTCGATTGTTTTCAAGATAGCAGCCAAAATATCAACATCTTCGCAAGGATCACATTCTGAGCATATATCCTCACGACCAGGACAGTTTTCGAAAATGATGTAATCATCGATATTCACCTCACCCATCGGATAACCACGAAGCTCAAACAAACGTCCTGTCAGCTTAATATGGATAGGAATACGATCGCCTTTTCTTGCTGTAATCGCTGTACTGTCGTCAATTCCGTTATAACCGAAAATAACTTCATCTACTTTAATTTCTTTGCTCTTCGGAGCAGAAGCATACACTTCTATAATTTCATCAATAGCAAACGTAGGTGTAGAGAATGATTTATCATCAGATACACGGTCGTTCACCATCTCATTACGTCCGATTCTGATCTGGAAACGTTGTTCGTCCTTACGATATCCTTTCAAGTCTTTCAACGCTTTCAAACCATCTTTAGTCTGCTCACCATCCAAATCATAGATAGCGATCTGACCTTCTTGAAGCAACAAAGAATCTACATCCGCCAACTTAGCGTGCGGAGGACAGATAATGTGTCTGTCATACGGTTTATGGATAGCCATAGCCTTATAATATTTTAAAAATTAGTATTCTGTTATCTGTCTCAAAAATAGCGATAGTCATATAAGCAACAAAAAGCATTAGGAATTAATTAATTCTTAATGCTTTTTGATAATGTTTAATTTAGGATGTGCCTCTTATTTGTTACAAAGGAGATTGGACGTTGTTTGAGTCTATTTGATAACGTCCGTATTCGCTTTCATTCAAAGCAAATTGCTTTTCAATCATGTTAAGGATAATACCGATTAATTTGTCATCTAATTCAGGATCTATATCAGTCGAATTAGAACCATCAGATTTAATATATCCTTCGATGTCAACTTCCTTCGGATAGCGGTAATATGTAAGGTAAACGGTGTCTACATCAAAACCAGACTTATACACCCTTACCGAATCTTCGCCTATGGTGTAGAACGTTTCCCTAAAATCAAAATCGGGTTTGTTAAAAAAGTCGGCAAGAAGCTCATGCGGATTTTCGTTCTTAGCCTCCCACATATTAAAATCAGTAACCGTGCATTCACCTTCGGTAAATACGCCTGATATGTTTGAAAAAGAAAAGAAATCAGAAGGCAATGAAAACAAAGTACTTTCCGGATTATCTTTATCTTCTTTCTTTTCAAGTTCTTTTGAGTACACAACCAACTTTTGGATATAACGTATATCCTCTTCATTTTTCTTATCAAGGATATAACGAACAAGGCGGTTTTGCTCATCATTAAAAAGCTGAACAAAACGCGCCTTGTCAAGTTTTATACCACCGTTGGTCATGTTTTCTTCAGCCTTCTGTAAGGCCCGAAGATAACAATCAACGATTTTCATAAATTATTCTTTTTGTCAGCGTATTGATCAACATCGAAACCTTTCTCATCTTCCTTTTTCTTCTTGTCAGACTTAGCGCCTTCTATTTTTTTATGCTTGTCCTTTAAAGCGTTATACGCTTCCAGGACACGTGACTTGGTTTCTAACATCGACTTATTGGAAGCAAGAGCCATAGATGCAGAGATAGCGTCGGCGCCCAGGAGCTCGCCATTCAGATACAGTCCGTCGGTGTTGACGGTGACAGCCAGTCCCTCAACCATTTCCCTAATCATACGGTGGAATTTAATCACCTGCATTCCCTCAGAAGATTCATCATCAGACAAGAACCTTGAGCTTGCTTCTTTATACATGTCAACATTAGTGTTCTTGGCATCAATCCAATTAGTGAATATGTATTGAACCATGCTCTGATCAAGCTCTACGCTGTATATGATGTCAAGATACAAAAGCAGATCGTAGATGCTTTTCCTTTCAGCCTCTGACCCTTTCAGTTTGTTCATGAACTCGTATAAAATATCAGCCTTGTCAATCTGACGTTGTTTCCTGATATCTACGGCCGTAGTCTTGTCTTCTACACAATAATAAGATTCGACATACATCGGATTACCGTCTTCCTCTTTAGGAGTAAGAGACTTGGACAAAATAGCTATATACAGCTCAAATAAATCACGAACGTCATTAGTGTAGAACAAACGACCATCATACAAGTCAATTCTGTAAGAATCCCAGAAATCGAAGTTCTTTTGGTCCAGGTCCTCATTGACAGTTTCTTCAAACGGATACCGAATATTCTTAATACGCATATCCATTTCATTCCTCTTGTCTTCAAGTGAGTAACCTTTATAACATGCTGAATTGATGAAGAAACCGGTATCATACACCCTAAGAGCCTTATCCCATCCACAACAAGATACTGTCTTATTACCAGGGAAAGGAGTCTTGGAAATGCCTCTTTCCTGATATCCGGAAGGAGCTTCTTCATCCATCTTACCTGTTATAACATAAATAGAGTCGGAATATATCTTCATTCCTCCTACGGTAGCCAGCAGTTTCTTAGACTCATGGCTTTCTTCAAAAATCTTTTTTCCCATCTTTTTTATATATCCTACGTCTTTTCATATATGAAAAGACTATGTTAGAAACTTAGAAACAAAATTTGCGGCCGGTTTTAAAGCCGACCGCAAGTTAATATTAAAAGTTATGATTACAAAGAGCTTGGTAACAATTCAATTGTTACGAACCGACTGGTATCTTTTACCCAACAAGCCGATACAGAGTGGCACCAGAATTGTTCTGACATACGAGGATGACTGGATACAATTTCTTGAGCCGATACCCTGGATGACCATCTACCTTGTTCGTAACCCCACCACATAGAACCAATATCAGGCTTAACGTAGAATACGTTGCTGTTGATATTACCAATACGAGCTTCGGCTGAAGCAGGAATGCCGGCAAATGCATTGGAATATTCAGGAGCGGTCAAGTCTTCCATGATACATGAATATGATGTGATAGGAGTCATACCGTCTACCAACTGGCTTCTATCTACCATATCAACGTAATCCAAAGAAGGTTCGTGTTCTACAATGACCTTACCAATACCCGGAATAGTAACACCCTTGATCTTTACAGTTCCTAATTCAAGAGCATCATTTGATCCTGTTACCGGATTATTGATGATACGTTCTGTACCCATAAGCGGAGCCAAGGCACCTAATTGAGAGAAGAACTCATCGCGGAAGATTTCAACGATGTTCTTATAAGCCATAGCACCTACCTTGAATTTCATTACACGATTTTCAATCGGCATATCGCTACGACCACGGAAAATATAGTCGGCAGCAGCCAGGAAGTGTTCACGCTTGATACCACCCGGACGAGCGTAGGAAATAACGAAACCACGACGCAGTTGGTGATACAGGCCTTCGTTTTTCATCAAAACACCATTATGACCCTTGACTCTACCACCGCGCATGAACATAAGTTCGTATGCTTCCATCTTAGCCAACTCAGCCAAACAGAACAGAGATACTGTATTGGCTACACGAGCCGTACGCATATCAATGCTTCCATCACCAAGACGAGAACCGATGATAGCATAACTTGCATCACCTCCTCTGATTTCAGAAAGCTGACGAACTTTCCGGTAAGCCTTGTCTATGAAATTCTGTGTACGTTCATCCGCATAAGCCAAAGACTTAATACCGGCATACATAGTCGTTTCACCTTCAACACCACGGTGTCCACCAAGCGTAAATTCACAAGTCATAGAACCGGCCTTAGAAGCACCTCCTACGCCAGAGAACTGAGTAGAGAACTCACCAAGAACGTTTGTTACCTTCCAGTATTTAATACCGGCACGAAGCATGTCTTTCGGGAAGTATTTAGCACGAGAACGGCCCCACAACTTACACCAGTATCTCCAGTTTTCACCTTCTTGTTTCGGAGGACGCTCTGTAGAGATAAGAGCCTGGCAACCGTTAATCACATCGTAAGTAATAACATCTCCTTGTTTAAATTGTGCATTCAACACAATTTCGAAGAAGCTTTCATCAATACCAGGTTTTGCATACTTCAAGGAAGTGTCCTCTACAGTAACAACCTCATACGTTTCTGATACCGGAAGATCATAACGGAATGAACCATTGATACCATTTACGGTAATAGTAGCATCCTGTTTGATCATACCCATATACATAGGCAGAGGATAGTTTGTAATGTTAGAAAACAACTCAAGCATACCCAAATGGTTCTTATCCGGATCTTCGTAGTACCAATCTTCTAAAGAGCTAAGATCGTGTTCTACGATACTTTGCTTAACGACTTTAGCGTCGGTATATCCAATCACCGTGTCACCATTCATGGTGGCCGGGAATTTTTTTGTTAAAAGTACATTAGCCATGAACGAAAAAATGTTTTAATTTTTAATCTATACTGATTTCATCGAACTTCACACCTTGAACTTGATCACCTTTATCATCTACCGGAGCCACCCTCTTGTCTTTATTTGTATGGCTGATGAGCTTATAAATTTTCTTTTTCTCATCAACTACAGCTTGATTCGACTTCTGTTTTATGAACTCTCCTGGGTTCATAAGAAACATAATCAAATCTGGCGCTTCTTCCGGATTCATCATCATCTCCCTTACCCTATTAAATGCTTTGGTAATTCCGGGATTCGATTCAGAAGGTTTTAGGGCAAAATCAAGAGCTTTAGATACCATAGTGTCATTTAGCTGATACTTTGCCTGGATAGAAGACTTAAGGTCTTTCTTATACCTTCTAAAATCTTCTGCATCCTTCGCCTTCTTTTCGGCAGCCTCTTTAGTACGTTGCTGGATAATATCATCCATTCTCTTATCAAGCTCAGCCTTGTACTTTATAGCCTTTGCTTCAACATACTCTTCACCTTTATTGATAATGCCTTTGAAAAACTCATCAGCTTCATCTTTAGGCAACCCAAGAAGATCAACATAATGGCGAACGATCTTTATCTGATCTGCTTTGTTTTCAATGTCAAGCTTTTCTATAGGAGCGACATTCGTATCATATTGCTTAAGAATATCAACGATATTCGCGCCGGCCTTATCAGCCTGGATAAGCTTCTTAGTAATATCAGAAACAGAGGTAACATCTATCTTATCCTTAACAATGTCCTCTTTCTGGCTTTCAAGGACTGTAGATAGTATGTCACACAACGAATCTTCTTTACTAAAATCAAGATCATTGATAGTAATCTCTTCACCATTTTCACCGCTAAACACCACATCTTTCAAATCGGGAATGATTCCCCTTGAAGAAAGGGCATCCAATACTTTTCTGTAATTGACAACCGGAACCTCTACCTGATCCTGATTAACGTCAACTACATTCTCTTCTCCTTTTTTATCCTCTTTAGGATCAGGAGTAGGATCAACAACCAGCTCTTCTTTAATTTGAGAACCTTCTTCTACAGGCTTCTCATCTTTTTTAGCCGGTTCATTACCATTAATAGGCAGAATATCTTCTTCCCTATTATAAACATCATCAATCGGACCGATACTAAAAATATCGTCCAATTCTACTATTCCATTTTTTTCTAATTTTCCCATACTGCAAAAATATTTAAATACCTATATTTCAGATAAAAAACTTATAAGTGTTTAATCTCCACTAAAAATTAAATATCCCCAAATTTTATTAGAGATTTTCTAATGAAATTTGGGGATATTTAATCCTTAATTCTTATTGATTCCGGCTACATACCTTTTAGTGGCGTCTTCCCTCGCTCGTTGAGCAAGCTCTTTGGATTTTAATTTTAACTCTTCCATTTTCATTCTCATTTCATCATCATGAAGTTTGGAATCGTTTTCGAGCTTCTTATCCTCTATCCTTTCCTTGCTTTCTATATCAGCTTGCCTTACGGTCTGATCTGAAACAGAAGCCAGGAAGTTGAGGGAAGTGGCGTCGCTCTTGGCGTCCGCTGCCCTGCCTGCTGCCTGGATCTTCTCTTGAAGTATCCTGTATTGACCTTTCTTGTCTTCCAAAGCAAGTTCATGCTGACGTTGCTTATCCTTCTCAGCAGCTTCAGCTTGTATCTGTTGCTGGTTAAGCTGCATCTGATTCTGTTGTTGCTGCTGCATCTGACGCTCGTTGTATGCGCGAGTATTCCTTGCATTCTGTATAAGCTCTACCATAGAATCTGATGTGAAGATAGATGCAAGATCGTAAATATCGCCTCCGGCTGTATTTAGCTGCAACATAAAGGTCTTGAACTTTTCAAGCTCATCCCTTTTCTTCGAGTTGGATAAAGCTTGAACACCAAGATGCCTTAGGCTAAGACCGTCGGTTCCTATAGATAAAAACGCTCTGGTAAGGTCACTTTTTGTGTACATTACAGAAATATCCTTTCCTTCTTCCTGGCATTGTTGAGCAACGGCCAGATGAAGATCGAGAGCCCGTTTCTTGAAATAACCGAAGTTATCAAAGTATATCTGTGTTTGTAACATAGATGCCGTAACGCCCTGCTGGACTCCGGTGGCAGTCTCATACCTGTTGGGGCCGTTAATTACTTGAGGCGTGATACCAACCATTTCAAAACACTTCATCCTCGACCATTCAGCAAGCTCCATTCTTGTTTTAAGCTGCTCTGTCTGCGACAAATCATAGACGGCAAACTGGTTGAAAGGAACACCGCCTTTCGTATTTTGAGATGAGGTATCTAATGTCAGAGCACCAACAGACTTAGCCACATCAAGAAGATTAGCCCATATATCAGCCACATCTTCACCCAAATCCTTGTATTCACTTGGAACCAGATTTATATCCCCTAAGAAGAATTTACCGATCTCCTTTTCAAGAATATTGTTTATCTGATTTATGGAGAAATTATAAAATATTTGATATGGCTGAATCCTGTTAGCCATAGAAGTACCGATATATCCGGCAACGGGTAGAACAAAGTCATAGATGTTACTATCCCCTTTTATCTGGTGATCGATAGGCTCGCCATCCAGATACAGGTTGTCCTGAGCAAGAGCCCCTCCACTGATCTTAACTCCGTATCTTACCTGTGGAACGTAATCTACGAAATAAGTGTTAATCTCTGGGTTCTCCATTCCTTTACTCATGGTTCTGGTAATTTTCTTAATACCATTTTCCTGTAAAAAGTCCTGAAGAAGCTCATCAGTTACCATCTCGGTAGTTACTAATCCGGTCTCAGTTTGGTAGGTAATTACATACACTTGAGCCGGGGATACCCAGTATGATTCAGTTACCTGATACAAATCACTACGAACATGTTCGTCACTTAAGCTCTGAGCACGGTTATAGTAATTACCATGCTCTAAATTTGGCATGAATCTGGTTCTGTGATATTCGTTGCCATTACTATCGTATCCGGTATATGTGCCGGCTGGAATACCGTAATAATCTTCATAAGATTTTATAGAGGCATAATCATTATATCCTTTCCAAGGTATTACCTTATTCTGATATAACATCCCTACACTCGCCGATTTGGATAAACTTACATAGCTCCCATTATCACCATTATGATAAGTACCATTGAAATTATCAGCACCCCCTATAAGCTTCTGCTTGTCTTTCGCCGTAAGAAGATGCCCCCACCTTACTATAATATCATTGGCAGTATAATAATGAACACGACCAATATAATCCCCATATTGAGGATACTTGCTATCTAATGTCTTAGAATAAAACGTATTCAACGGAGACCACCTCTCCGGCTTATAATAGTCGTATCCTACATGATAATTTCTAAAGCAACGACCGGTAAGAAGATAGTCAATGAAATTCTCGGTGTCTATCTCATCCATGTAAAAACGCCCCCTGTCCGCTTCAAGCGTATGAGAACCCCATATGACCTCGGCAGTCTTCCATTTTGTATTCATGAAATTCTCTATCTCAGGAGGGGTCATAGAAGCTTTCACCTCTTGTATCTGTTGAGCATAAGCCTGCTTTTCTTCTTCGTTGGCGAAATTATTATAATCTGGATCCAATCCCCTATTTAACAACTCTTGCCTAACCCTTCTGTCCAATTCCTCTCTAATGTAATTATGAAGAAGATTCTCCTTCGTGGCAGAATACTGATTCACTTCAGATTCGTCCAATCCAACTACATTATACTTGTCAGAAAGGTTACCCAACCATCCTACAAAAGCATTTACAATCGTACCTATTATATCATAATGACGTAAGAATGACGGAATATTCACATTATCCCTTATAGACTGAACATCCTTAAGATAAGGAATTACATCTTTCAGTTCCATAAATGACAGCTTGCCTTCCATCATCCTATAAAAATCCTTGAACTTTTGGTTCTCATCAAGCTGCTTCAAACCAATCAATTCAAGAGAATCCATAGTGGCTTTAAACCACTCCTTGGTTTTTCTCTTGGTAGGTATAGCCTGCACCGGCAAACCTGAAAATACTCCTCTGGCCGGAAAAGCCTGATCTCTGTTAAAATACTCCATGAGCTATGTTATGAAAAATATTAAATTCAATAAAATCTATTATGTTTCTTTATAAGTTTCCAAATATACTCATTTCGTAAAATACATTCGTAATCCTTACCGGGTTAAACAATAACCCTCTATCGATTATCCTACGAATTGATTCACAGGAATCACCGACTACTTTTCTCATAATGTTTAATGCCCCATTGACATCTGCATTTATGAGTTTTCCTACTGAAGATTGAAATAATCCTCGTTTCTTTCTTCTTCCTAAATAGCTATCATGTTTTCCTATCTTCTCAAATGCCAATGAATCACATTTTGAAGTATATGACTCTTCATGAATAACTATTTCAATACCAGCTAATTCACATCTATATTCTAAGTAACTTACCAATCTCGCAAAAGGGATTTGTGTGAATTTCTGGTTATTCCTTTTTCCCATATTCACATTCTGTTTCCATCCCTTGTTATAGCCTACAACTAATTTTGTTATCTTAGAATCGACAAGCAAATCAACTATCTTTCTACTGATTTTATGAAAGACATCTTCTATGTACTGTTCCCTATCATAATATAATTTCTTTATTCGCTTTGTTATTCCTTTTATCTTTTGTAAATCCTTGATACTATTTAATTTAGCAAGTGTTTTATTAAATAATTGATTGTATGATTTAACAAATTTACCACTAAACAAAACAGTAAAATCCTCACTTACTAATGTTGCAAGATTATCAATCCCTAAATCGATTGAAGCAACTTTCTCTTCCCTACATTTAGATACTCCAGTATCTTTTACCTCATAAATGATTTCTATTTTATATCCACACGCTAATGGTTTTATTCTAATCTGTTTGAAATCTTTTATCAAATCAGAATACTTTTCATATTGAGGAATACTTATTGAAATATCTTTTGATAGGATTATTTTTCCATCTTTTATTTTGCAACTCTGATTCGTGTAATACAAATTAAATTCAGATCCTCTTTTTCTATAACTTGGAAGGCCTGGTTTTTCCCTATACTTATTATAATTTTTCTTGTAATCTTGGACCGATTTGTAGCAACCTTTAATGTTTTTATCAAGAATACGAAGAATTTGTTGTGAACATTGCGCCTTTAATAATTTGTAATTAATATCTCCATCCAAATTCTTGGTATTTTTCATGATAGCCTCAAGTTCAAAATAGGACAACCACTTATCTTCTTTAGAAAGTGTTTCTCTGAAAATATACAATGCCTGATTGTACAAGTTGTTGCTAATCTTGCATAAAGATGATATATTTTCATTTTGTCCTATGTTAAACTTATATACTAATCTCATGATTTTTAATACATTAAATGCTATTTACAAACCATATATCTAAGATACATATTCCATTTATATTACAGAATAGAATCAATTATTTTTAATGTTATTTTACATTATATGTTTTTTCACAAAGATAGGTAAATTGTTCTACCTATCTCATTTTGTAAGGGTTATGTCTTCTTACCGTAAATCCTTTAACCTGCTCTGTCTTCCTACGTTCTCTCTTCTTTTGATTCTCCTTCTGAGTCGTACTTTCAGGCATGTAACCCATATCATCATAGTACTTAGCCAGAAGAAGAGCGTGGCCGAAGGCTATGATACGGTCGGTGTTGGTCCCAGGACCGAAGGCTATGATCTCATCAAGAAGTTCTATATCAGGGATACGGTAAATACCTTTCTGTGTTATTTCATTACCATCATCATCATACCCAACAACAACATCCTCCCAGCAATATTGAATAACGGTATTGAAAAGCATGCGCTGATTGGGAACCGTAGGAGCCAAACCGAGCTTGTTGTTCTGACGGGCGCCAGCACGGATAATCTTACCGGCAAGACGTTCGCCATCTTCCAGCAACATAAGCTGCTTATTTCGTCTCGTAAGATAAAATTCATACATTCGGTCGGCATTCTCCATAAGACACTTGGCCCCATACGCTTCTTGAAGTATTTCACAATTCCTACAAAAATCATCGGAAGATGGAGGACGTGATGCGTATGATGCTACTATGCAATAAGCAAATGGATCGTTGATTTTTACATATCTTTTAAGTACATAAAACGAACCAACAGAATCAGTATCAGCCTTGTCAGATTTATAGGGGTCAAGCGATGAGACATAAGTGTAATCAAAAACACCTCCTTCTTCTGGTGGATCCTCATATATAACAACAGGAGAATCTATGTTACCACCTTGAAACGGATAATCGGCAAGCTGCTTATCGCTAAAATTATACCCCATTTTCATGCCGTCTATCTGATAAATATCCACTGTTTTACCAGGCCTACCTTCTTCAAGAAGACGGCTTTTGTGCTTCAACGCATCTTCTACAGGGAACCTATTTACGTTCGTATTAAGGAAACAATCATCTATAGACAAAGGGAATGCCATTCGTTCCTGGACGTATAAAGCCCTATCCTTTTTGACAAGTTCGTCAAGACGCGATTTTATTATTCCAGTATTTTTATCAAAGTCTGAAACTTTTATTTTTATCTTCTTAAGACCGGGAGCATTCTCTACTCCAAGATACTTATCAAGAGTCGTTTCCTTCTTCTCATACGCATGAGACATCTGGGCCGGAACAAAGCATCCGGATTTACATATACGCCATGTTGGTTTAATAACTCTCTTATTTAGAATATCATAATTCATTATAATAAATCCATATTCGTCCGGAGAGTTCATGATTTTCTGTGCATCTTGAGACTTTTCTACGTTACCTCCAGTATTGTGGGTTATAATACCATTTGCTATATAAGTGTGAGTATCTGATGCAGTGAGGTTGTAAACAGGCTTAATTCCTATATACTCTATCTTATCTATCCTTTCTATTATCACTCCATCTAAATATTTTGACCTAAAAGATCCAAATGTGCTAAAATTAGAACCGAATTTCCTTATAGAATCAAGTTTCTCTCTTCTATATCCTATATCTGTTCCAATTATATCACAATATTTAAGCATGGATAATTTATCCAATATATTACATACATATGAATCAAGAATAATTGATCTATCTGCTGGATTTTTAGATGAGCTATAAGAAATAGTACTATGTATTCCAAATTTAAAAAGAACATCCTTTACTTCTTCAAGAAGATGCCTATTACAAGATCCTAAACTTATACGATGATCCCTATTATTGTTATTAGAATAAAAAGTAGCATCAGCATCAAAATACCCCCTAATCATCATAATAACATCCTCTCTTCTATATGAATGTATATTTAAAGGAAGTGTTTTGTTTTTTTTAGTCTGACCATATATACCAAGTTCCCTTAACTCATGGCATATACCTTTTATTCTTATTTCCCTATAGTCTTTTCCGTCCTTAGTCTTATACTGTTTCTCTATACAACACTCATATTTAGATCGTATATAATCATACACCTCATCATCACTGGTAGACACAATAGGAGTCTTATCAAAACCATAGCTCCCATCCCCTATTAGAATGCCAACAAGGTATGGATCAAACATTTTTTTATCTCCCCATATATCCACACCATCTGATACACATATTTTACGTCCAACTCTAAGAGAATCAGCCCTTCTAAAATCAGATCCAAAGTACCTAAATTTACCCTTCCTTTTCTTTACAACAGTCAATATGGGATGATCCCCACTACATTCAAGTACCCTTCCTCTTTTTGTTGTTATTCTATAACACTCTTTCTCGGCAGGAGGTTTCATCCATGTTATGTCTTGACTTACAGCTTTTGATGATATATTATCGAATCCTATTATTCCATCTTCTTGTTTTAAATCCTCTATCCTACACGGTTCTCCGTTTGATTTGTACACTATTGTACCAGCACAACAACATCCAGCCATCAAACAAACGCCCCTCATTCTACCATGCATCATATGAGCCGGCCTACCGGCAAGCCATGCTCCAAGCACCGGAAATTTACCTACCTCATCATATATAGACGTATATGGAGTTCCACCTGCGGTCTTCAATGATCCTCGTGTCTTTCCATCATCAACGTTGGTGATTCTTATTCTGGCATGAACATCACGTTGATTATTGATGTTTCTTGTACCTAAAACAACTTCTTTAGTCCAGTCGTTACCGGTCCTGTTTATAGTAAGATAAGGAGGAAGATTATCAAGTCCAAACTCAAGATACTCTCCCATATTGGCAAGGTCTTCTTTACTTGCTCCAATAACATTATGCGTCAAATTGTACGTCATTGTAGCATTACGAGCCAGAAGAGAGCTCATTATGGCCGTATTGTGAGTAACGATGTAATTGGTGGTCAAAAATAAATGAGAATCATTATCAACGGTTATACAAGTGGCATGCTCCTTTCCGTATATTGATATGGATCTTATTTTTAATTCCTTACGATTCCTTGATAGTATAAGTTTATTTCCCTCCAATTTAGCATACCAACCTGAAGCCCAAAACATACGTTGTACAAAATTTATGACATCCATGTCAATATGAGACAACATAAGCTCTTCTTCTCCGGTTACTACGTTTCTGAAAGAACGAATGAAGTTTTCTATAAAATCTTTTTTTTGATCTATGGACGATCTTAAAAATTTCTTACAAATGTATTTATCGAAAAACATATCCCCACCATAGCCACCGAGATAAGCCGCCAGCATCGAGGCGTAGGCCGACGGAGGAACCGGCAGCTTTGCCGTAGGGTAGTTCAGGGCCTCACCTACTGGAATAGACATACTCTTATAATCCAATCCGGCTATGGCTTTAAGACTCCTAACATGCCATTTTCCGCCATGATTGACACGCCATTGATGATTACCGCAGCAAATAACATTACGACCGTCTTCGAATACGACTCTGTAGGTGGTTACTTTCCCTTGAGGGTAGACACCTACGACCTCTACCAAATTCCCTTTATCGTCATATATCTTATCCCCTACAACGATATTTCCTATCATCTTTTCCCGGTCCTCAAGATAAAGTATCTCAGAATCAAGAAGGGCTTTTCCAAAACGACGGCACCCGAACATGAATATTCCTTTATTCTCTTCTTCAGCCTGCTTTAGAAATTCGGCAAACATCCATTCATTATCACGAAGCTGCGAATTTCCAGGAATACGATCATCTCCTACGTCAATCATCATCTTCCAGAAATTGATATGCCAGTATAGCCAAGGATGAATAAATACCCCATTTATGGTAACACCGTTAAGGATTTTCATAGCCTCATTCTCCCAGAATTGCTTGACATCATCGTCTTGCTCTTCATAAGAATAAAAGTCATTCCATAACGGAATATCGTTACCCATATTTATATAAAGTTCTTTACTGTTAAAATTCATGACAAAACTACTTATCGAGCTTGCTCTTAGCTTCATTCTTAACAAAAGACTGAATACCTGATACTGTTTGTCCTCCTTTTAGGCTTTTCTTGTTTTTGGCAGCCTCAAGCTGATTATAGACATCCATTATCCCACACATCTTAATATAAGATTCAGTCCATTGCATTAAGCTATCAGACAAGCTCTTTTGAAACCTAAATTCTTTCTCCCTCTTATCGGAATCTTCTATTTTATCCCAAGGGTTTTCAGATAGATAACGTTCAGCCTTATCTATCTGATCCCTTAGCACAAGAAGTTTCCGATCTACGTAAGAGACATCATTGTTAGTCGGCTTTCTTACCTTCATTATTAATAATTTTTAAAAAATCCTCATACTGAGACTTAAGCATATTAAACCTGTCTTCAAGAGAAGAGGGATCAACACGATACTTACACATGTTTTTTATTCCTTCCTCAACAGATTCGTCTTTGAATACAACAGAACCAGTATTATTATCAACGTACATAATAAAATCTGATTCTCCGTCATTTACTATCCTATCAAGAACCTTCTTACTGTCATCATCTACATTGAGATCATGACCGGCGTTAATAGATAACCTGTAAACGGCCTTTATAGAAGAAGATACTTTCAGCATCTCTTGTTGATACAAGTTGGTCATAAACGACTTTTCCTCCAAATCAATAAAGTCTTCTAACTCTATGTTGTTTTCCTCATCCTTCTTCCTAATAATATCCTTAGTTATCTCTTCCATCTCCTCTCCCACCTTATCTTGCGCAGACAGTAGATGGTTGTAATAAGAAATAAGATGTTTTATATCTGAATCAAAATCAATCTTCTTCATTATCAAGAACCTTTTTATCATGAATAATAACGTCCATCAACTCCATTGATAAATTATAATCAGCCACTTCAAAAAGCTCGCTGTCTGTCAACGTCCTTAAAAAAGAAACAGACAATCCTCTTTTCTTTGCAAAAGATCTAAGTACGGCATAGAGAATGTCCCCGGCAGAATAATCGGGGAGATCGTCACAAGATGCCTGCAACATAGAAAATAAGGACTTCCTTTTATCCTCGCATTGTGAATGCCTTGCTTTACCACATCCGCCCATAATTTAACTTTTTTGAATTATAGTACCTTCAAAATTAAACGGAATCTTTTCCTCTTTTTGAGACCCATCTTTTTGATAGTGAATAGTCATGTGCTTTACGAATCTTCCTATTCCAAATCCTGCTGTATGTATCTCTATATTGAACTTAAAGTGACGTGAGTCAATGATATTCAAATTAGATGACGTACAACCACAAGATGTCTCTGATGCTGTTATCTTCATATCATGCTTCGACTCAAGAACGAATGAAAACCTTATACTGTTCCCTTTTTCTACCGGTTCGAAAATGATTTCAAAAGATTTACCGTCTTTAGAGAGGTCAATATTGTATTGCTTGTCATCTGTAGAAATAACATTAAATTCATCAGAATCCATTGTAATAAGTTCTAACCTGTTCCATCTTGACTTCTCATCATAAAAATCAATAGAATACTGACGGTCCATCCACGAAGGACGGGGAAGCCCCTCCCCAAGCGCACATTCCTCTGTCTTGCTCCAGGCCTTCTGCTTGATGAAGCACGTACATACCGAACAACGATTTTTACCTATTTTCTTGCTTACGTACAAAGAAAGAGGAAGCATAGAGTTAGGGACGTTCTTGGTATTGAATTTACATCCTTCACACTTTTCAAGACGTTCCTTGTACCAATCAGGATAATCTTCTTTTTTTCTTGGAAGTTTTTTTAATATCGTATCCATAAAAGCATCGTATATAACTTCCGCTTGCAAAATCTTTTTCATGACTTATCTGTTAAATTCCTGTTCTTGAATATTTTGTATTTCACTAAAACTATGACCCTTACGAGATTTAAAGATAGATAATTTGTTGTGTTTTATCAACATATCCCCACCTTTTATCTCACCTGAGTCATAAGCATCCTTTATCATCCTTATCTTAATATCAAGACACTGAAGTTCTTTTTCCTGATACTTAGATAATTTTTCTACCTTGGATTTAAGACGCTCAAGATTGTGTTTGCGCCTCTCCATCTCATGAAGGTTACAAACCATATCGCCTACATACGGGAACGATACAGACACGTTATCTGTGTACGTACATAAGTTATTAGCATAAGAAATACTGGCTCTGAAAACGTCACGTATTTGGTTTCGGTCGTAAACGCCCCCGGTCTTATCCATCACATCATCTATAATATGTGACTCAAATGATATAGGGAAATCATTCTTCGGCATCTGATTCAAAAGTTTTCTTTCTGTAAAATAAAGAAACCAACGCACATTGATCTCTTGAACCCTCCAATACAAAAAGACGGCGCATGTTCTCTATATCCGGGCACAAACACCTTGTCCTGTAATTCCCTTCACGGTCAATCAAAATACCACGCTTCTTCATCTCCGTATCCAAAACCGATACATATTGAAGATCGGTACTGAAACAATGAGAAAACTTCTTCTTGGTCTCATACGAATATCCAAACACAAAATAATAGGCAAGAAGATTTAAGTGCCTCGCATCTATGACATTCTTCTCATTACCATAGGCCATTAGGTATCCGTTATAAAACAGAAGTATCTTCTTAGCCATATCTACCGTATTGGAATAAGGTACTAAAAGCCTATAAGCCCTATTACTAACATCTTTTTTATCACTTTCTTTCATGAGATTATCGTTTTGATACAAAAATAAAGATTAAGAATTTATAAATTCAAAATTAACGTATTTTATGACAATGGATTCAGGATTTGTCCCGATATTTGCACTGTAGCATTAAAAAAATAAGATTTTGTTATTTGATATTCATTATTTGTTTCTATATTTGCTGTACGTTACAGATTCAGGAAATAAATAGATAATGAATGATAAAAAATATTAATTGTCTTTCATTGTTTGTTTGTTTCTCAAATCTGTAACGGGGTTTTGGGTTTTTCCGAACGAAAAAGACATGAATCGGATGGATATCCCCAAAAATCCATCCGATTTTTTTTTGTTACGATATTCCGTAAAGCCCCTGCTTTTAAGCATGGTATCAATGATTATTTTGATTATTTATGTATTTTTTTTTAATAAATATACTTCGGAAGGGCATTTCCGAATTGGAGAGCAAGAGTAATTCCAGCGATAGTAATATCGGGGTTTCTTGCGTTTGTATCCAAGAATCCCATTTGCTTTAGCGATGGGAGTATGTCAAAGATTATGAAGCTACAATTAGGTAGAAATATTAACATAAGTCTTAGACTTTTGGAACAGTGGTCAGATGATTCGCTGTTCATGGAATTGTATGCTTTATACTGTATGATAAAAATCTCCCGCCGGGATTCGAGAATAAGATTCAAAAACCAGAAAGATCTTCTTCATAAACTTGGAATCGGGTATTCGAAGTTCAAGAACATGACAGGACATCCGATGTTTGACGAACTGTTCCGTATTACGGATAGTACGTTTGTCGCAAGAAGATATCGTGTTAATGGCGTACAACTTACTCTCGGATGCGGGAAAGTGAATATTCCAAAGAATAGGATTTTAATTAAGATAAAGAAAAATGAAATAACAAACCATGAAAAAGTCCTTGACAGGATAAGAGAGGCGATGTTTGTTAATTTAGTCAAAAACAATGAGTCTGTACTGAACAGTGGAGAGACAAACTCTCGGGCGGAAGTCGTAGACGGAAGCCACTCGTATTATGGATTAATTGATTCGACGATAAGTAATAAAACAATTGCATTGTACTTGAATGTAGGACTAACAAAAGCGAAAGAGATTGTCGGTATGGCGATACAAGACAAGCTCGTAAAAAGGTTCGAAAACATACAATTTATAACATACGTAGATAATCCTCGTGCTTACATTGAAGCAAACGAACATAACTACCCAATAGGTAAGCTGATTCCGGTATATAGGCACAGAGCTGTTTTCTGGCAAATAGCAAATACCTGGACCTTGTATAAAAAAGGAGCAACAAACAGGTGGTATTTTGGAGAGAAGGATATAGAGAAAGGAGAAAAAGAAAAAGTGAGTAAGAAAGACGATTTCAATTTCTTCTTAAAAGATAATACTCATATCCTACGTTTCCTAAACGCAGAAGAAGTTGTTTCAGAAAATGGCGAAATCCTTGGCATAGATCGTAAAAAGACAAAAGAAGAAGAAACAAGGTCATTGGCTTCTTCTATGGCTAAAGAAGCGCACAAAGACTTCTGGGACGGATATGAGCGAAGTACACAAAACCAAATTATAAGAAAGTACTATCGCGCTATCATAGCAGAAGATAAGAAGCGAAGAATGGACATGTTCTTAAACCGTCTTAAACAATCATACGACAAGGTTAGCGCGTGGAGTAAGGAGAAGGTAGCCACGGTAAAGGCAGGCATGGCTGATGCAGAAGCCTGCTGTGCTGAGGTGGGGACGTCCGTTGCCGGGGTCTGCGGTAGGGTAAGTAGGAGAATGAAAACCTATAACAATACCGATCCTGACAAAAAGGCAGGTTTTAATGAGGTACGGGATATGTATGCTGAGTTCGCCGGCGATATGGCTAAAGCGGTGGGATCGGTAAGCGAAGACATCTATACGTATGTTAAGGCAGAACAGTTTAAGGAAAAGATAGGGAATATGGATATATCGATCCAATCATTACCTAATATTAGTATAACAGTAGATAATGATAAAGAATTAGAGGGTGAATCCATATTCAAGGATATACCATTTGAAGAACTATCATTCTATAGTGATACCTATCTTTATCCTTCATCTCAGTACTCATCATTATAATGTTTGGTACTTGAGAGAGGGTCTGTTCTTAGTAGTCGCCAACAGAGCCGAAAAACGATAATCTCGTAGAACATCAACGGAAACACCCGTTAGCCACTACTATGCCATTACTGCACCCATACTAAACCACATTACTGTCTGTCACAAAGAAACTTATCCAACTTATTATTTCTTTTTAATCCTAACTAATTCATTTTATATTTTATGTTTTATTTTATTTTCATACTTTTGTTTTGTAGAACAAAATCAGAAAAAATATGGCTATAAGTTACGACAAAAAAATCATGGAGTGCGTTCTTCGTTCAGTTATGTCCGAATGTAATGTCGCCCAGGGAAAGGCTATTAAGTCTATTTGTAAGTCACCAAAACCGCTGTTTATAACCGGTAAAGGAGGAAGTGGAAAAACAACGTTCCTTAAGCGTATTATACCGGCATTAAAAAATGCGGTTGTTGTAGCTCCTACAGGTGTTGCTGCTGTTAATGCAGGTGGTCAAACCATTCATTCATTTTTTAGAATAGGAATGCAGCCGTATATACCTGAAATACGAAAAGGTGCGTTTATGGATAACTGCGAATATAAATTCAACGGAGGTTCGGAGAAGATTTTACAGAATATAAAGTATCTTATCATAGACGAGATTTCTATGGTTCGCCCTGATCTTCTTGACAACGTAGCTGATATACTTCGTCATGCAAGAGGAGACAAGGATCCGTTTGGCGGCGTGAAACTTATTATGGTAGGCGACCTGTTTCAGCTTCCTCCTGTGATTAAGGAGGATTTTTTTAGAGAAATATACGATACATCTTATTTCTTTAGCTCGAAGTCTCTTATGGCTTCTGGTATGGAAATGGTTTCTTTTGAAAAAATATATCGTCAGAAAGATGAGAAGTTTATTAGTGTCCTTAATAAGGTGCGTGATGGGCAGATGGATGATGATGTATTTGATACAATAAACAGCAGATGTATTCAGTTTGATAATAATCAAGGATATGTTGAGATTGTAACTACCAACTCAAAAGCTACGGCTATTAACGAAATGAGAATATCATCGTTACCAGGCTCTTTAATAAAATTAGAAGCTGTTATAAACGGTGATTATCCTAAAGATGCTCCGGTTGAAAAAACTCTTTTCTTGAAAGAAGGATCAAGAGTTATGATAACAAGAAACGGAGGAGAGTACTTCAATGGCTCTCTTGGTACTGTATTATCTATAAAAAAGGGGGAGATTGAAGTAGTCCTTGATAAACCAAAGGATGATGAGCATACTAAGGTTGTTATAACACCATGTTCGTTTGAGAAAGTAAAATACGTAAGAAACGGATATAAGATAGAATCTGAAGTAGTAGGAGCTATTATTCAGTATCCTATAAAAATAGGTTATTCTATCACGATCCATAAAGCTCAAGGCCTGACATTGGATGCGGCTATGATGGATGTATCTAATTCTTTTGAAACAGGACAGCTATATACGGCTCTTTCAAGAGTAAAGTCTCTTGATGGATTATATCTTCGTCAACCTATTCCTAAGACGGTAAAAACCAGCGATCAGGTGGTGATAAACTTCTATAAAAAGACTCTTGGTAATGGAGGTATTGTGAAACCGGTTCCAATGGAAGAGCTTGAAAAGTCAATGATTAATTTGTCAACCGGATCTGAAATAGATTTTGAAGAGTTTAATTTATAAAAAAATGTAGTTATGAAAACAAAAGAAGAAAAACAAAAGAAGTTTGTGACAGAATTTGAAATCAATGGAGAAAAGTATGGTGGATATATTTATGCTACAACTTTTTCCGAAGCTGAAGATTTTGTTAGACAAAGAAAAGCGACAGAGAAAGTTGTAGGTGGTCCGTGTTTAGAACAAGAAGAAATTAATCGTCTTTATAACCATTCCTCTTAGAATTTTTAATGATTCTTGTTTGTTGGCATAACCTTGAGATGGTGATACTATAGTATATAAGTACCTAATAAGAATATGGCAAGAGTAGATAAAATATTTCAAGACAATTTGGCTCTTATAATGAGCCAGCCGTGGGAAGAGGTAAAGCGACCGGTCTACGGTGACGGGACAGGCGTCAAGGTGAAGCGCATCCTACAAGTATGTAACCAGTACGATCTTCGTCGGGAATTTCCTCTTGGTTCACTTAGACCTACTAATCTTAAAAACTCCATAAAAGAAATATTGTGGATTTGGCAAAAAAGATCGGTAGACGTCAAAGATCTTGGTCTTCATATCTGGGATCAGTGGGCTGATGATAATGGAAAGATAGAAGGATGTTATGGAGATATGGTGAACAGACATGTTTATATGGGAACCGGAAAAGCTCCAGATGGTATGACAGATATCCATGATGGTCTTTACGGTTTTCTTAACCAAACAGATTTAATTCTTTGGTCACTCAAGAATGATCGTTCGTCAAGAAGAATAGTAGCATCCATGTTCGATCCTGAAACCAATGGACTAAAACCTCTTCAAGAATGCGCGTTCCAGATTAATTTATCTGTTAAAGGAGATGAGTTGTATATGACGCTTTATCAGCGCAGCCAGGATATGATTACAGCTTCTTACTGGAATGTAGCTCAATATGCGGCGTTGATGATGATGTTTGCTCATGACGCCGGGTTAAGGCCCGCAGTTTTCACTCATTTCATCCAAGATATGCATGTGTATGACCGTCACGAAGAACAGGCAAACGAGCTCCTCCGTCGCTCTCTTTTCGGCCCGGTTCCGCAGGTTACTATCTCGTCTCGTATGGAAGGGAAAGGATTTTATGATTTTGTAGCTGATGATTTTGAGGTATGGAATTATGAACCAAAGGAGCAAATCAAATTTGAGGTTGCGAAATGAAAATAAGCATAGATAGAAGAGCCAAAATGATTCCTATTATGGAAATCAGTTCCGGCGATGAAGTTAATATCGGAGGTTTTGATTATGTTGTTGAAAACATACTTCCGTGTAGGAAAGGCTCTTATGATGCGTATGGAATTAGGTTGGTCATGTCTTCTTACAAACATGGCCAACTTGTAAGAAAAGTAGATAGTGTTTTTTCTATCGATTCTATTTTAGTATTTCTCCCTAAAGGAGATTCTGTTGTAGTAGAGTGCTCTTATAGAGAACTTGAAGAATGTTTTCCTAAAATATAATTACAATGACGGGCGAAGAGAAATGTAACCGATGCGAGCAGTTTGGACCGAACGGTCTCACTGACTATCCATGTAAAAGGATTCTATCAAGGAACTGTCCTTGGTTTATAAAGATCTCGGATAAAAGATACAAAAAGATTCTTGCCGATAGGGTGAAAAGAATTAAGGAGAATGAGAAACTTAAGCAAGAGATGATGAAAGATCAGGATCTTGTTGAAGAAGTAAAACAAAATACAAAAATGTTAATTCAATGAAAAAGAAAAATACAAAACCAGAAGAAGTGGAAGTCGTTATTCCGAAAGAAGTAGAAGCTATTAACATATGTGGGGATATCAATAGTTTTATAAAACATATTATATATGTTAGCTTGGATAAGGTAAGTAGTGATAGGGCGTTTGTTAATAACGATGTTCTGTATATGGTTACATACGCATCTATAAAAGGTAAAAATATACCCGTTGGTGTATTAGCAAAACAAAAAGAAGCTGAAACAGAAGATATCGCTATGCCGTTTGAGGATATTGGAAGGGACGTAAATGTAGTGTATCCTATTGAAATAGGAAAGATGTTTAAAGGCTTTTACATTCTTGGTAACGGTGCTGTGGCTATTGATTACAAACTTACAGACAATGGAGGTTTTGAAGATGATGACAGCATTGGCAAAATTGACATGAATCTAAATTAGTGCATTATGATACTATATATAGCAGCAGATCCTGGAAAAGATGGAGCCATAGCCTGCATCGATCAGGACAGTAAACTAATATCAAGAATCTCCACTCCAAGAATATCAGTTTCAGGACCAGTAGACTTGACTAAAGAATATGTTTTTTGCCGGGATACGATCGTAGAAAACAATCCTGATAGAGTAGTATTTGTCATAGAGGACGTCCACGCACTGTACGGGGTCAGCACGTCCTCTACAGCCTCTCTCATGGAGAACAAAGGCCAGCTACATGGGCTGTTCCTGTCCCTTTGCATGGCATTTACGGACATAAGTTGCTCCGTTAATTTCATAGCCCCTAAAACATGGCAGAAATTGGTTTGGACGCATTCTGATAAGGTCATGGAGGCCAGTAAGGTGAATACTAAGAAAACGTCATTGGCTTGCGCTAAAAGGCTGTGGCCAAACGATACGTTCGTTAAAAACGAAAGATGTAAGACCGCCCATGACGGTATAGTTGATGCGATGCTTATAGCAGAAGCAGCAAGAAGAACAATTTAATCTATTTTAAATCATTTTAAATCCAATTAATTCAAAATTAGATTTTAAAATAATACATTTGCAGTGTTAGATAATCATAATCGTAGGTTTTAAAAAATGAAAGTAAGAGTTCCTGGCATACTAATGAATGAGAAACTTTCAAACATTTCAAAGATGTTTGATAAGGTTCTAAAGGATTGTGTCACATCGAATATAAAAATTACTTTATATTTTGATCATATCCGGATACAAGCCATGAACGAACGTATAACATATACGGATGATATTTTCGATGTGAATACTGATATTTCTTGTGACCATAAGTTTTCTCTTTTAGTAGATGCCGGGACTCTTATTTCGTTTTTTAAAAATCATAACCAGGATATAGAGATAGAGATTAAAAACGATTACAGTATCGTTTTTAAATACGATAGAGGATCTTTTTCTTCTACTTGGATTGAGGATAAGGCTTTCCCTGATTTCTTTTATCCTGTAGGTGATGGCATTCGTGTTATGAGCTCATCTTTCATTCAGTCTATGAAAAGATCTTTTGCGTTTGTTGGATCGGATGAATTTAGACCGGCTATATGCTCGATTCTTCTTAATGTGAAGAAGGATTATATTGACATTGTTTCTACTGATATGTTCCGTCTGTTTATAAATAGGAAAGAATGTGCTAATGCATTAGAAGAAAGGTCAATTATGATAAGTGAGGTTGCAGCTTCTATCTTGTACCGTTTTCTATCTGATAAAGATACGGAGATCAGTATTTCCACAGATGGTGTTAGGACGTTCTTATGTTTTGATAATGTGATTATATCGGATATGAACGTAGAACAACAGTATCCTAACTACGAATACGTATGTAATAAATTCGAAAAATCGTCGAGGGTTAAGTTTGATAGGGATTTGCTTATATCTGTTCTTAATTCCATGACTTTAGTGGATAATGTTGTTAATGTCAAGGTAGATGAAGAAAACGGTATAACGGTAATGTCTGAGGATTTTGGAAATAGAAAAAGGATAATGGAATCAATGCCTTTAAATGCGCTTGAAGGTCCGTGTTTTAGCTTTTCTATCGGTAAGGAAAATATACTTTCATCCGTAAAATCTCTTATAAAAGGAGATGTTATTATGGATTGGTCTGATCAGTATAAGATGATAAAGATGTTCAATCCTAAATACGAATCAACATACATCTTAAATCAAACATTATATAATCTATAAAAAAATAAAAATATGGCTTTTAGAGAAAACAGAAGTTTTGGTACAACTTATTATCTGTATATTAATTCGGATGGTAACTTGTATGAAAAAAGTAACGAACCAAAAGAAGGTTTTGTTCAGCACATAAATCCTAATAGCGGTCAGCCGGCGGGATATTGGAAAGAGTATTATAATGGAGTAGTTGGATACATTAACTACATCGGGTTAAAGTCAATCTCTTTCTCTAATGGAAATACTGTTACTAATTTCCTTATCGTATTAAAAGATTACGAGCTTAATGAAAACTATTGTATTGCCATACCTCTCGTCAATCAAAAAGGAAATATCAAGGGCTTTGTTAAGAGCTTCGTAAAATACTACGAAAACATCGATTTCAGTCGTGAAATTTATTTCAATGTCTTTAAGAAGAAGAAAGATGACGAGTTTGGATCTTCGGAGCTTCTTATCGCATATGCCGGAGTAGACGGAGAAAAAGATCAGCTTGTTGAACGTTTTTATAAAAAAGGCGTAAATGGTTGGCCTGACCCTGTTGAAGTTACAGGATTTGATGGCAAGAAAAGCCTCGATTATTCAGCTCAAAACAACTTTACTTATCAGAAGATTACTGAATATTCAAACAGGTTCAATGCTTCTATTAAAGATATAAGAGCAGGTATAATGGCTAAATTAGGTTTAGGAGGAAATACTCAGCAAGAGCCTACAGCTCCTCAGACTTATCCCCAGCAGCCGGCAGAGCCTCAACAGGTTCAACAACCTCAGTCTGTTCCGAGTGCTATTCCGTATCAGAATTACCAACAGCCTGCTCAACAGCCAGCACAGTATCAGGCACCGGCTCAGCCTGCTGCACCTGCCCAGGCGCCTACTACAAGGAGCACCAAGCCTCAGCCACAGCCGCAGCCGCAGCCGCAAGCACAGATGCCGAACCTCCCTCCTATGGAAGAAGAAGACCTTCCATTTTAATATAAACATCAGCCCAGGAGAATAACATCTCTTGGGCTTTTAAAGATTGTGTAGAATGATAGTAGAAATAGTTACAAGATTTCCCCTTATTAAACTTCGTAGGAAAGTGACAGAAGAAAGGATTATGGCGAAGCATGGGGATAAATTATGTATGATCTACTCAGAAACCAGAGAAAAATATAAGCAAGGAGATGAGTGGGTCGATGATCCTAATGATGCAGACATAAGTACTTTTCGTGAGTGCTATGAATCAACTAAGGATATAAAAAAAGAAGGTATTGTTTATTGTACTATAAAAATATAATTATGGACAAGTTAGAAGATATTGAAAGACTTCTTTCTGAAAAAGAAGATAGCAAGAAGGATACTGTTTCTGAAAAGAACAACAAACATAAAAAAGAAGATAAGGTTGTTAATAAAATACCTGAATCGTATTTGACTCCAGGTTATCAGAAGACTGTGCAGGTAGGTATTAAGAAACTTTATCCTGATGTCGTAGTACCTGAATACAAACATGATGGCGATGCATGTTGTGATATTCGTGCATATAGAGTGGTGAAGATGGTGAATGATATGGGAGTGGAAATAGATGTTCCTTCCGATTTTGAATCAATTACCTTATATCAAGGCTATTCTGTTAGAATCGGAACCGGCTTCAAGTTGAATATCCCAGAAGGATGGTGCGTGAATGTAGAAGGAAGATCAGGATTCTCTTTTGACGAGGGAGTGGTAGTTACTAACGCGCCAGGTAAATGCGAATTTACCTACAAAGGAGAGTATATGGTTAATCTTACTAAAATCAATAAAAAACCGACCGTAATCCATAAAAACGATCGAATAGCTCAGATGGAAATAGTTCCACAATACAAAATGGTATTGGAAGAGGTGACAGATATTGAGGTAGAAGACGGAAATGAACGTGGAGAAAAAGGTCTTGGTAGTTCTGGAGTTAAGTAATGTTTAAATATTTTGAAAATGAGCATGTTAGGTTTTACATTCATCACAGACAGCAAGCTGTCAATGTACAGGGAGAAAGCTATTAAATCCGAAAATCTTGCAAAAGAAATTGAGGAAATGCAGGATAAGGCTGATTTTTACAAGGAAAGGCTTTCCGAACTTAAGTCAGATATAGCTTCAAAGGATAAAGAGATTTTATCTATTGGCAAAGATCTTTCTGAGTCTAAGGAAAAGATTGACGCCTTGAAGGAAAATCAGAAAAAGCTGATAAAAAGCGTCAAGAAGAAAACGGAAGAACTTGACGCGGCCAAGGCTGATCTTGACAAAGCTAAGTCTGATCTTGATGAGGCTAATTACAAAATCAGTAACTTGGAAGAAAAGAGAGACAGTGTCTCATATGAATTAAAAAAGAAATCAAATGCATTGATTGAAGCCAGGATCAGAATCGGAGATTTGGAAAACGAGGTTTCGGTTGGGTCCAAAACAATACAAGAGTTAGAATCGAAGCTGAAATTAATGCAAGTAGAATTAAGAGGCTACCAGATAGGTATAATCGGTAAAGACAAAAACGATGTCGCTGAGCCGGAATTGGATAAAGATGAGGAGTCAGATAAGGATGTGGCAGAACCAGAGAAGTCTGATGTTGTTCCTGAGACGGATGTGATTCAGGAAGAAGCCGGTGACATTGTGGAGCCCGAAAACGAAGCTGAACGAGTAAAAGACACTAAAAAGAAGAAGAAAAAAAAGAAGTAGGTATTTTAATCCTTTTTATATTTTAATGTTTGCCATATTATGGGTTAGTACTTAACTTTGCGTTGAGAGAGTTTTTAGGATAATTATTGGTTAATATTTAGCTGTTATATGCAGGCGTCTGTGAAGGCTCCTGCATATTTTTAAGGTCCTGTAGCTTAGTGGTGAAAGCAGGCGGCTCATAACCGCAAGATCGTGGGTTCAAATCCCTCCGGGACCACTGTCCAATGGTGTAGTGGTAGCACAACAGATTTTGGTTCTGTTAGCGGAGGTTCGAATCCTCCTTGGATAACATATTTTTTGATATAAGAGTCTTATATTCGAATTTAAATATTACATTTTGTATATGTTTAAATAATTGTTCGAATATGAAAAGAGGTAGAGACTGGGAACTTGAAAAATGTAACCTTGAAAGATTAATTCTTGATGAAAAAAGGAGCTATTTGTATATAGGTGATATGTATGGATGTTCTGGTACTCATATAAAGAATGTAGCAAGGAAACTTGGTATAAATGTCTCACCAAGGAGACGTCTAAGTGAAAGCGAAATAGATAGGTTAAAAAACGGGAATTGGACTCCTGTTAAAGCAGAAGAATGCACTTGTTTATTTTGTGGAAAAACATTTAGAAAACATAGTCATGGTATGGGTAAATTTTGTAATCAGAAATGCTTTTTTGATTACAAAAATAGGGAGAATAGTAATAGGGATGAAATATTGATAAAAAAGTGGCTTAACGGTGAAATAGATGGAACTAATAAGAAATATTTTACTTATAAACCATTTGTTAGAAAATATTTGTTTAGAAAATATAATAATAAATGTCAAAGATGCGGATGGGGTGAAACTAATAAAAGTACTGGATTGGTGCCGCTTCAAATTCATCACATTGATGGAGATGCATTAAATAATGACATTAATAATATAGAATTGTTATGTCCGAATTGTCATTCTTTAACTGATAATTTTGGATCAAGAAATAAAAACGCAACAGAGGGTAGAAGTGAGTGTTATGGAAGAGCATTTATAAAAAGAAGGATTATTGAAAATAAGGCCCATTAGTTTAACGGATAAAACCTTTGAGTCCTAATCAAAAGTTGCCTGTTCGATTCAGGCATGGGCTACATGGCTTGTTGGATGAGTGGTTTAGTCAGGGATCTGCAAAATCTCGTAGGGCAGTTCGATTCCGCCACAAGCCTCTAAAAAAGTAAGACAATGAACTACCCAGAGCAACAAATGCTTAAGATCCTTAATAGGGATCTGTTAAGTAATCCGATGTATGTTATTAACAATCTCCATATATATGATTGGGAATCTGACTTCCTGGCCATAACAAGATCATTGTACGCTTATGAAGTAGAGGTCAAGATGTCTAAACAAGATTTCTTTAACGACTTCAAAAAGGATAAAAAACATAAGGTTCTTAAAGACGGCATTATTAAGGTAGGTGGTGTCATAAGCTATCCTCCAAACTATTTCTACTACGCCTGTCCGCCTAATATGATTGACGTAAGTGAAGTCCCTTCTTATGCCGGGCTGATTTATGTCGATGTTAGTAAAAATAGGAAGAACGTCGTTAAGGTCGCACCTTTAATTCATAGACAGAAGTTTGATGTAGTGGGTAGGAAACTGGTGGATAAGTTTTACTACAATATGCTTACTTGGAAGAAAAGAGCTATTTCAAACGTGTATGCTGACCCAGCCAAGGAAAGAGAGAAGGGCGTGCGTGCCGGAGCTGAGGCTGTGAGGAAGTCGGCCTGGGATGCGTTCAGGGCGCAGTGCCCGCACATTGCTTTCCCCTATGGAAAAGAATTTCCGATGTGTGACGATCACGAACAAGATCATCCCATGAGAGACTGCATACTTCAGTGTGAAAAAGGTAGAATATTTAAAAACAGATTGAAATGAGCACCCCACGTGAATTAAGTAGAATAGCTAATAGGATAGCCGGTAAGATGACTGATGATGGATGGGTTAGCCCCGGTAGAAAGAATCTCGTTTCCGATAAGAAGGTTATGGAGTTAATAGATTCGATTTTTAATGAAATTTGGAGAGAATTAGATGACGGGAAAAGAGTCCATATCAGGAAACAGATGATTTTCAAAAAGATTTTTGTCAGTAGGCAAAAAGATAAATACTATATACAATGCATAGAAAAAAGGGACGCCAAATAGACGTCCCTTTTTGTTTTTTATAAGCAATACAGACGTGAATAATCACATCACTTCATTACTGTCCTTACCAACTTAGAAGCAGCTTGTGTGATAGTCCACTTGATGTTAGCATTAACATTGATAGTCCGAGGAGTACCGTTTACATCCAAGTTGATTACCTCCTTGTCTATTTCCAAGAACGGATCACCTGCTGTCTGGGTAATAACCGTATTAGCTGTCTGACCACCAGAGGCCGTAACCTTAAGAGTATTTACCAGATCGTTTATACTAGTGTTCGCTGCAATACCGGAGAATACGATACTGAAAGCAAAGCTCCCTGTTGCACCAGGGTCGTCGGCAATAATAGCGCCGTTGCTGGTAGCCTTGCCTGCCGCCTGATAACTGGCAGGTATTTCCAACGTCAGAGGATGAGTCTTGTCCGGAGTTAGAGAGAACTTTAATTTAGTTGAGTTACTTGTACCGTTGATCGTTACAGTACCACCTTCTTTCCCTACGGATGCAGTAGAATCTATTTTTACAAACTCAGCTGCCGCAGCTTGGTTGATGGTAGCAGTTTTCTTAACACTGCCTGATTGGGCACCAAATTCTACTTGTTGCGTGCGCTGTACACGACCTTCGTATTTTTCACCTGATACGGTGACTGCCTGATCACCGTCACCTGATCCCGGATTGAAGGTTACAAAACCTATTTTCAATTCTGCCATGACATTTATTTTTTAATTGATTAAGATACCGACAAATATATGATTTTTTTTATTATCTTGTGTCATTGATTTATTTTTATTAAATACGTAGTGCTATGGGTTTTTTATCATATTTTAGTCCTATTTATTTCTTTGATGATTATTTATTATGTATGTTTGCAACATAAATATAAAATATTATAACCATGAAAGTAGATTTTTTTAACAGTACGGATTTTTTAGGATCTAAAACTAAAGAAAGCAAGATCAGGAAGTTGTCAATCAGCAAAAGTAAGATAATGACTATCTCTGTCGATAATTTGAATTGGATGGGGGTAACGGATGCGGTTGTTATCGGCTTAGAAGAAGGGAAGATATTTGAAGGAGTTGAAAATACGGTCTTTTATCTGGCTGCTTCTGATGTTGAAGACGAGAGATCGTTTAAGGTAAATAACCTTGGTGTAAAATACAAGAGGATTTACTTAAAAGACCTGCTCGATTATCTTGGATGGGATATAGGAGAAAATTCTTATGCTGTGTATGATATTATAAAAGAAGACAGTAATCTATTCCGTCTTCAGTTTAGGGTAATAAAAAAGAGTAGGAGTGAAAAATGATGAAAGATTTGTATATTAAAAACAAAAGAATACTACTATTTGATTTTGACGGGACGTTGGTTGAAACCGCATCTGGAGGTCTTTATGCAAAAGATCTTACTGATATGAAGATCAAGGAGGATGTCGTGAATAGGGCACTTGATCTTATGGAGCAAAATGGCGTTAAATACTTTGGTATAATAAGCAACCAATGTGATGTGGGTGTCGGGTTTGTTTCCGATGAAGATATTGATGCGAAGATAAATTATGTCCTTAGATGCGTTCATGATCTTGCAGTGAAAAGAGGTATAAGAGGAGTAGTGTTTTTCAATTGATGAATATGATCCGATGATGAAGCCTAATCCCGGTATGGTATATAAGGCACTTGGTGCTTGTAGGTTGATGATGGATGGTATAACATATAAAGATATTGAGACAATGACGCTGATGGTAGTTACCTACGGATGTTTGCCCAAGTTCGTAGCTCTAAGGTAAGTGATTAAACAGTTCTGGTATTCAGGAACAGTGTTGCTTACAAAAAAAACCTTAAATAACATTGGCGATGGGTACTAACAGAGTTTCACTCTGACTTATGTTGAATAAACATTAAAAACGTTTGTAGATATGGTGTACGTACAAGACATAAATGGTAAACCTATGATGCCTACAACAAGGCATGGTAAGGTAAGACGACTGCTTAAAGAAAACAAGGCAGTTGTTGTGAGCTTATGTCCGTTTACTATCAAATTAACGTACGTCACATCTGATTACAAACAAGAAATTGTGTTAGGCGTTGATGCTGGGACCAAACACGTTGGTCTATCAGCTACAACGAAAAGCAAAGAACTTTACAGCAGTGAAGTAATTCTTAGAAATGATATCGTAGATCTTTTGTCTACCAGAAGAGAGCTACGGAAAACAGGAGGAAATTCCCTATCTAATCTTATTACCTTATGTGAAACCTGTCATAAGGAATACCATAAAGGTAATATAGATTTAAAAATCAGAAGAGGCAAGTCGCTTCGCGACGCAGCCGTAATGGGAATCATGAAATGGAGATTGTATGAAGAACTAAAGTCTAAATACGACAACATTTCTATGACTTTCGGTTATGTTACAAAATATAATAGAATCAATCACGACATTGAAAAATCTCATGTTTCAGATGCCTTTGTTATTTCTAAGAATTTTAATGCTATAAGATTAGGATATTATTATAAAGTAAGATTAGTAAGAAGACATAATCGTCAAATTCATAAACAAAAGATTCAAAAAGGAGGGATAAAAAGACTAAATCAATCTCCTTTTGAAGTTTTTGGTTCCCGTTTGTTTGATAGGGTTATGTTTGAAAACAGTTATTACTTTATATTTGGAAGGCGTAAAACCGGCAGTTTTAACATTCGTGATATTGATGGCAAAAGCCAAAAGAATATCACGTACAAGAAATTTAAACTATCAAGGTGTAAGCGTTTTATGATACAAAAAGAAATGAATTGATTAATTTGAATGAAAATATAGATATGAAGGTAAAGAAAACGGCGATAGTTTATCATAAATCGGATTTAGATGGCGTTGTGTCGGCAGCCATAGCAACTATGTATGAACACGGTAAAAACAAGGATGTTGTTTATATCCCGTATTCGTATGAAGATGATGTTAAGAAAGTTATTGACCAAGTGCGTGACTTAGATGTTGTTTACGTTCTTGACGTGTCTTTCGGAGCCGATTCTAAAACGGTTTTCAAAAAGTGGCTTGATGAAGGAAAGAGTCTGATGTGGATAGATCACCATAAGGGAATTATTGAGGACAGTAAGACATGGGGGTTCGTAGTTCCAGGGTTGAGGAAAGTCGGTGTCGGTGCGTGCGCTCTGGCCTCGGACCTGCTGATGGGGAAGGTGCCGGCGATCGTCCGGTGTCTGTCAGACTACGATGTGTGGAATAAAGAATCTGAATTAGGCTGGGATACGGTAGTAGCTGTCCAGTATGCCTTGAGATCAAAAATAAGACTCAATGTATTAATAGCATTGTCGTATTTGTATGATCACTTTAAAGAAAATATGAAGGACAATGAGGTTGATCTTATTTTTTATGATCTCGCTAAAGAAGGACGTGCTATAATTAACTACATTGCTGGTAAAAACGAACAAGAGGTAAGTGCGTACTTGTTCGAAGCGTATGTTGATGAGGTGAAGGTCGTGGCGATGAATACTACAGAATTTAGTTCTAAAGTATTTGATTCTCTTACACGAGACTGGTTAGACGGTAGGAAAATTAAAGCCCTGATGCCATTTTGTATCATGCCAGGTGGTAAAGTCCGGTTCTCTCTTTATGAATGCGTGGAAGACAGCGTAGATTGCTGTGAGGTAAGTAAGAGATTCGGTGGTGGAGGACATGCTGGTGCTGCTGGATTCGTCATAGACGTATCAAGTGACCAGTTTAAGGACTTCCTTGAAAGTAAAAAACTTTTATCGAAATGAAGCGTGAATTATATCAGTTCTATCCGGAAGTCTATCCTTTTAATCTGTGGATATACGTAGGAAAAGACGTATCTGGCATGGTAGAATGTTTCAATAATGATTTTAGTTACGTAGATAATAGCAAGGCTGTAACGGTATCCGTTCCATACGGAGGGTGTAAATTAAATACTAATACGGGATTTTTGATATGGTTTCTTAATAAGAAAATAATTGATTTTGAAACAGTTTGCCATGAAGCATCCCATGTTTCTACTGAAGCTTTTAATCTCTTAGGAGAAGAAGTAAAAAACTCAGAACCATTCTCGTATCTCAATGGATGGATAGGAAGAAAGTGCGAGGATGTAAAGATCGGAATAGCCGAAGATAAACTAATATGGGAAAGTAAATAATTACCGTCGTAAAATAAGTATGGGGAACTTTGGATAGGTTCCCCATATTTTTATGTGATGAGGGAGAGGAATGGTGAAATGTTTATGTGATGAGATATGAAAAAATGTTTATGTGATGAGATATGAAAAAATGTTTATGTGATGAGAGATATGAAAAAATGTTTATGTGATGAGGGAGATATGAGAAAGAGGTTTATGTGATGAGGGAGAGGAATGGTGAAATGTTTATGTAATGGGAGAGAGGAATGGTGAAATGTTTATGTGATGAGAGATATGAGAAAGAGGTTTATGTGATGAGGGATATGAAAAAATGTTTATGTGATGAGATATGAAAAAATGTTTATGTGATGAGGGAGAGGAAAAAATGTTTATGTGATGAGGGATATGAAAAAATGTTTATGTAATGGGAGATATGAGAAAGAGGTTTATGTAATGGGAGAGAGGAATGGTGAAATGTTTATGTAATGGG